AAATTGAACCAGATGAAACGCCCAATGGACTAATGAAAAATAAAATAACGAGGAACAGTGAAACACCTAAAAGCACGCAGGAATATTTCGTTTTTTCGCTGTATTGGACAATATAATTAGTGGGGTCTTCTAGGATTGTCATAATGAAATGGAATGGAATCGAATGTTATATATATCGGCGATATTTATCATTCAATTCGTTCCTCATTCTATTCGTTCCTCATTCTATTCGTTCATCATTCTGTATATTCATTCGTCTATGTTTTCTAAATGTGAAGCCGTTTTATTCCATCTTGATACGATACGATACATCGCATCGATAATAGTAAATTATAATATTTGTATAAATATAATAATATAATATAAATCATCTGCGTTTAATTATGTCCGGCTCACGCAAACGCAAACGGACACGTAATCGGTCGGCGGTGTCGTCGTCCGTGTCGGCTCGGGCAAAAATACTAAGTGGAGGTAAGAGCGCGCGAAAACGCCATGAAATAGGGCCGTCGTCACTTATACTTGTAACATCGCAATCAAGAACGAAAAAAGTGAGAGCATTTACCAAGAAGGATTTTCATAGCGGCGACGGAATGCTTACGACCGTGTGGGGGCCGAGTATGTGGCATTTCTTACACACGATGAGTTTCAATTATCCAGTGACACCGACCCCCGAACAAAAACGGCATTATATGGATTTTATACTGAACTTAAGGAATATTTTGCCGTGTAAATATTGCCGAATGAATTTGACGAATAATTTAGCAACACGACCGCTGAAAATGTGTCATATGGAAAGCCGCGATACTTTTTCGCGTTTTGTTTATGACCTCCATGAAACGGTGAATAAACTACTGGGGAAGAACTCGGGACTGTCGTATTGCGATGTGCGCGAGAGATATGAGCATTTTAGGTCGCGTTGTACGCAGGATGCGCCGAAAGTGTTTAACTTTAAGGAGTTCTATCGGGGGAAAATGGGAAAGAATGGACGACACGAGAAGGGGTGTACGGAGCCGTTATACGGGAAGAAGGCGAAGTGCGTGATTTCGATTGTTCCGCAAGAGGTGAAGGTGCCGACATTTAGCGTGGATGACCAGTGTATTAAGAAGAGGGGGGAGGTGGTGGCGGAAGGGAGCGGGACACAGTGAGTAAGCGAACGGGAGCGAGCGGGTGCGAACGGGTGCGAACGGGTGCGAACGGGGAGAGGTAGCGAAATTTAAAATATGACTAGAATGTATATTGGTTTATTAGAATAAACGATGTCAGGAAGAGCAGGAAGAGCAGGCGGAGGATGTGGAAATTTATTTGACGTAATGCCTGAATTGGATGCGATTAATCCAGATGGAATTCCGCAAGGAGAACGTCAAGACCAATTTCAACCAAAATATGAAGCACTAGTTGCGTTGAACGGACGGTATAATGAAGCGTTGAGTGGCGGACCTTCAATGCCTACGGCGGCAAAAGATCAATTATTAAGAACAATAATAACCGAAGATGTTGAAAATGCCGCATGTCCAATTTTACAAGGATTATTTGACGGACGTGTAGTAGATGTAACAGACGCAGAAATGAATTCAATGCTTAAATGTATCCTTAAAGGTTTAATGGATGATCTTGATATTCTACGTTTGATTCAGATGGTTGCTAAAATAACTATAACAGTGTATTACGGTGAAGGTTGGTGTCGTATTGGACTTGCGGCAGCATTTGTAGGTTCGAGAGTATATTTAAGTTGGAATACTGGAATATCTCAAGTTTTTTCATTAGGAGCAAATGGATGTATGTTCGTGTTAAGTGCTTTATCTGGATGTTATCAATTTATAAATGATCCCGTAATGTTTATGCAAGTGTTCGTGCCATTATTAGGTGTCACTATACCAGGATTTATCGGTGAGTTTGTGAAGGTTTTAAATGATAATGTAAATAACCCTGCTGTATTTGCCACATTAATTGCTCAATCCAATGTAGCTCTTATGGGGATAATTTACGGGGAGGGTGAGTTTCAACCATATGCCGATTTAAGGGCGGCGGCGGAGGATGTGGGTGGTTTGCCGGCCGCTGCTGCTGCTGGTGGTGCTGCTGCTGCTGCTGGTGCTGCTGCTGCTCCTGATGCTGCTGCTGCTGCTCCTGATGCTGCTGCTGGTGCTCCTGATGCTGCTGCTGCTGGTGCTGCCCCTGGTGGTCCATTAGACTTATGCGGACGGATGTATGCTGAACTCCTGAAAGGCGCTGCTGTGTCTAAAAGATTTGCTATACAATACTTTCTCAAATTAATTGACGGTATAAGAAAAATTAGATATGTATTACCAGGTCAACTAAATCGCCCAGAAGATCGCGTATACCATCGTTGTTGTCTTTTTCTTACAGGTTCAATTCAGGGTTTAATTGATTCACTTCACGTCCAAGCAGACCGTGCCGGGTTAGACCTCACTGAATTGACTACAAAAATATTATTAGATTATTTATTACCATCAAAACTACGAGGATTGGTCGCGATGGGTGACGAATATAACGCAAAGACCGAAGTGTATTTATTGGCGCATCGAATCCAAAGTACCGTTATAGACTGTATTAATGGATTGAATAATCCACGACTTACTAGCGAATTATTTGTAAGTTGTTTCCCTATATTTGGAAGTGAATTAACGGCTCAAAATGTAGAACATTTGGTTCAATCTAATCCAGCATATGTATTATCAAGATTTAACGACCTTTTGGCTCGATCTTTACATCAACAACGACAAGATGAGGGGGGTATGGGGGAGGATTCATTTGCTTCTAATGTTGCTACTGTAGGTCCAGATTCTCAACCACTTTCCATGCGAGATTCGACTGTGCTTGACGAGTTTAATAAAAGGGTCCATATAATAGGTGACGTATTCGCAACTCAAGAAGAAATAAACGAAGCCTTGATATGGTTTCGACATAATGAAGGTTGGATTGGGCGTATATTATCTATTCCTGATAGGTATATCAGCGGAAATATTAAACGTGCGTTAGGCTGTGAAATTGTGCAACGTTTTGGCGATATAGCTTCTACCGAATTAAGAAGATGTGCTAATTATTTTGAACAAGCCGCACGACCAATGAATACCTTTAATTTTCCTCCAATTGACCGCATTTGGACGGATGGGGTTAAGTGGGTTCTTACATTTATTTCTACTAAAACAGAAGAAAACCAAACTGAATATCAAATAATGGAATTATTACGGATAAAATTTGGTTATCAAGACATGGAATCATTTAAAGATTTTTTTAGTTTGTTGATGCTACGATGTAAATTATCCGCACTTTTGAACCCGAAACATAATACGTTTGATTTTTTTATTAAGGAAGAGGCAGCAGGTGCCCAGGGTGGCCGCCTTATATTAAATATTGGGTCGACTACTCGAAGTATAGGTAATACTCAAAGACTAGAATCAATGGTATTATTAGATGTAGACGTTCTTTCGGAACCAGTTAAAGTTCCTGGTACGGTTACAAGAATGGTTAGAGGAGCTTCAGATATTTTGCGGTCGTTATGGCCAATGGGTGGGGCATCGTGTCAAGTGGTTGATAATGGTTCGTCGGCTATTAATCCGCCGGCTGCTGAAATCGCAGAAAGTGTTCAAAGTAATACTGAATTAATCCAATCAATGGCAGCTCAAGACAAAATTATTGGTCACGCCATGGATGCTGATGCTGGTGCCGCAGGTGGTAGTGGTGCTGCTGCTCATGTGAGCGTTGATGAGCGTGTAGCCGCCCAAATAAGCAATGGTGTTGGCCTGGCTGCCGATGCGATAAATGTCGCATTGGTTCCTGAAGTTCTTAACGAATTAGCGGAACAGCAGGATGGAGTAGAAGAAGCAACTCGGCAACAGCAACAGTCCGATACCGCTAGCTCGGGAGGTGTGGCGGAATTTAATCAGGGGAGTGAAATGGGACTATTAGAGGCGGCGCCTGTGCCTAGTACAGTTTCGGCATCAAAAAGACCACGAACCCCATCCAAAGATGGTTCCGATACCAACTCTAGGCCCAGAGACGGCGGCAAATCCCGCCGTAAATCCCGCAAAAATTCCAAAAAGACCACCAGGCGCAATAAAGGTCGCAAGTCATCCAACACCGCCAAGAAGAGTCAGCAACAACGTGCTCGTAATTCTATACGACGCCGTCACTCTTCACGCAAAGGTCGCAAGTGAAAATTTACTACTCCTGTGTGATTTTTTCCATTTACAGAAAAAATTGATGCTCCTGTGTGATTTTTTCCTCCAGAAAAATTGATGCTCCCGCATGATTTTTCCTCCAGAAAAATTGAAATCCTTTTTTGATTTCATCCAACTGACAGCTCTATAGCACCCTCAGAACATACGATGACATCAAATACCGCTCCCGCTTCCGTCGCTCCCGCCCCCGCCCCTGAATACGCCACCATTCGGCGCGATGGCTGGACCCACGAATGGAATATCAAAAAAAACGCCAATGAAAAAGAATCACGCCGCGCCATCGACGACTACTACGCTCGTGAAGAACAGGTATTCTCAGTCGACCAGGCATACCCACACCACCACGCACTCATCCAGTCAGCGCACCGTTCCGCATCCAAACTCGTCCTCGTGGCAGCGTCGCCGGCGTCGGTGGAGTGCACCCCCGCCGAGACCTTCTTCGCCGGTTCGAAACACCACATCACCGCATTATCCGGCATGACTGGCCTCCTCGTGCGCCGTATGCTCGGCCTCGGCCTCGGCGGTGCGCGCCACCGCCACATCAACGGCTTGCCCCTCGCGCCCTTCCCATTCGGCGACCTCCATGAAACCACGAAAAGCACCCACGCCGAAGACATGAACCGTTACATCCACTCCGCGCTTGCGGCCGAATACATCATCGGCAATCGCTACTTTCGGGAGGTCGTCATCGCGAGAAAAGCGGTCCTCAATCTTGCCGTGAGCAGTTCCTATTCTGAATTTCCGATACTCGCCGCGGATGCCGACCCCGAGGTTCGTGAGGAACAGCGACGCAGATACGAACAGAACAGTGAGTGTCCCGTCGGAATGTTGCGTTGCGATGCCACAAAAAACCTCACCGATCGCGACATCACGCCCGAATCTCTCGAAATCACCAAACAAGAACTCCTCACGGCCTACTCCGCGAATATCGACCGGTTGATGGCCGCGATTCGGCAATACCGGCGCGGGTTTGTCAGTCTCGCCGACATTCGCACCGACCCCGAGTTCGTGCGGTTGAATACTGCGTTCTGGAGGTATTCGCACCAAGTGATGAAAGCCAAATCCGAGTTTGAAGAACGAGATGCTACCGCCGCATCGAACTTACCTTTCAGGGGGGTTCATCCTGCCGACTATAGCACATTCCGCGACATCAAGGACGCAAAACGGTTCATCGCGTTTTCCTTGATTTCGGATCCCGCCGTTCTTGTTCCGCTTATGTATAAATACGATGTGGCGCGCATTTTCGATAACTGGCGACAGAGTTACGTGAAATACATCAAAACCACGAAAGAATCATGGGCGCGTCTAGCCAATGACGGTTCAAACGTTACATTTCTCGGCTTTGCCGCGATTGAACCCGATATGGTGACGACGGAATATGCGCCAACAATCGGATGCGCGACCGCCTATCAGACATTATCGCTGAACAGTTGCGCCAATTACATTCCGTCGAGACACCCGGTGTTTGGCGGTTTGTGTCTCAAGCATCGTCATCACATTCCACGAACGGCCGACGTAATGAACACGATGCACGAGAACCACGCCGCGAATTACAAAAAGCCGAATGTTGGTATTCCTCGCAGTTTTAGCGACGACCGGAATAAACCGACCTACGACTCGTTTGGCGAATTGGTGGATGATATTCGCAGACCAGACACGTTACTGACATTTGGCGTGAAAACAAAAACGGTCGCGCGGCCCAACCGCGGAAGCAAATAACAAAAAAAGGAAGCGATTCTGGATGAATGAAAAATGAAAAAATGAAAAAATTGATTCGATAGAATGATTTTTCTCCCGAAAAATTGATTCGATAGAATGATTTTTCGGGAGAAAATTGAAATGTTTTTTTTTCACATCTCCCAATCTCACTGAACTTCAACATACACGATAACAATGGTCGATCCAGAACATCACGCTCGCGCTGCCGTCCGCGCCCCCGCTGCCCCTCGCCCTGACCAAGTCCGCGCCAACGACGAAGACGCCGCAGCCCGGCCTGCGAATGTATGGGACGAATATGAACGCATCACCGACCAATGGAATCGAAGCAACCAAGTCCAAGAACGCTACACCAACCGAATCCGGATCATTAACAATACTGCTGGATATCACACTGGCGACAACATTATCCACATACGCTCAATTCAATTGTCCGATGCTGCCGAGTGGAATGCGTTATTCGGCGCCGAACAGTTGGACCCCATTCTCCGCGAATACGCCCAAGCAGTGATTGAATACGCACGGGATGAAACAGGAACCGTTCCTTACGCCGGTCAAATGGAAGTCTCGCTCATCACGCAAGAAAACTATCGTCCTGGAATTCATGTCGCAATCTTCATGATTCATCTCACTCCCCATCGTCGATTTTACGATGGCCACATCATTCAAAAGGAATTCGGCGAAGGCAGTCGCACGCACCAAACCATCAACCGTTTGTTTGACACAAATACTCGCGCAGTTGTTTTACAGGCAACCCAGTATCAGTTCCTCGAATATATCGCCGACGACGACGAAGCACTCGAAATACTCGACGACGACTGTTTCATGGATCCTGACTTTACCTCAATGCGGTTTTCGTATATCGCCGACCCAGACCATGACCTCGGTGGGTATTATGTCGTGAATCCCAACGCGCTTGACGAACACAGATTACATTATTGTGCTGAAGAAGAATACTACAATCGCCCACAGCCCGCAGCAGACCCAGTCGAGCCCGTTGTCGCGATTCCGCCTCCACCACCGATCCATGACATTGGAGAGATTTACCGAAGAAATATCGAGATGTACTACTACGACGAGAACAACAACGACGACATTATCCGCTACAACAATGACGATGAGGCGGACTACGATGATGAAGAATATCACCCGGTTCAAGGCTAATTCAACGCATACTATACATACATACACCATTGATTCGTAATAAAAAATCCAATATTTTTTTATTGGATTTTTCCAGGTGCTCCCGCCAGCGCATTTACATGCCAAACTGGCTAAAATCGGCCATGACAGGGCGAGGCGCATTAATGTCCTCTGACCGCGAATAATTCGGCACCTTCTTACATTCAAATGCGGGTTCGGGGCATCTAGCGCAAGCAGGACAAGGCGGGCATTTGTGTGCGTCGGCACCACCACCACTCGCTCCTGCGCCGCCACCACCGCCACCGCTGCTCGCTTGGTCGTTGCCGCCCACACTATTCATTCCCGGAATTCCCGCGGGGGCATTCAGCGGAAAGGTGCTGGGAGATAAAGCTGAAACAGGCGCGCCGAGAGATGACGCGCTGATCCCACCGTTGATCGAAGGGTCATACTTTATATCAGACGGAATTTTCGTGTTTGATGCGAGGTCCTTCGTCGCGACTGGCTTCAGAGGATCCGGAATATCGGTAGGGTTGGTCGTTGTAAATCCATCACGAATGTAGTTGCCTAAACTGGACGCAAGGATCAACGAGAAAATTAAAATAAGTAATAGATGAACTTTGGTGAGTTGCATTTATATTTTCAATAACGTGTATTGTATAATACTATACATATAGACAATATTTTACGTTTTACGGATGCGGATGCGGATGCCGACGGTATAAAAGCATTTCACAAGAATTGAATAAAATAATTGAATAAAAATGATGTGAATGGAACGAATCAAACGGTGTATAAGCAACGCAACGCGAATCGAATGAGTCACGAACACGAACACGAACACGAACCCGAACCCGAATCCGTGATTCTTACCAAAAAACCAAGAAAGCCTCGAACTGCTACATCGGCCGCTATTCTCTCGACATCTTATATGATCCCTCATGGTTCTAGTGCGACGCATATATACGAAATAGGCGTGGATGAAGCTGGACGCGGGCCATTGTTTGGACGTGTTTATACTGGTGCGGTGATCCTTCCGCCTCCAGAGTCGTCATTTGACTTCTCGCTTCTAAAAGATAGTAAAAAGTTCCATTCTGAGAAGAAAATCCGAGAGGTGTCAGATTACATCAAGGAACACGCGGTTGCGTGGGCAATTTCGTATGAGGAGGCCGACGTGATTGACCGTATCAATATTCGCCGAGCGACGCTTCAGTGTATGCGGAACTCGATAAAGACGGCGATTCAAGGACATATCGGACATCTGGAACATAGAAATCAACCAAAACCATCCACATACGACTATCTTCTTCTCGTCGATGGCAACGACTTCATCCCACTTATGAATTACGACGATGAAACAAACGACCTCGAAACATATCCGCATGTGTGCGTTGAAGGAGGCGATAATACGTATGCGTGTATTGCGGCTGCGTCGATCCTCGCCAAGGTCGCGCGGGACGACTATATTGAAAAATTATGTGACCAACACCCGATTTTGGATGAAATGTATTCGTTGCGGGGAAATAAGGGGTATGGTGCGAAGAAACACTTGGATGGCATACGGGAGCATGGGATTACACAGTGGCACAGGAGGTCGTATGGAATATGTAAGTCCTTTTCGTAGAAAAGGACGACGGTCTGAAAGATAAGTCGTTTGTCTGAAGCAAATGACGATCCGCGTCGGCGGATAAGTCGTTCGTGTAGCGCGAGCCGTATTCCTTGCGCAGCGCGAGCCGTATTCCTTGCGCACGCAGTCGCGTGCTCCACTCACACCGTCGCGCCTGTGCTGAATATGGGTGATATTACAAAATGTTATGGTGATTTGGCATCAAAACTCATCCGCACCATACCCGCAAAATCCTCTCCGCGACGCCGACGGTGAAGCCTTTATAGATGTAAGTTCATTTATTTTATTTTTCAGCAGCGCGTTTTCCATTTTCACCGTGAGCATTTCTTCATCCATCTCGGTGAGTTTGGTCTTGAACTCATCTACTAACCTCTGTAGATTCTGTAGCATTTCCAATGTGGTTGTATTGGTTTTAACGGCTGAAACGGCAGCAATAGATGACGCGGTTGGAACACCGACAACGAGAGACATAATGGAATGGAATGGAACGGAACGGAACGGAACGGAACGGAATGGAATACTGCGGTTGGCATAAATAAACCCAAACATTTCAATTTTTATCGATGTGTATTATATATAATTACACCATCCTGTCAATCATGGTCTGTGCCACCTCCTGTGCCATCGCCTTCATATTCATCGTCGCAAATATCTACTGTTGCGTATTCTCTCATCGTTCTGGGGGCGTAATCCAAGAATTCGTTGCGAAGTTGTCGCCGGACAATCAGCGCAGGTATGCGGTCATAACACGCGAGAGACAGGGCATTTATTTTATGGGTCTTTTCCTTGGTTTCATTCTCTCGATGATACTCCTTGTATGTTGCCGAAAGTATTTCTTGGGCGGTGGCGGCGGCGGGCGATCCGGCGTTCTTTGTATGGTTGCGGCGGTCTCATTTAGCGTGAATTATTTCTACTATATTCTCTCGCCGAAGAGTGATTGGATGGTGCTTCATCTGAAGTCCGGTGAAGAAACACAGGCATGGTTGAAAGTATATCGCACGATGCAGTATAACTATCATATCGGGCTTGTGCTTGGTATTCTCGCGGTGGTCGCATTCGGGAATGCGTTGTGTTCGTAATGGAATGGAATGGAATCGAATGGAACGGAATCGAATGCTTATCTTGATTTTCATGAATAAAAATTGATAAAAATCATTTATAGTTATCACTATCAATATGTAAAACACGCACGCACGCCAAATGAGTAAGCAACATAAAAAAAACCTCGGTCAATACTTTACTGTCAGTGAAGATTTACAGCAGTTCGTCTTCGATAAAGTAAAGCATCGAGGATCCCGCTTGCTTGAGCCATCCTTCGGCGCGGGTCATTTGTTGAAAAAGTTCGGCGAGTATAATCCCGACTATCCGATGATGTGTTATGAACTCGACGAGACAATAAAACCGGTGATAGAATTCAACAAACAACATCAAACGGTCATCTATGGCGATTTTATGGCTCACACGACGACGACGACGTCCGAGAAGTTCAAGACAATTATCGGGAATCCACCCTATGTCAAGCAAAAACAAACCGGAAATCTGTATATAAAATTCATCGAACGCTGCTTTGAATACCTAGATGATGATGGCGGTGAAATGATATTTATCGTGCCCTCCGATTTCATCAAACTCACAAGCGCGGCGGGGATTATCGATAAAATGACACGCGCCGGTAGTTTCACCGACTTCTTGTTTCCAAACAACGAAAAACTCTTTGAGGGGGCTAGTATCGACGTCCTTGTATTTCGTTATGAAAAGGGGTGCCATAGCAAAACCGTTAATTTAAACGGAAACCCCGTATATTATAATGTGAATAAGGGTATTGTCACGTTCAGCGATACAGATGTCACGACGGGTGCGGTGGAGGCGGCGTCGTCGTCGTCGTCGTCGTCGTCGTCGTCGTCATTTGACTCGCGGTTTCAGGTCTATGTCGGGATTGTCTCTGGACGAGACGAGATATATCGTTCGCCACTCGGGAATATAGAGGTTTTAACGGACAAAGACCGCGTCGATCGGTTTATATATACGACGGAATTCCCATCAAATCACCCCGAAATCGACGAACATCTACTCAAACACAAGGATGAACTGCTAGAACGACGGATTAAAAAGTTCTCGGAAAGCAACTGGTTTGAATGGGGTGCGCCGCGGAATATTTCAAGTATTCGCAAATACTGGGCGCACCCGTGTATCTACATCCGAAATATTACACGTCAAAAGGAGGTCGCATTTATTGGGAAGGTCCAATATTTTGGTGGGTCATTGTTATGCCTTGTTCCGAAGACCGACGCCGCCGCACTAGACCAGATTGTCGAATACTTGAACTCGCCTGTATTTCAAAAGGATTATATGTATGCGGGGCGGTTTAAAATCGGGCACAAACAAATTAGCACGGCGATGATGCCGACAACCCTCCATTAAGACGCGAGAAGTGCGCCGATGTCGGCTTCCGCAAATAACCGCGACCGTTCGATCATTTCTCTCACGGATTTTTGGATACAACGAAGGAGCTCTTCCACTTTTTTCATGTATTGTTCGTGAGAACCATCGCAGTCGATACCGTAATCCGCATGAAGAAACTCGTTTTTCCAGTTGATTTGAAGGTCGTTGCTCGGGTTGCTAACGTATGTATGAATGTCGAATATGGATTTCAATAATACATCACCGGTGAGTTTGTTCTTCACAAGATAGTGATATTCTGTCGGCTTGTCGCGCTGTTTCTTGATGGTAGCCGCGCGGATTCTCTCGAGAAAGTCATTCCACGTGGATGAATAGGGGTAAGTCGTAAGCCCAGTAATGCTGTAAAATATGGATGGTTTGTTCATGCTATTGTCGGATGATTTACAGTCGGTGAGTTTCAGGTTGATTCGGATTGTATTCACCATGATATCGCATGATGCGCGGGGTGGCGAAATCTGGATATCCCAGTCTGGATGGTCGGTCAATAGAATTCGCTTCATCTCGTTCAAGAATGGTGTCTCCTTTATTGCGCTGTCGATGCGACCGTCGTCGCTTTCGGATTTCGCAACTCCGACGATGGAAGCAACACGCCTGATTTCAGATATCGTGATTTCGTATGCCATGATTGCGTATGGTATATGTGATATTAGACCCATCGAGGTTCAATTTTACACCGCCGAACATTTTAAACGGAACAAAAAGACTTAACAACTTAAAGACGCAATGCTATAATATATAATGACGAGAGGTTTTTATAATTGTTCCTTACCGACTCATTCGTGGTATGGTCGCTTACTTGCTATAAGAGCAATATTTTAGGTATCCATAATAACATCACTCAAAAACCCACGAACCCAGTTCGTAATCAGTGGCAGTTATCGCTGTCGGCTTAACCAACCCATACATTTATTGTATGACAACCCAAACTTTACATAGACTTGGTTACGTCTAACTTTGAAACGCTTTTTTGTTCCAATTAAAATGTTCAAAGGTGTATACATACAGGCGAATATTTATTTAGGCGTAACCAATCAACATAAAGATATTATATACTCTTATATTATAAAAAGCTTTGACATAATGGATTTTTCAGCAGAAACCCCCGAAGAGAAGAAGATCCGCCTTGGAGGCGTGGTCAAGGTCATTGAGCGCGTGCTCCCCGCCATCGCACCCTTTGTTCCCGCTCTGCAGCCCGTTGCGGCTGTTGTCGGCGCGATTCGCTCAAAGTAAAACTGGTTAGCAACCAACATATACTCCGGCGAACACCGATGACCGAGCGAAGCGAAGTAAGTGGAACGAACGACGCGTAGCGGAGTGAGAGCAGCGAGCGAAGCGACGCGAGACGAGATAAAATTGATATTCAAATTCCAATATAAAGCAATCACAGTGATTCTTTATATTGCCGATAAGCCACCGCTACCGCTACCGCTACCGCCACACCCCATAACAGACGATGCGTGTTCTAATTTTCGATACCGAGACAACCGGACTCCCTCCCCGAAATACCCCGACGAACCAAACCGACAAATGGCCTCATATTGTCCAGTTGAGTTGGTCGATTTACAATGACGAGACAAAACAAGTGGAAGAAGAAAAAGACAATATTATATCTCTCGGAACACATATTCCGATTTCACCGGAATCCACCGCAATCCATGGAATCACAAGCGAGCTTTCTCGTGCGCGGGGCATCCCTATCGAGGTCGCGCTATTTGATTTCAAGCACGCCGCCAACCGGTGCGGTAAAATAGTTGCGCATAACATCGAGTTCGACAAAAATATGCTACTTGTGGAATATTACCGCGCGCGAATGTTCAATACCGTATTCCCGCCGGTGGAATACTGTACCATGAAGCAGGGGACGCCCATTTGTAAGTTGGTGAAGACATGGGATGATGGGCGAACCTCGTTCAAATACCCGAAACTCGTGGAGCTTTATTATGCGCTTTTTGGGGCGGATGCGCCGGAGCCGCAGGGGCTTCACAATGCGAAGGTGGATGTAGAATTGTGCTTGAAGTGTTACGTCAAGATGACGGAGATAAAAGACGACGCATCACTCGCTACAACAAAACAATAAGTAAGTAATATCCAATGGTGTAAATAAATATTGTATTATTTTTATTCATTCATTCATTCATTCATTCATTCATTCATTCATTCATTCATTCATTCATTCATTCATTCATTGTCCCAATCAATTACACAGCAATCTGAAAATGACGAGTTATTTGTGAAATACATATGCACACGTTTCATATTACGAAGGAACTCGGCATTGACCAACCATTCGATTTCCGTTTTGTCGGTATATTCTTTCATTTTTGGTTTGATAGAGCATAAGCCGTATTGACGGCAATTACGCGAAGACGACACTGTGGATGTTGGACCATACGGCCAGAGGTTGGCGCGAGTTGTGAGAAGATAAAGCACGCGTGCCGGCGTCATGTATTTCATTAATTGTGCTGTTCGATATTGGTCGGCGATAGAACCGACTGCGGAATTCCAGTATTCGTATGCCGGAAATGCGAGAGATATTGTCGGCGCAAATAGTCGCCGCCAATGACCGAATGTTTTACACGCGACGACATCTCCTGCGCGTGAGTAAAGAAGCGGCCACAAGTATAAATTGACGACATCGATAACTGTTTCATTATGGAAGAAGTCATTCACGCCGTCGGCGCCAGCGCTGTACCCATTCGACGCGCAATAAACTGGATAACACATTTCGCCTGCGCGAGGTTTCAAGAATGCGCGTTTCTCGCGTGTCATTTCACAATCTAACCATGGATTATATTGTGAAAGCATAAAGTAAAGTGAAGTATATGGACGTGGGACGTCGTGAATAAGACGACAACGCGCATTATCTCGAATATACTGGTTGTCATCTTCATTTAGAACAGATAATGTAGGCGGGAAATGGAAATTGTATTGTGAAGCCCACAACCCGATAGGGTCTGGTGCGATACATCGCGGCTTCGTTATAATACTATGTTTGGATGCCGGCGATAATTGGAACATCACTCTGCTGTATGCTCTATTCTGTCTGTAAATATTGTATATTGTAATAAAGGTTTTCAATTTTATGCTGAGCAAAATTCACAGATGTCATCCTCCTCTCCCGCTCCGCTCGCTCCCGCTCCGCTCGCTCCCGCTCCGCTCGCTCCCGCTCCGCTTCCGCCCTTCTCCGGCTCCACCGTAAATTGTTGCGCCTGGTGTTTCGCCTTTCGTCGCAAGTAATACACCCCCGTTTTCAGCCCCTTATTCCACGCATAAAAGAGCATCGATGTCAGAATATTGTAATTCGGTTCTTCCACCCATAAATTCATACTCTGGCTCTGGCAAATAAACGCCCCGCGGTCGGCCGCCATATCAATAATGTGCCGCATCGGCATCTCCCAAACCGTCTTGTATTTCAGTTTCAGCGCATCAGGCAGTCCGTCAATATACTGGACGCTTCCTTGGTTGGCAATAATATTCGTTTTCACGCGTTCATTCCACAATCCAAGCGAGATAAGGTCGCGAATCAGGTATCGATTCACCATAATAAATTCCCCCGCTAGGGTTCGGCGTGTATAAATATTACTAGTAATCGGTTCAAAACATTCGTTATTACCGAGGATCTGGGAGGTGCTCGCGGTGGGCATCGGGGCGAGAAGCAGCGAGTTTCGCAGTCCATGTGTCATAATTTGGTATTTTAGGTCATTCCAATCATAATCGTAGGTCCTATACATTAGTGGTTTCTCATGCGGGTCGATATGCCACATATCAAACTGGAGAATGCCTTCTGATGCGGGCGACCCTTTGAAAGTTTCGTAAGCGCCGTGACGTTCGGCGAGCTTCATCGACGCTCGAAGTGACGCAAAGTAAATCGTTTCGAAAATCTCTCGGTTGAGGATGCGAGCTTCTTCGCTGTGGAACGGAATATTCATCATCATAAATACATCAGCGAGGCCTTGAACCCCGATTCCGATGGGACGGTGACGCAGATTGCTCGTGCGCGTTTTCGTGGTCGGATAATAATTAATATCGATGATTTGGTTGAGATTATCAACAAGGAGGGCAGTTACGCGTTCGAGTTCGGCGAAATCAAAGGAGGGGGGGGTGCGTCCCCCAACGACGCCAGGGGGGGTGCGTCCCCCAACGACGCCAGGGGGGGTGCGTCCGCCAACGACGCCAGGGGGGGTGCGTCCCCCAACGACGCCAGCTCCGCTCGATTGGTTGTTCGAGAGGTTATGACCTCCTACATTCGCGTCGGATACGACAGAGGAGCCAGAGACTACAGAGTCGCCTCCGGCGACGGAGTGGTCGGAGCGGACGGAGGAGGTGGAGCCGGAATCCTCGCCAGAGGCGAGGACGAACCGGTTCAAAGCAATACTCGCCAAATTACACACCGCTGTCTCATTTTCATCAGAATACTCCATGATTTCGGTACAAAGATTACTGCTCTTAATGGTGCCAATATTCTTCTGGTTGGATTTCTTATTCACAGCATCTTTGAATAGAATATAAGGCGTTCCAGTCTCCATCTGACTATCCAAGATTTTCAGCCAGAGATCGCGCGCCTTGACCTGTTTGCGTGCGCGGCCTTCGCGTTCATATCTCTCGTATAGTTCGCGGAATTCGTCGCCATATACATCCGAGAGACCTGGGCAATCATCGGGGCAAAAATAGGACCACATATCCGCACCCGCGCCCGCGCCGCCACCGCCACGCACACGTTCCATAAAAAGATCCGGCACCCATAACGCATAAAACAGATCACGCCCTTTCATTTCTTCATCGCCATGATTCTTCTTCATTTCCAGAAAATCCTCAATATCGGGATGCCACGGTTCAAGATAAACCGCAAAACTGCCATTGCGTCGGCCGCCTTGGTCGATATACCGCGCAGTATTATTGAATACACGCAACATCGGGACGATGCCATTTGACGCGCCGTTTGTTCCGCGAATATGCGACCCCGATGCGCGAATATTGTGAATATGAAGACCAATCCCCCCCGCATGTTTCGAAATTTTAGCACAATCTTTAAGCGTATCAAAAATCCCGTCGATACTATCGTTTTCCATCGCGATGAGATAGCATGAACTCAATTGTGGGCGAGGAGTGGCCGCATTGAATAACGTCGGTGTCGCATGCGTCATATATTTATTCGACATCGCATCATATGTATTCTGAATATAACCAATGGTTTCATATATTGACGCGGTGTCTTTACGACCAAAGTGAATACCGAGTGCGACGCGCATCCACATATGTTGCGGACGTTCGACAATAACCCCGTTACATCGCATTAAATACGACCGTTCGAGAGTTTTAAATCCGAAATAATCGATTGAATAATCCCTTTCATGCGCAATCATCTGTTCGATCGCTTGATGAACCAGATACGGCCCTGGGCCGCCCACCGACCCGTCTCTAGGTGTGTCAATGATTTCGTGGAGAAAATCCCATACCGACTTACTAATAATAGGAACATGTTTGTTATTTGCGTCGCGGTATTCGTATAACGCACGCATCGCCTGATAAAACCCGCCGGGAATGTTCTTGTGGGCATTCGAGATAATAATATATGACGCAAGCGTGCCGTAGTCGGGGTGTTGAACCGCCATCATCGCGCACTGTTGCGCCGTAAGTTCGTCGATTTTCGTCGTTGGTATTCCGTCATACAATTGATCGATGATTTTGATGACAAGTGTCGTATAATTCACACCAGTAATACCAGCACTCTGGCCGAGTGTCTTTAGGCGCGCAAGGATTTTATCGAATGCGACAATCTCTCGTTCGCCATTTCGTTTCATCACATACATGTCCTCTGACGCCGACATCTTATATTCTGTGGTATAATATATATATACATACACTGGTTTAATATCTATTCGTGGCTCAATGAAATATTGTAATGAATACGTGGCTTTGTTTTTACTCGTCGTCGCGGTGGTGATCGCGGGCCCGCTCATTGACGCCATCCATGATTTTAGTGCGCTCACTGGTGGTGCCGCGAAAAAACGCGAAGGATTCAGTGCCGACCGTATTTCATCGGGCGAATATCCGCGCGAGGTGGATGAACCGTTGCTTTACCCGTCGTATCCCAAGAAAGGCGCGGGGTATGGCGTCGTGCTCCGAGAGAATGATTCCACGAACAATTCGAAATTATACCCGGTGGCGGCGAATCTCGGGAATTATGACCAAGCCACAAATAATGTGCGTGATTGGCTGACGCCGGATAATGGGTCGTGTAAGCCTGCTGGCATGTGCGGGGCTCTTTACGCGCCGAAAGCCCCAGAAGAGTATGTCATGCCGGATCCGCTTCCGATGGACCATCCAGGACGCCGGGTTGGGTTTTATGCGGCGTCGGATGCGTCGGCGGCGTCTCTATGAAAGCAATAAAAAATAAATAAATACATACATACTTACGCAATTATTATTATTTGTTATTGCTCTATTTTACTTTCGTCAAATTCAATGTCGTCAATCTTGAAGCACTTGATGAGAACATCGGATGGACCTTTATTCGGATTTTGCCGATATTTATTCGAGTGTAGTTGCTGTTGATGTTGCTGTTGCTGCGTGATTAAACTCGCCATGTTCGTCGAGGTCACTTCTTGTGACTCTTCTGACATTATTGATGTATTCAGTTTTACAATTTTAATACTTCCAGTCGAACATTGTGATTCGTCACTGGTTGCCGCGGTTTTGCGTTTCGCCGGCGCGCGATGGTCATACCCCGACTTGCGCTCTTCTTCTACAGTGTTCCATAACTTTTCTAATACCGGCACAGCCTCTTGAAACCAAAGTCGGTTCCTACGCACAAGAACACAACTGTATTGATCGAGATACCAGTAAATCGTTCGCACCCAAATGCTTCGTAGTTGTTCATGCTTCGAAAACATCTCGGTCTCCCATCTCTCGTATTCTGCGACCGTCGCACCAATCGGCGCGTATTCGTATAGCTGTATCGGCTGAACTACATGGCCTTGTTGGCTAAGTGTGGGCGCGGATTGAAACCATAAGATAATACCTTTTTCATCATTCGCAATATTCGTAGCTGTGTTATAGTGTTCTTCACTTTCAAATTCCTTGAATCGGGTTTCTACAAAATCGCAATCGTCGAGGTCGCAAACCTCCATTTGAATCTGGGTCTGTATCCAGTATTCCTCTTTCGGACGACCGGTAATCTCTCGATTCACTATATTCTTAATCTCGACCATCCGGCCGTAGATAGGTGAAGTGGGGTCGATATTAATTCCATCTGGTGATGCGCCGATAAACGGGTATATATCATGTTGAATACATCCGAATTCACCGAGTTTCGTCTGATTGCGGTATTCATACACCATAACCGTGACTGGTTCGTATCGTTGGCCCCAGTGAAGCGGGGAATTCACTGAACCTTGCATCGGGCCGCCACCGCCACCGCCACCGCCACCGCCGCCGCCATCGTCCTCACTCGCACAGAACTTCTTACACTTTTCATAAATAAGTTGATTCACCGACGCCTGTGTTCCAAACGCCTTAGATGCCGCACTTGCGGTGATGAGGTTGTTGCGCCGAGAATACCATTCCGGCGTTCGTTGCTCTGGTTGCGGTTTTTCGCGCAAGATCTGGATTTTCTTGGTGAAACAATCGACTACATCGGGATTGTGGATAATGGGGTGTGTCTCTGGAGATACACGAGGGGGCGCAATTTCCTCATAAAATCTCTCGAATATATCATCATACATGTCGCGAATATATGTGTCGATGACTTCATTTAACGCATCCGCTTCGGCTTCGGTGGATGTAGAATAATTCGACCGATGGCTTCCAATATCGATTATTTCCGCGAAGTATTGGCACAAATAGCTGTCAATCCACGTTCCAACGACCGCGTTGTCGTCAAAGTCCTCGCGTTTGAATTCCAGTATATTCTCTCGCGCAACGTCGGCCAATTCATCAAGCGCGTCGTCGATAATGCTCTCTCGTTCTTGATCGGTTGGAAGTATAGAATAGGGTGCTGTGACGTCGTCGCTGGCGTCGTCGGTGGCGTCGTCGTCGGTGGCGTCGGTGTCGTCGCCGCGAGCACATTCATAATGATCGATTTTAGCATCTCGAATAGAACTCATACTCCATATAACTTAGTAGATAAATAAAAGAATTGCGTTTATATTCATAAATGGCATAGTGTAGATTCAATTTTATGCCTTGGTAATATTATATCCGGGTATAGTAGTAATTCATACATTCATACATGGTGGGAGCAGGTTTATTGCCCGCCGCAGTCCATAAAGACACGATTTATTTATTGTTTGGACGAGAGAATGAACTCAATGATACGCCGGGTTGGGCGGATTTCGGCGGCGGTTCGAAAAAAAACGAGTCGGCACTCGATGTAGCTACGAGAGAAGGGAGTGAAGAACTCAACGGCTTACTCGGTTCGCAATCTACGCTCAAGAGGGTGGCGGTCCAGCATAAAATCGCGGATTTGAAATTCAAGTCATATACGACGATTGTATTTAAAACCGATTATGACGATAAATTAGAGGATTATTATTTGAATAACTACCGTTTCTTCGAGAAATACCTGCCGAGTGCGAAGAAAAACCCGCATAATGGTCTGCTTGAAAAAGCGGAAATCAAGTGGTTTTCATTCGCGGATTTGCGTAAGAACCGTGGGAAATTTAGAGAATTTTACCGGAATATGGTGGATATCATATTGGAGCATGAAGACGAGATTACACGTAAGCTCATGAAACCGAAATGCGGGCCGCGTTGTAGTTTTAAAGTGTCGCGGCGCAGTAGTAGCGACCGAAATATGACTAAAATAAGACACGGTAAGAGATCAAACAAGAGAAATCTTACTGTGAAGAAGAGGCGTAATATGCGGAACTAATGAAATTAAGAATCGATGTCGGTGGTCGATCACGCAGGCACTGGCGCAGGCGCAGAACTCTCATCCGCCGACATCCCCAACTTCCTCTTCTTCGACATACTTGTTGTCGGTGCGAGAGATTTCAGAGTAGATTGACGCTTTTCACATCTTTTAAGCGTGAATTTTTTAAACCCCGCATGATAAATCAGACAAGGAATACTCGTGATTTCACCGGTTGTCTTATCATACATGACATCCTTGGCGCGCATCAATTTCTTCTGTTCGAGCGCACTCACGAGAAACTGATAAAGCGCGGTGATTTCTTGCTCTGTATGATTTTCCGTCTTTCCGTGTCGTGCCGCAAACTCCTTCAGTTTCCCGATTTTAGCCGACTTATCCAGTTTATTCCACGGGTCGCTTTTGCTCGCGTTTTTCTCGTTTTCCAATATATCGTCGATGTTTGGATTCGTAATGATATCCGGTTTCAACATATTGTAATTGCCGGTGAGAAGCATGTTCTTGTAATTAATGTTTTTGAGAGCTGCGTCATCATGGTTTTGTGCTTGTTGTTGTTGTTGTTGTTGTTGAGTTACGTCTGTGACGGGGGCTGCGCCGACGGTGGCAGTAGCGGCAGTGGCGGCAGTAGCGGGAGCAGTAGCGGGAGCAGTAGCGGGAGCGGCAGTAGCGGATTTGCGAGGCATTTCGATATACATTATATAGTAAGATGACTTAAAGTCGTTTTTCGTATAATATGGTTTCATCGACATCGACATCGACATCGACATAAACATAAACATAAACATAAACATAAACATAAACATATTATGTGATATGATTGTATAAATGATGTCTAGTTTATTCTTATCATGCGCGCTTCTTCTAGTGATTGGCGGCGGCGGCGGCGGCAGCGGTCATTACGCATTTGCGCTTCCAGCATTGCCTCCAATCTCTCAGGATTGCGGAAATGGAATCTTCTGTGCGGCGTCACAGACGTGTATGAGTAATATGACTGGCGCAGGTTTGATATACGCTTGCTCTCCTCTTACGAATGCGGTTCGATGTATGGACGCGCGTTTTTCGTGCCCGCATGATCACGTATGTGCGGAAAACTCTCGATGTGTTCTGAACCAGACCCGTATGGACGGAATCAACGCAGTTCTCAACCTAGACGCATTTGAAGTGAGCGAGTTCCGCGATTTCGGGAAGGGAATGAAATCAACCGCGGTTAGTATTTGCGGACCAATTACAGGTGTATTTCGCCTTCCGAATTTCTGTACATGTAAAGACGCGCAGCTGGGCGGTGAATTAGGGTGTGTTGTTGGTCTTCAGACGTATATTTCGATTGGAGCAAGTGCGTGGATTCTGCCGTGTGCTTCACCCGCGAATTTTGGTTATAAAGTATGGGCGTCGCTGTTAGGTATGAGTCATAGTATCGGAAATACATGGTCGGCATCATTTACACTAACACGCCCTATACCTGGAGCATCACTTGAAATCGGTCGGTCGAATGCGGGCGCGAGAGTCGAATTATCGGGGGAAGTGAATCGGTTCGTTCTCTCGACGAAAGTCGCAATCGGCGTATGTGCTAAAATCGCAGTTGGGCCATTTACATTACAAATGTGTAACCCGACCGCGCTGCCTTGGTTGCCAGTTACGATTATAAACGGACCTCGGTATGATTTTAGTCGATTTTGCTAATATTGATGATGATATGATATGATATGATTGATATCGGCGTCGATCTCGTCGATCGACGATATTGTAACAATAAAAACACTCGCTTTTTGTTATTGTTACATCAAAATGATTTTACATCGGCATTATAAGTCCTGGCTTCACATTGGTGGTCATCGTGTTCCAACTCAAGGTGCTTGTTGGCTGGACGGGGGCGACGGACGACGACTTGGGGCTTGGACGACCGACAAATACCTTGGTGGTATTACCGTTAAACGCGCTGATGTTGAGCGAGAGTTTGGCGGAAGGCTCGGGAGCAGAAACGGAATTCAAAGACATGTTATGCTATAATCATAGAAAATACTTTATGTTTATTTTTACATCTAGAGCCGCATAAAATTGAAATATTTATTTCCGTTTATGCGGGACCCATACAATCACGGAAATAAACAACAGACACACACAGACACAGACACACACACACACACACAGACACACACGATGAACCTCTTCATTCTCTCACTCGACCCAGCTAAAATCGCGGAATATATGATGGACAAACATATCGCAAAAATCATTCTGGAAGCGGTTCAGATGTTATGCACGACTCACCGCTTGGTGATGGTCGACGGCTACGACCCCTCCTGCGTGTATAAAATCGCGCACAAGAACCACCCCGTCACGATATGGTGCCGCGCATCTCAAGCGAATTACATCTGGACACTCGACCTCATCGACGCGATGCATGCGGAATGGAAATACAGATACGGGCATCCCGCCCACAAGGAACACAAGTCATATGGTGTCGCGCGGTATTTACGAGAGAATATACCTCCGGCGGCAGCATTCGAACGCGTGAAGACACCGGGCATAATGACACCTTTCGCACTAGCAATGCCAGATGAATTCAAGATTCGTAGCACGACCACGATGACGACGACAACCGCCCCGACAGGCACCAGCCACGGCCACGACATCTACGACGCGGTTGCGTCCTACCGGAGTTATTATTTGTCCGAACCGAAGCGCCGGATTGCGAAATGGGCAAAACAGCGCGAGATGCCGTTGTGGTATGCGCGCGGATTGCGCAAGATATTGGGACGAAAGCCGCCGAAGTTGGTAAAAAGTCATAACAAAAAGTAATACAAACAACTTTCGCGGTGGTATGATTACATCCGAGATAGCATCGTCGCGTCGCACATTCAAGCCGAAAGAGACTGTATAACAATATCATTTATTACTATGTTGGCTTCCGGTTTTGAAAGACTTCGCGGCCCGACTGTATTGCTCGGAAATATATGACAGTTTATTTTTGTTATAATTTTATGAATATGATGTCTCGCAAGAGTATCAAACTTAATAAAGTAATGCGATTGAATGCTGTATGCCTTTCCGTCATTTCTGTAACATTTTCCGGCAAGGCCTCCTACGCGTCGAAAAGCGATATCGTATTCATCTGTTGATTTTACGTATGCGAACCCACGTGGTTCTGCTTTCTCTTCAACAATCCGATTCGTATTTCGTTTTTCCCATATTTGAAATACACACGGAACATCATATTTAGAACCATTTAGTATAAACGAATCACGTCCAAGATCATTACTATAAACTAGATGAAATTTCAAATCAAACGCATTGAACATGCTTGGTTTCGTGAATGACTTGGGTAGAATAAATGCGATTACCTTTGCGAATTTACAACTTTTGGAAATAAATGATTTTGCGAATGACGATTGTCTTCCAAATGGAGGATTACCGAATATAATAATATCCTTTTCGGTCGGAGGCATCCATTGTAAATAGTCTTGTTCCATAATATCAGGCGCTTTTGGGTCTAAATCCAGTCCAATCTTTTCATAGGATGGTGGAACATTGTGTAAAAATGCTCCATTACCTGCCGACGGTTCAACCCATGTGTAATTCTCGGTGTATGGCAGCATATTTATAATTGTAGTAATACACGATTTCGCAACATCAACATCTGTATAAAACTGGTCTTTCGTATTTATTCTAAACTTACCAGTGTCTTGATGTATATCGCCGTCTTTCTTGCCGTCATTCTCGTTTTTTAGGTCAGTTGTTGTTCCTTCCATAGTCTGAATACTATATAGACAATACATTACTTATTGGCAAGTTTTTTCGCCTCAATTTTACTTGTCTGTTTGCTAATTTATGTATGTAATCGACGGTTTATTGATGTAATTTAGATTGGGGTATAAGCGTTGATTACGGATGTTATTTAGTAGGTCTAGTTAGTATGTAATACCGCCCGACGAACCAATGAAAAAAATAGAGATTCAAGGAAAACGTAACCAAGATAAAATGAAACAAATGGACGACCCGGGAGCGGTCATTGAGAGAAAAGTGCCAAAGAGCCGGATGACACTTCCGGACGATTTTTATAATGCCGACCAATCTCTCGGACTTGTGATATTAAAGCAGCAAATTGCTGATATTTCTCTCGGAGTATCGCCGCCCGCCGAGTTGATGATGGACCCCGACAACACACGATTGTTATCATATATCATCCGAGAGATTGACATGAAACGCAAGGCGTATATTTACCAAGATAAACATCATGAAATATATGATCCGCGATATTCCATCACGACTAACCGGATTGTGGAATTGTTGGTGGCGGCCGAACTCTTGTGTTTTTATTGTCGAGAGATTTGCCAGGTTACATACAAAGAGGCAATGTGTAGGCGACAATGGACGCTAGACCGGATTGATAATAACTACGGTCATAATGATACGAATGTAGTTATTGCGTGTTTGGATTGTAATTTGAAGAGAGGAACGATGGACGCCGAGAGATTTCGGCAGGGGAAGCAATTCACTTTCCGGAAAATGGAATAATATTCTCTCGATAATATAATAATAATACCGCAAATGAAAAGTATAACGAAAAGACGGTTGAAAACCCGAAGTATAGGTAGAAATACGATAAACAGGCAACATAAAAGACGACATAGTAATCGACGATGGAACGCGAAACAAGATAAAAGTCGTAAGAAAAGAATGATTGGAGGATCTGTCGGCTATAAAGGGGGGGGAGGTTTGACAAGGCTGTTTAATAAGAGCGGCTGGAAATGTGTTTGTAAGACTACATCCCAATCCGACACCGCCCGCATCAACCCTCCTAGCACCCCCCCAGACACGAACAGCCGCCCGCAGCGCCGCTCCAATTCCGTTCCCGCCGAACCTCCTCCTACTTCACAAACCTTCCGCCGCAAAGCTAAGTCGAATTATCGCACTCCCGCCGCCGCATCGCCTGATATTGAAGACACTACTACATCAGGAAAATATCTGATAAACGGTGATTTTGTGTGGGGTAGCGTGAATGAAACAACCCCCACAATAATAATTTCCAATAAACGTGGTGCCGATGCTTTGCCAAAATCCCTTAAGAATGGACACTTCATCAAAAAAGTAGGGGATATCGACACCGTTGGAACTTTAAATAATATAGGAGACTTTTATAACCTATTAGAATCCAACGATTTTTACGATAAACCCGTAGTATTAACTGTGGAGAGGGGGGGCGCGGGAGGGTTTGGCCCTCGAGAATTTAAGGTAAAAGTTATTTTAAAGAGGGATATACCAAGGCAAGGTAGTGTTGGAGGGGGTAAAAAAACGACATACCGGCGAAAAAAACATGTCACTCGAAGAAAAATAAATACAAAAAGGAGAAAGGTTATGGTGGGTGGCGATGTTTTACACAAAGAAGTAATATGTGATTGTACTAAAGAAATCAAAGGAAACAAACAACCCGAAGAAGGCGTGATCGAGGGCGTGGGCGTGGAGATGTAATTATATATCGTAAAACCCAAATAAAGGCGGAGGTAGAAGTCATTCCATCACGCAAAATAAATAATAAGGTGAGTGAAATTCACGCATACAACTTGCTATCCTCCACATTCCGCGTCACCTCCTTGATGAACTTGTCGGCGTCCAACAATTCGTTGATATTCTCCGCCCACGTTTTTCGATACCGAAACAGGAACCCGACAATCCCCGCCATCGTAATCTTCTTATTATAAATATGCTCGTAAAACTTGTCAAACTCGCGGTCTATTTCCTCCGCGGTCATCCCCTCCTTCCGCATCATATCGCGGAACAGGTGCTTGACATCCACCTTCTTCGGATAGTTCATATGGATAATCATATCCGTCCGTCCCTGGCGCAGCAACGCGTGATCCAAACTCTCCGGATGATTCGTTGTAATGAATGAAATAAGTCCCTTGCGGAAAAAGACACCGTCCAGCAGGTTCAGAAGGTTACTGAACGTGAATGTGCTCTTGTTTTCGGTTGTGCCAGTGCGTTTCTCGAAGAGACAGTCGATGTCCTCAAAGAGCAACACAGACTTGGGCGGGATATCACGGAACGCTGCGAGGGCGGTATTATTATCCGTGTCGTGGTTAATCGAAAAAATACACAAGTTATACCCGATTTCCTTACACATCGCCTTGATGATACTGGTTTTACCGCTGCCAGGAATACCCGTGAGGAGGTAGTTCTTCTTATACGGAATCCCAAACTCGTCGTATTCCTTCTCCTTCTTAAGGAAGTCCATAATATCCGCGCGCATTTTCTGTTTCAACTTCTCGTCAAAATAAACGGTCTCTAGTGTGCGCGACGGGATTTTATTATAACGCAACCATTCACCGTATTTTGTCATAACATAGACATGGAGTTTGCTAACATCTTGTTCGTTGTTTTCAAGGAAGTTGTCGCTTTCGCGGTAGAAATGGTGAAATACAACCGGCGAATCCGTGCGAATCTTCATATATTCAAACCTTTGAGGGCAATCACTCGTTCCCACTATTTTATCTTCTTGGCGGTAGGTTATAAAAAACTCGGCGGATTGTTCGGGTTCGGTTTTCGTTGCGGCGACCGTGTATGTATATTTATAGGTGCCATGGCCGATTTGCGAATAACAAAAATCCTCCTTGTCGTATTTGTAGGGGCGGCGGCGCAACTTGATCGGGATGGGATGTTCGACGGGTGATGTTGCGGCGTCGGTGCCGGCGTCGGGGATATGAACGAGATGTTGTATCGTATGATAAATATACAGTAACATTTGATTCATGATACTAGACGTATCGGTGTAATATTCGTATTGTCCCGCAGGCATTTTATGTAAATCCACGACGAGCTTACTGGTTTTCACGCTTTCATCGTCGCTGTCTGAATTTTCTGGACTGGTAGCTGGACAAGTCCGAAGCATCGAATTCGCGTATTTATACTGTGCGGCACAGTCATCAGGAGAAACAGAATCGGCGCGTTCGAGAGACATAATGAAATGAAATGGATTGAATACTATTATATCATATCGGCATGTGTTTATATTACATCTGTTAGACCGAACCTATGTGCCAAAAGAGGTATAAATACTACTCCTCTATCTTTTTATTATACAAATATGCTAGCCTGTATCCAACCACCCAAAGACTCACCTCCAAATTTTATTGCGAAGCCATCTCTCGCTATGGCTCACGCCAACAGTCTATATAATACACAAAACGATCTTCTTCTTCATAAGGTTCTCCGATTTTATAATGAAAACGGCGGCGAGAATATGGAGAAGATGCTCTCGGTGATCAACGGAACAACGAATATTTCCCTACGAATCATGGACTGGTTTGTCACGAATTACTCCAAGAAGCATTATACCGTGTATGAACTTGAGGACAGCGGCACCACGCCTGCGAAGCGGTTCAAAGTCTATGTGGATTACAAGTTGAAATTACGCGCATATTCCAAGAAACGGTTCGACCCATTTTGTCGATGGGACCGAATCAACGTCCCGCATAAAAACGGCACTACGTATATTCAAACCACGCTCGGCCAACTGAACTTCTTTAAATGGGCAATTGAAAATCAGGTGCTTCGGTATATCCACGAGAACTACTCCGTAATCGAGTCGGACATGAATATTCGCAATAATACCTCGCGTAAGATGGCGAAATCGCATCAGACATCGTCGGCTACTGTTGATGGTTGCGAAATAAAGGTTGGCGAATTGACATGTGAGCCTACCGACGATTCCAGCACCTCTGCGAAAATCAAACACCGCAAAAAACGCGAAGAGTTGTCATCCTCTGCGACAAAAGGTATCAAGAGAGAATTCGTTGATATTGTGATTACGTTTGATTAGCATTCATTCGTAAATTAGATAAAAACAAATAATATTGTTAGTATAACTAGGAATATTATTTACGACTGTGTTCATTTATTCAGATAAATATGGGCAACCAAGTTTCGCTTATTCCCAAAGTCAGCTATGAAGACTTACAAATGGTGATCTATCGAAATTCGAATATTCAACATTCAACGCTGATCATCAATACACTTCCGCCATCTCTCCAACACTGTCTTATCAAAACTACGGTGGATATACGTTTCGAAGAACGAGTCGTGAATACATTTATTCAGACGCGGCCCAATATTATGATTATCGTGTATGGCAAGAATTCAAATGACATCACGATATTACACAAATATGAGCAATTGGTGAAACTCGGTTTTACGAATGTCCATATTTATACTGGAGGTATATTTGAATGGATGCTTCTCCACGAAATCTACGGAAAAGACCTGTTCAAAATAACCAAGTATGAAATCGATATTTTGCGGTATCGCCCAAAGTCGGTGCTTCTGGCTGCGATGGCGGGTGGTGGTGGCGGTGGCGGCGCAGGTTCCGACGCTTTTGGTGGTTATCTTGAAGACGGGACGACCTCCGTAGGAGGAAGCGGTGGCCGAGGCGAAGAATATGACGCCGAAAGAGATATTCGTATAAATATGCCACAAGAAAATACGAATGAAAGCGGAAATTTAATATCGACGGGTATTCGGTGGTTATTCGGCGCACAATAACGAATATAAACACCGGCGTGTAAATAGTAACAGAACCGAACCATGAAAATCTTTGTCCTTCATTATTCAAAACTAACCCAGCGAAAACGCTTTATTTTACATCAGTTTGCTAGGCATGGCATCACTGACTACGAGTTCATCGAGAGTTTCGATAAGGACGCAATTACAGACGACGAATGTCCCGAGTTCAGTAAAAACTATGTCGCTAATCGACGAACTGAATTATCACTGCATCTGAAGCACATCCATGTATATCGGTTAATGATGCTTCATGACTACGAGGATGTTTTAGTATTTGAAGACGATGTCGTTCTCTCCGACGATTTCATGAATAAGCTCAAGGATTACATGACACAATTGCCCGCGGATTATGACATGTTGTTTATTGGAGATGGTTGTAATTTACATATTCCGAAATATATGCAGGTGCCGAATAAAAACATCTATGAGAAATGTCTTCACGAAACCAAGTGGGGTGGCAACGGTGCCGCGCGTTGTACCGATAGTTACGTCATTCATAAACGGTGTGCGAAGAAGATATGCGATTACATCGTGAATCTGAAGACTAAAATCGACTCTCCAAACGGCGGCGTTGATTGGTGGCTCAACGACGTAGCGAGAGAACTTTCTCTCAACGTTTATTGGGCCGAGCCGACGATTGTAACGCAAGGTTCGCAAATCGGAATATTTAGTCGATCGATTTAGATACAATCATCATCATTTTTGTATAATACGACAAGCGCAATTTGTCATAATTGAATTCATTCTTATCCAGCTTGTCTTTGAATTGCGCGATTGTATGAACTAATAAACGGAGCGAAACATCCTCCCACTTATCTACAATAAGAACGGGCAGACCGTCGAATAGTTCATTAAAAACAGATGAACGCACAATCGGAATACATCCGCATAATAATGCTTCCCATGTTCGATGACAGTCCATACCGTTGCCGAACGGCGATAATACAAAGGCGTATTCCAACATATTCCGCCATGTCTGGGTTCGCGGTATAAAACCGTTTTGCTGAGAGATGATTTCGGCGGGTATTGTAGTTACAGCACTAATTCGGTCATTGAACCGGTCAGGACATAACATCACATTCGAGTAGATTCGTAATTTGCGCTGGTAAAACGGTTTCATACCAGCGCCGCGTATGTTCTCTACGAGTATTCGTTCTTGTTCTACCGGTGTTGTCATGCCCCCTTCGATCGAAGAAGAAGAAGAAGAAGAACCTGAATGTGACACCCACGGGTGATTTGGATTGGCGCGAATCGTATGATAATCCATCCCAATCGGTATTTGCGTTAGTTTATGTTGGGCGGTCTCGATCGCCGCATCGAGTGTCGTCTGTGCGTTGTTGCCGGCTTTAAATACAGCTGCGCCGGCATTCCATAGTTTTGTTATTTTATCCTTTAAAAAACCGCGACAATCTTCAATATCCATATTTTGACTGAAGAGCCCGCGCATATTCGGATTCAGCATAAACATGACGAACTGATTCGGGTGGGTTGGAACTGCTTCGCGAAACATCGTAAGATCGCCGTCGCCGCACACGACGACATATGGCACATTGATGTGTGGCGCATATGCTTGAATAAATAACTGAAACGCGTCACAGCAAACATAGATGCTGACTGCTGGCAGTGATGGCGCGCGGGTGCTTGCGTAGTTATTCTGCGACACAATAAAATCCGCGATATATTCTAACTGACTGGGACAACTGGATTTCGGATTCATAGAGCGAACCTGACACGACTTCAATAACCCCCGACTCGATACGAATTCACATGCGGTTTCATCATCACATGCCGACATTTTATAACAACGCTATGAATAAAAAGGTAAATTATTATTGTTCAATACGTATTGAATAATAATAATAATAATGATGATGGTTTAATTTGTTTTACATCCTGTTGGTTGTTCCGAAAGTAGGCATCTGATAAACTCGGTGATACGTTCCATCCTTTTTGAAATAAGATCGGGTGTTTCATTCATATCTTCATCTGCGGGCAATTCCAACAACGGACATGTCTTTGCGCGAATCCAGGATTCATGGTAGTCATGACAACGTTGGATGTAATCGGATTGTATCGTTTCACCCGCACGCGCGCGTTTTCCGATGCGCTCCATACAGACAGACGGCGACGCGTTGATATAGACGATACCCGCCAACGGAACATCGGTCAAGAATTCATCGAACCACATTGTATAAATCTGAAACTCATCATGCGAAATATCGCCGGCATCATACAACATCTTTGCGAAGACGTTCCGGTCTGTTTCAACACTTCGTTCGGTGATAATCAACTTGATGTTGGGGTTTTTAACCGCCTTTCGCAACAAAGACAGCCGCGAAATATACGCCATCATCTGAAATTTGAACGCATTTGCGCGGATATCCTTATATAAATTTGTAATAATATTCACCCCATCCTTGTCACATATTTGGTTCCATAATGCGACCGGTTCATCTACAAAACACACCTCATCTTCAAATGATGTGATCGTGGGGAAAATCCGCGCATCGGCCGCCGCATCGGCAGCATTCATTCCATTTTTAAGATATTGCTCGTATTCGTAACATGTCGTGGATTTCCCTGAACCGATATTTCCATCAAAGCTTACAATAACTGGAACATGTGACGATGACATGCTGATGATGGACCGAAGATGGAATAATACGGGTTGGGGATGGGTGCGGTAATATACTATAGAGATGTATATTTAATTCAATTTACACACGCATAATCCAGTTATAATACTTTTATCACTAAAATTGATTTAAAACGATTATTAAAATTGTAATGTATTGAAGTTATTCGTAACGATTTAATTATACATATGTCATCGTCATCGGGCGCAGCATCATCCACTCTTGTTCAAGTGAAACTTACCGGCGAAGAATGGAACGGTGTCGAAATTATGGAACCAGAAGAAGAAATGCGCATCTTGAAACTCATCATCGACGGGTTTCATAATGTAAATATCACGTTTAATACGCATCAATCGCTCATATCGCGGTTGAAAATAACACAAACACCGGAGATGGAGGATTACATCTTTGATGAATATTTCAAGAAGCGCGTTGAGACCGTAATAAGCAAGCAGGTGATCGCCGTCCGAAGTAAGCCGTTTAAACTCAGCGCAAAATCGAAGAAAGTCATGAAGAAGGTTGATCTGATGAGAATACACAATATGAATACTACATTTGGCGGTTCAGGTGATACATATGACCACCATATTATGAATACAATCGAGTCAATGATCGAACTGAAAGGCGGCGGCGGCGGCGGCGGCGGCGGCGGCGGCAGCCCAAATGAATGGATGAAGGATTATTATACGCTGAAACTTATGCTTCAAAAATCAGTCATCGGAATTAATGCCCACATCATCGATTTTGCCACCTATATCATCGACGAATTCAAAGACGATGTCAAAATCGGCGATTTTCTTCGTAATGCGTATCGGTTTATCGAACAGAACGAGGCCGTCTTCAAATATGCGGATTTTCAATTATACGAGCACCAAAAAGAACTCTTCACTATCGCGAAACGCCCGGATTCGAAACTTGTATTGTATATTGCGCCGACGGGAACCGGCAAAACACTTTCGCCGCTGGGATTGTCGGAAAAATACAAAATCATCTTTGTTTGTGCCGCTCGACACGTCGGATTGGCATTGGCGAAAGCTGCGATTTCCGTGAAAAAACGCATCGCATTCGCATTCGGGTGTAGCAATATAGACGATATCCGTCTTCATTATTATGCGGCGAAGGAGGCAACCCGCGACAAACGCAGCGGCCGTATTCGCAAAGTAGATAACAGCATCGGTGATAATGTTGAAATCATGATTTGCGATATTCGGTCTTACTTGCTCGCCATGCGATACATGATGGCATTTCACCCCCTGGACAACCTGTTGATGTATTGGGATGAGCCAACAATATCACTGGACTACAAAGAACATGAAATCCATCCAATTATTCATCGAAACTGGAGCGGCAATCTTATTCCAAATGTCGTGTTGTCGTCGGCTACATTACCGCGCGAGGATGAAATCATGTCGGTGATTCAGGATTTCAAGGTCAAGTTCCAGGGCGCTGAAGTCTATAGTGTGGTCAGTCACGATTTCAAGAAGTCAATCCCGATTGTCAATCAGGGCGGATTTATCGAGCTTCCGCATTACATGTTCGGCTCTGAATATAACTCCGTGCTGGAATGCGTCGAGCATTGTAAAATGTACAAGACGTTAATGCGGTATTTTGACCTTCGGGAGATTTTGCGGTTTATTGGACTGGTTACGAAACCTATCAAACAAGCCGACGACAGTGACGACGACAGTGACGACGACAGCGACGACGACAGCGACGACGACAGCGACCCGGCGGCCGATCCGGCCGAGAAGAAGAAGAAGAAAAAGGCCGACATCGTTGATCCAGACACCGATGATAACCTGAATCTCGTAATCACATCCAGCCGTTATTTACCCGAGAACATGTTCAGCGATATTAGCGATATTACGATGACGAGTATTAAGGAATATTATCTGACTCTACTTGAAAATATTCGCCCGAAATATTGGACGCGTATCTACGAGACACTCGCCGGGGTTCGCAAACCCAAATTCGCGTCGGTTGTCAATTTATCCACAAGTGATGCGCATACACTCACGGATGGGCCTACCATTTATTTGACCGAGTGTGTAGATAAAGTAGCCGCATTTATGGTTCAAATCGCAAAAATTCCCACGATTGTCATGGACGATATTATAGAAACAATTGATTTCAATACGCGTATTCTGGAAGAAATCGCGAAAACCGAAAAAATGATCAAAGACCTCGAAGGCGAAAGTGGCAGCAGCAGCAGCAGCAGTGGCGGCGCGGGCGGCGCGGATGACGAAAAGAAAACACGTAAATTCACATCGGATACGCGCATCAATCCAGAAACACAGCGCCTTCATATCAAGGTCGAGGATCTGAAGAAGTCGGTGAAATATACGGCACTGAATGACCTGTTCGTTCCGAATCGTTTAGAGCATGTAAAGCGATGGACTATGCGAACGGCGATTTCCAACGAATTCACATCCTTCGTTGAAGATGATATTGTCGCGCAAATCATGCTCTTGAGTGTCGAGTCACACTGGAAGCTCTTACTCCTCATGGGAATCGGTGCTATCACAAACTCTACCGATCAGAAATATACGGATATTATGAAGACACTCGCAAAGCACCAGAAGCTGTATTTGATTATTACAGCATCTGACTATATCTACGGAACGAATTATCAGTTCTGCCATGGGTATATCGGCAAAGACTTGGAGGGGATGTCGCAAGAGAAGGCAATCCAATCCATGGGGCGTATCGGGCGCGGCGCTATTCAGCAGGATTATACGATTCGTGTTCGTCACGATGCGATTCTGCGCCATATCTTCACAGCACTACCGAGCGCGGATAAGCCGGAGGTGTGTGCGATGAACCGGTTGTTTGTCACGGATGCCGCGGCTGATGCGTCATAGACGCCCGCCGACGGAGGTATGGATCTCTGCCAAAGGAAGGTGTTACCTAATAAAACCTATTTTTACGTTGTTTTCTTTTTCAATTATAATATTTCTATATCATAAAACGTTCATGTCAGCCTCCGCCTCCGGCGCCCCCCGCCCCCCTCGTCGCACCGCCCTCCTCATCGGCATCAACTACAATAACAACCCCGATGCCACCCTAAACGGGTGCTATAATGACATCGTTAATGTCGGCCAATATTTACGCACCGTTTTAGGTTACGCGCCTTCCGCGATTACATTACTCACCGATGGCAATCGCGGCGACGCTGGTGCCGGAACTGCCTCTGCTTTGCCGCCGACCCGCCAAAATATTATCGCCGGAATGGCCGCGCTCGTCGCAGATATGGTCGCCGGCGATGAAGCCGTCTTCCACTTTTCAGGCCACGGGTCGCTCGTGCGCGATACAAACGGCGATGAACTCACTGGACTCGACTCATGTCTTTGCCCACTTGATTACAACGCACCCGCATCCGCCGGAGGTGGCATCATTACCGACGACGAAATCCGCACACTTCTCGTGAATCGTGTGCCTCGCGGTGCGCGCCTTTACGCCATCCTTGATTGCTGTCATAACGGCACGGGTTGCGATGTCCGCTTTAAATACGAAGATTTCAGTTTGCTTCTTAGACCACCATCGGCCGGACGCGCAGCGGCTTGGCTCACCCGACAGAAGGCATTCGCCAATGGGAAATACACCGAGACCGCCGGCGAAGTCTTCATGATTAGCGGAAGCCGTGACGAACAAACATCCGCCGACGCGTATATCAACAACGCGTTTGCCGGCGCGCTCACATACGCCGTATTCTCCATACTTCGCGCCAACCAAGCCACCATCCGCACCTATTCATGGAGCGCACTCCTCCGCGATGTCCGACATTTTATGCGCGTCAATCGCTATTCTCAGATACCGCAGGTGATGACCGGACAATTAATTTCTCCGGCGCGGCCGGTTTTCGCGGCGGCGGCGGCGGCGGCGGCGGCGGCGGGGGTCACGCGCGGTTCGGGTTTAGAAGGGAATATCGGTTCTAATTCGATGACTTCAGGTTCTAGAAGTATATCGACCCCAACGATGTTTCATTTTACACCAAAATCCGGTTCAAAAAATCAATCGAAGACCCCGATTCAATTCATTCACTAATTGCGATTTTTTGGATGATGCGACGCCGATGCGATATATTGTAAAAAAATTGAAATCCTTTTCTTACAATATCCTACATACAGCGATTAAGCAAACAACAACAACAACCGATACAGCAGAATGACCGTGAATCCGAATTTGGCTGCGCTTATGCGCGTGATTGAAGACAACCAAGACAAAATGCCTGAAGGTGAGTATCTTGAAGCGATGAATGCGTTGGGCGCACTCCACCGTGAAATACCTGTGCCAGTGGCGGCGGCGGCGGCGGCGGCGATGGCTATTCCATCGGGCCCTCCTCCCTCCTACGCGGCATCGGCTCCACTGTTTCAATCCAATCCGTTTCTTCTTGGAATGGAACGTATTGAATATGCCGCGTGGAGTCGCGTGAAAACCGACCACCCCGAACACTTCGGCATTTCAGCCGAAGATTGGATGGAGATTTCCCCTCCCGAACGAAACCGTATCCTCCGTCAAGCAACCGAGATGACTGCGAATCGCTTCGAACTTCAATGCCGAAACCCCGAACCCGAGGTCTGCCCTTTCATCGCAAGACACGCGGTGGGTCCTTGGAGAATGGCCAGCTCGTGGGAATGTGTATGCGGATACAAAGGATTGTGTCGAAACTGGCAAAAACATGAACACAGCGAACGTCACGAGGATTGGGCCAAACATCGCACGGTGAGTCGCAGGAGAATTGAAAACATGAAAAGACAGATTCTGCGTGACGAAGCTGGCGAGTTGGTTCGATACAAACCGTTGTCGCTGGTCGAACGAGGCGGAATCAGGTGCTTTCTTGTGAGACAAGAGAAGAACGAATGGACGCACCCCGAGTTCTATGCGGAGATTCATCGGAGCGCCGACCCCAACGGAAAATGGTTCGTCCATCACAGACAACACTGGGTGAGAGAGTATATAGAGTAAGCATGTGTGTGTAGCGAGTAATGTGTGTGTGTGTGTGTGATGTGTGTGTGTATGTTCTAACACTTTTTATTTGATATATATATTATGACCGTTCAAGATTGGTTTCACTCGGAAGACCTATTAGCGTCGTCATCTACGCGTTATGAATCAACTGTTGAAGTAGATGATGTATATGGTTACGTATTGCCTCACGCCGGAACCAAATATACCAGTGATATTATTCAACACACATTTCGATTCCGTCCGAAAAATGTAGAAGTTATCAAGCGTGTATATATTTATTATTACCCCGCAAATGAAAAACCGGATGTTATATTGCCTCGCGGTGATACGACCGCCAACAACGACGACGATCTTATACGGTCGGCTCTTTCTGATACGGTGTCTGCTTGTCATCACGAGCTATATGTTCCATTCCGAACAATACTCCATTATTTTCGACAGTGGAATGTAAATACTACTGGCATTACATTTATACCGGTGAATATTCGTCGTGATGTTTTTACAGGGCGAAGGGGTGGAGGAGGTAGAACACGCACATTTCGACAAAACAAATCAAGAATACCGCAGCGGTCGGTGAAGTATCGCGCCGCTTTTGCCAGAAACAGCAACTTTTATATTATATCCGCCGATTTCTCTCATCATAAACCGTTCCAATACGCGATTCCCGCAGAAAATAAGGCAGCACACGCAATTGTAACTGGCTCGCTGAACTCACGCAATGGCAGCAGCACCAGCCATGATGCGTCGTATCTCAATGAAATTGATGATACCCGCACATTTCGAGCGTTTATGCGGCGACATCCAAATCTCTCGTTTCAGTGGATTGGAAGAACACGCAGCCCGGGTGAATCCGCGGTGGGTTACTTGACGTTTTTGATACGCTCCGTATTTCAACCCAGTAAAAGCAAATCACCGATCGACGGAATATTCGTAACGTGTTATGACTCCCACATGAATGCGAGAGAATGTTTAGGGGAATGGTTCTCAGGGAATGGTCGAAGCGGCGCCGGCGCCGGCGCATCATGGAGTCGCGGAGTTGAAGACGAATTTATACGGAAGGTAAAGAGCAAGGCGCAGACCGAAAGCCGTCTTACCGGCGGACAATGGAAAAATATACCCATAACACGGTGTGTCGTAACGTATTTATTCAAAGACCACGACCGGAATCTCTCGTCTAACCATTCATTTATTCGCGGTTGGCATAGTATTCAAACGAACGCAATTTATTTGCCGGATGTTTTGCTGGAACACGCAAAGGAAGATGGCTCGTGGATAGCGCCGAGAGATACAACGTGGAACATTACTACCAATAATAGTAATAATAGGTTTCAACTCACAGAAACATTACAAAAACTGGATGAGAAAGCAGGCGGCGGCGGCGGCGGCACGAATACAACAATTACATTATATACAACGAGAATTTGTGTAAAAAAATATTAGAACACACGCGCTACGCTACGCACACGATTACTTACTTTGATGCTCAATATATTTCATGATGATATTGCGCATTTCCTGGGCACAATCGCGCTCGAATTTCGTGTTGGTTTCTTCGGGGAGGCGCTTCAACACCGATGTAAGCTCCACCTTATTCGCATGTGGTGTCGTCGTATCTACCGCCTGTAATAGCTCTGAAGCTGCAGTCGCCTCTTCATAAGATGGTGGCGCATCACGCATGATGTAGAATGCGTCGCGGTTTTTTCGGATCGGCGTTTCATCATCCCATATCACCGACCGCATCATCTCCCAATGCGCCTGAACCCTGTTTTCGTATTCAGTTCGGTCCCCGATGTCAAACCAGTCATCATTGTTTTTTATCAACATCACAAGTCGGAAGTCGTTGGTGTAGTACTTGTGATCGCCGGTCATTTCAATCCAAATTCTGGAGGTTTTCACATACTTTTCTTGGTATTCATCGAACGCGGATTGAAGAGCTGGAGGAATGGGATACTGCCAAACTTTGATATTTTCCTTATCGAGCATGTGCTTATAGAACCGGTCTTTCGCGTATTTTGGAGGCTCAACCATTTCCCGCGGATCAGTCTTCAACCAACATTGACTTTTACAGTATGTCGGGGTATGTCCGTGTTGGCCACACCGCGCGCATTGATGTTTCAGAAGTTCAGGGCAAGTGATGGTCGCGCCAAACTCGGGACCGCTTTTCGTGTAATGCGTCTTACAGTCTTTGAGAGGGAGGCCACGGTGGAAGCAAAACTTACAGAATGGGCGTCGCATTTTGGTGGATTTCGTTTGGGTATTTCGCGTTACGGTTGGCGCGAGTTCGGCTTTTTGTTCGTCTGCCGCACGTTTTGCTTCTTTTTCGTCATCCCAGACATTCTTGAAACGTATGGGGCAAAATATGTCCCAAAACGGGATTGCTGCCCGCAGTTCGGTTTGGGTGAGTTTTTCCAATCGATATGGCGGTAGTTTTGCCATATCCAAGCGGCGGTATTTTGGTTCGGAGGGGGGCATCGTCGTGTATGTTGCTGTCATCGTTGCGGTTCGTTATCTATGATTGGTCTGCTATATTCAAAAAAAAAACATTTCAATTTGTTTGGCCGTCACATCGAGCCTGAAATGTCATGAGAATCGAATGATTATACTTACCACCCAAAAACAGTTTCGTCGTATTGGTCGTCGTCGTCGTCGTCTCGGGAATGAACTGATTTCATAGGCTTTCCGTTTTCCCATATACCTTCAAATATCACGATTTCGCCCCCATCACCGGATTTTTGAACATGAACTCCGTAACCGTGAAGCTTGTCATTCACCCACGTTCCAATGTATTCGTGCCATTTGGCGAGATGGGCGTATTCGACGGCGTCTTCGCTTGTATATTCTTTCAACGGGGCGCCATAAACGAATGCCGGTGTGCGCAGAGTTCCTGTTCCGTGGCGAAGATGGCTCATTGTCGTGAGAATACGTTCCTCTGTGGTGATTGGTCGCATATACCCCATATACACGGCGCCGTCGGAATAACTGTATATTTCTTCTTTGAGTTTGGGTTTGGCTTGTCCTTCTTCATCGAAAAACTGTTGGAGCCATTCGTCGGTTATTTCTGAATGATTGCTGCCGGTGTCTTTTGCCATTGTCGTTGTTGTGGTTGTCCTTGTTGTCGCTGATGTAGATAAAGTACGAAAAAACATTTCAATTTAATGGAATGGAATCGAATCGAATGGAATGGAATGGAATCGAATGGAATCGAATCGAATAAAAAAGTGTTAGTTCATACACACACGCGCGCGCGGTTTCTTACCTGATATTTTACTCGCCGCATTCAAATGGCATCTGGCTCTGGTCGTCGCACATCGCGATGAAATCGTGTTCTTTCTCGGTTGTCAAGCCGGCCATGATTTCCTTTTCGAAGAACTGGCGAGTCATTTGTGCGGGGTCGCAGACGAAGGGCTCGCTGGCGTCTTCATCGCCCCAGTTGGCTGCGTGATGAAGTTCAACCTTGCGAACATCGATGGCGGCGGCGGCGGCGGCGGGGGCGGCGGTATCATCAGCGACGACGGCGTGTTTTGACGCGCAGAGCGCATTCGTTTCAAGGTTCAATCGATGACGAGGACCGTGAGGATGAGCGTAAGGCGCCTTACGGGTTTTGTATTCCACCACCCGGTCGTCGTTTGATGACGGCGCAGGTTTCAACGCGGCTTGAAGCCACAGTTTGGAACGACGCTCTTGTTGGCGATAATACGAATCATCACGTTCGCGAACCTCACGTTCATGGCGTTCGGTGTCTTCGTGGAGACGGTTGTAGGAAATGTCACGGCGGTCGTCGTCACGACGGGGCTCACGTTCGATGTAGCGGACCTCGCGGCGGTCGTCGTCACGATGGGGCTCGCGCTCGATGTAGCGGACCTCACGACGGTCATCACGACGAGCACGATACTGAGAGCAGTAGGACGAGGTGTGGCCGGTTTTGCCGCAGATACGGCAGGCTTGATTCAGGAGCGTCGGGCAGACGACTTTACCATCGGGTCCTGGCTGGTCTTTCACGTAGTGGCTTGTGTATTCCGTTCTGGAACAACCCGCATCGTGGCAGACTTTGCAGTAGGGTCCTGTGGCGGTGTTATTGGTCTTGGTGGTAGCGGTGGTCTTGGCGGCGGCGGAGGCGGCGGTGTTGTTGTAAGTTCTGGACGACATTTCGATTCGGTGTGTGTTTGTTCTGATATTCAGCTGTTGTAGGTCTGGTTTGAGAAAAAACATTTCAATTTTTTCTCAAATGATAAGAATGCGCATGATCATCGTATTTCTATTCTAAATGTCCAGACAACATTAACCATTCTGAAAATGACCTCGTAAATTCTTCCAAGTCTTTATCGGTTAAGTCGCTTCGTTTTCCTCTCGGAGCCTTCGGTGTAATGGGGTGTTCGTCTTCTATATTCGCAGATATAGAAGACGTATGTAGTTGTCGAATGAACATATTATATACTATACTACGAATAAATGTTTATATACTTACTATATCTAGACCGTATTTACTCTGTAGTTTCTCTCGTAATGCAGCAATTGCGGTAGAAATAGTCGCATCCGCATCCGCATGTTTGATAGAATGGACCGAAAATGTATGACTAGACGTCCATCGAAAACCGTGTTGGTTATCTTTACGGTCATATATCAGCGTCAGCGCCGTCGTCGCTTTTCCAACACGCAACATCATATATTTCGGGAGTTGTTTCGACCATCTCTCGACAACTCTTATTATATGTTCTTCTTCTTCTTCTTCTTGATGTGTATCGGCTTCCGCAAGACCCGTATGCTTTTCCGACTGTGATTCTAAATCGGCGACAACCTGATTCGCGTGATTCAACTTTTCGAATAGAGGGATTTTCACGGATTTTGAACTGACCCACGGTTTGGATAATTTCGGATGCGACTCTACCTTGAAATATTCTCTCGGTTGCTGTTTTCCGCTTTTCAGGTAGGTCATCTCACGATAATATACGACAAATTTCTTCATCATATTATGCGTAATGCCCGGTGGCAATGATTGCGCGGTGTGCTTTCTCTCGCGCTTGTCGTTTCTTACCAAGACAATACCGTCGGTCGCATCGGTCGCATCGGTCGCGTCGGTCATTTTGTATTACCCCGGTATAAAACATATAAAAATGAAACGCTTCTAAATATTAATGGATCACTCAATGAACGCAATCCAACAGGCAAAACGCGCCCTGTCGTCGCAATTGATATTCAAATGCTCGTCCATCGGGTTCGCGCTAAACAGCACATTATGTTACACCAACCGCGTAAATGTAGGAATTCATGATTACGCGGAATACGCCGCACAGTTGCGTGATGGAGATTCGATTTTTATATCGACGGGAGAAACCGCGGTTTCGATAGATACCCTCGTCGCGATTCTGCGAGCACGTAATGTTGGCGTCGTGTTTTATATTCTGGAAGAACCGCTGGTTGCGTGGGAGTTTGTCGAGAGATTACTTCCGGTAAGTAAGCGCATACTGATCCAGAATAACGCATACGATCATCCGAAGATAAGTATTATGCCAATTGGAATTCGTGATTGCGGGTCTATCGTGGCGATGCATCGCCGATTCGACCACAAATGCCTCCTTGAAAAAGGGAGTTCGCTTCGCACGGGGTTGGGCGCAAATGTTCGACCGATTAAATGCTTATTGTGTTTTAGTATATGGACACACCCGACGCGTCAGGAGTGCTATAACCTGTTGGCGAATACGCACTTCGTGTATAATCTAAACGACGCCAATGATAACGCCGCGTTGCGCGAAGAACGAGAGAAACGGAACACCGCGGAGTTTTTTTATGAGAAAGTCCCGCCGGCGGTCATCTATGATAAAACACTCGAAAGCAGATACGCGCTTTGTCCGCGCGGATGTGGCGTGGATACACACAGGTTCTATGAATGTATTTATCTCGGATGCGTTCCGATTGTCCTCCGGACGCATACCGTGTTTGACCGGCTCTATGCGGCGTTTCCTTGCTTGGTTGTCGAGAGATGGACTGACGTTACAGAGGAACTCCTCGACCGGTATTATCCGGAATGTTTCGCCATGATGCGCGAATTTCACGCGAAATACCCGCGCTTTTTGACGGATCTCGATAGTATTGAAGGGTTGTTGCAGGGACTGTAGCGAGGCGGGTGCGAGGCATTAGTATGTAAAATCATTATAATACATTTGAACCCCTATTTTCACACCATCCCATATCATTATGTAAATACCCAAAAACACTAATATATTATTGTCGGTTTTATTTCCATTATATACGAGATAAGGCCCTACGACAAATAACGCGAATACGCGTATGATAAAATATAACTTATATAATCTATTCCGGTTTTCACTACCGCGTAAATCGTTGTGTCTGACTTGTATCCATAATTTAGTAGCTACCCATAAAAACAATAAAATGCCCAACGATAACATTGTGTGGTTTTTAAGTTTATTACCGGAATACATGATATATGGAGCAAAAAAACATAATGCAAATATTCTTCCTGATAAATAAAATGTATTTTGATATTGTTTCAGTAGGTCATTTACAGAAATATTCATAACCAAATATATATAATATACGATATACAATAATTATATATTATATACAATTATATAATGTCTTCATCTATTCGCCGTCGCTGGTCGATGAAATACAAGCGCAGTATCAACTGCCGACGGCCGCGTGGATTCTCTCAGCGCCAGCATTGTAAATACGGTCGGCGGGGGCGGGCAGCGGCGACGCGGCGGAAATCCAAATCCGCGAGAGAATAAATTGATATGCTTTTATGGAACGAGTATAAATGTATCGTATCGTATCGTATCGTATATTATACAATAGAAATATGAAGTCGTTTATTCGTGGAGTGCTTGAACGTGTGAGTTCATCCGTCAAATCACATACCGATATGGCTGCGGCTGCGGCTGCGGCTGCGCCTCCCGCATTAGGACGCTGGGGCATTCAATACGACAAACAGATTATCGACCGCAAAATCATCCAAGCAAATGAAGACCACTGTGGATGCTGTGTCGATGTCGCCGCCGTCGCCGCCGTAAGCGATGGAATGAAGAAGACCGAACCCGAACCCGAAACCGAAGCGGTGAAGAAAAGTAGCAGAAGCGTTGTGCGGTATGAAAAAAGAGAGGAGTATTTATTGCCGTATGTAATGTAATAAACTGAAATATAATATAACCAATACGTATATTGTATTTTTTATGATGATAAAAAAAACCAACTGGACCAATGTGTTTCAGCTATTACCATCATTACTAGCGGGCATGCTTCTTATTGTAGTTATGGTCATTCAAATGAACAGCCCAAGTGCGACGATTCCGCATCTTGGCATTTCGACGGTTTATGTCGAGTATTTGCTTTCATTTATAGCAAGTTTCGTGCTGTTTTGGTTCATGCTCCAACCATTTGTTTCTCTCCTTATTCGGGGCGACTGGTCGAATATTGTTCCGAGTGGTTATTTATTTTTGTCCTTTTACGCCGTTGTGGCGATAATACTCAGCCCATTTGGGTTGTTAAGTGTGCGGTTCTTTATACAAGACGAAACTTATTTGAAATATATTTCGATGACTACAATCCTAAGCACCCTAGCGGTATTGTATTTTACGTTTAGAGCGGCGTTGGGATAACCGACGCGGCGGGAACTGTGCGGTAATAATGCGGCATGATGTTTAGAATAATAAACCCATCAGGTATGCAATTATGGTTATTTTTATTCACATTGTAATGTAATATAATATAATATTACAATGGGACTCCAATTGTTTGACCAATATACATACCTTCATTTTGCTGTAGGTATAATAGCATATTTTTGGAATATTTCTCTCGTATATTGGTTCGTTTTACATAGTATTTTTGAATTTGTAGAAAATACCCAAATGGGTGTAAATATTATAAATAAATATTTCGGGTTTTGGCCTGGAGGCAAACCAAAACCCGATTCTATTATGAATATGGTCGGAGATACGACGGGTGCTGTATTCGGATGGTTATCTGCTTACTATTTGGATACATTGGGGCATAAGTATAATTGGTATGAACCAGATATCAAATAATATACATAATATACATCGTGAGTATATATTCGGGAATAAAGGTAGAATGAAGAAGTGTATTGCTGTCGTGGCCTTTGCGGTTATTTTCTTGGCGGCGGTGTTTTTATTTATCCGGAATTACCCGAGTGACCGGTGGTTTTCGGTTGTGTTTATCGTGGCGGGCGGGGTGTTGGCGTGGTGTGCGGAGGAGGAGGAGACGGTGGTAGATGAAGTCATAGAGCCAACTGAAACAGCCCCAGTGGATACGACTACAAAATGAGCAATATTCTATTCTCTCGATACTATATACCCAATCCATCATGAACATGAATCTCAGTTTCAACCTCACAAAATACGCCGGCGTTATGGTGTTTTACGCCGTCTTAACTTACCTCCTCTTCCCCGCGATTGCCTATTTCTTATTCGGAAAGACATTGGAGGCGGCTGGCAATGGTTTCATCGTCGGAAGCATCGTCTCGGTGGTTCTCTGGAAGGTGTTTGGGTATGGGTTGGTGAAGGGGGCGTAAGCGAGCGTTTAGGGATATAGAATCATAATAATTCAATTACAAATGATGTCTAATAATATACGCGCTTAATAACCCGGTCATCGACGAAAAAAACAGAACGGTTGTAAATATTTCAAAAAATTCATTTTTATCTGGAATGTGAATTTTTATTTGGTCGCTAACTTTTATATATTCATGCGTTTTGTGTTTGCCATTCTTTCCAATATTGAAATGGATAAGCGCCTCCATGAAAAAGATAATGAATGTGATGAAGGTAATTACGATAAAGATGACTTTCATTTTTACTATATATAACGCTGAGATTATCATCCAATGAACTAGATTATTATTAGTAGTTGTCAAATATGAAATTCGGATCGCCTGTAATCACGCGAAGCGCTTGGGTGATGTAGGCGCGTTCAACGGCGTCGGCTTCATAATAGTTCCAATATACGTCTTGAAGACGGAGGTCGATGTAGTGCGCATTATTGGCAACCTGGGTGTTCGTGAAGTGGGTCATTGTGCACTGATGAGGTGATGGTGGAAGGTCATTTTTTACAAACACGCCTTTGCTATTGAGGTGGGCATATTCCGGTCGTTTTTCGCGAATGAGGTACATTTTACCGGGTTGAAGGTCGGTTGGGAGAACGAGTCGAAGTGGTCGCATTGTTCGTCGTGTGTTTGTTTGGTTGTTCGTTTGTTTGATGTGATGTGATGTGATTGATTCAATTTTATCAATTCAATTTTATGTTTGGGTTGATGGTTTTACTCCATAGCCCCTGCGCCGTATTTCGCTTCTACTTTCTCTTTCATCTTCGCGATTTCGTCTTCGATTGTATAGTTTTGAGGCAAGACCATCCGCATTACTTCCCGACCACCATCACGTCGTCGTTCATATACCATGTGCGGTTTCTCGCGCATCACAACGAGCGATACGTATTTTGGTAGTGATACTGTTTCGGTTGCGGATGACGAAGTAGCATCAGGAAAGATACCCTTTTCCAAGTCAGTGACAACCTTATTTGCGTGTTCCAATTTTTGTAATAGCGGAACCTTCTCAGACTTGCTCGTCATCCATGGTTTTTCAAGCTTGGGATGTTCAACTTTGAAGAACTCTCTGCTCTTTGTATGTTCTGTATTCAACCATTCGTGATAATAACTAACAAAGCATTTCATCATATCTTGGGTCAACCCAAGTGGCAACTCTTTCGCGTTTTGTTTTCTCTCACGCTTGGTGTCACCGCCAGAGGCAGAATTGTTTTTTTGCGGTTCCTGTAGTGTAGCAATCCGTAAATTGTCGTATCGGTTATTCAAAGGATTTCGGTCAAGGTGAGCCACAACATTTGTATTTGCGGGGTAATTTCCTTGCCTCCACGTATCCATAATCAATTGATGGATGAATACATCATTACTATTACACGAGATGTAGCCGTTCTGTGTTTTATACCAAGTCATTTTTTCTCCGTTGTTGTGATTCGTCTCGTATTCCAGTATTTTTTGATAGCTCGTGGGGCATAATTCGCAGTAGTGGCATGGTTCGCAATACATTATAATACGTGTTATTTCGCCAGTTTGCGTGTTTGCGATTTCCCAGAGCGGATTTTTTACTTGATGGGCTGTGCGTCCGACTGCTTTTGTGTGGCCAGGTTTGAATGTTACGGTAGAAGAGCTGGAAGCGTATTTCTGGGTAATATAGTCGTGTTGTTGTTGGAATTCGAGTGTCATTGTGGAATGAATGTAAAGTGAAGCGAAACGAAAGTAGCGAAACGAATGTGAAGCCGAACGAATGTGTGACGTATGGGTTACGTTTTGGAACAAAATAAACAAATTCAATTTTTTTGATAATGAAAAAATTGAATTACAATATACCGAATGAGATTATAAGTATAGTTCTAAATATGCCGATTAAGTGTGCGTTTATAGACCCGTCATGTGGGAATGGGTGTGAAGAAGAAGCGAAATACAAGTTCAAACATGATGCGAAAGCGTCCCGGTGTAAAGCGCATATGTTGGAAGGAATGAAAAACGTTTTGTCCCACTTGTGCTGCTATGGCGACTGTATCAAAAGTCCAATTTACAATTATGTCGGGCACAGAGCAAAATACTGCATATTACACAAAGAACCCGATATGATAAATGTTATAACTCCGCGTTGTATTCATCCTGGTTGCGAAATACAGTCATTATATAATTTCGTGGGCCAACAAGCAAAATATTGTGCCACTCATAAGATGCCGGGAATGATTGATGTAAAACATTGCGGTTGTTTGGAAGAGGGATGCAAAAAAAGAGCAACATACAATATTCCAACAGAAAGCAAAGGACTTTACTGTTCAGGTCACAAAAAGGATGGAATGGTTGATGTCAAACACAACTTCTGTGCGCACAAAGGCTGCTTCACTCGGCCTAACTACAATGTTCCTGGTGAAACCAGGGGCACCCACTGCGTGGTTCATAAGACCAAAGACATGATTAATGTGACATCCAGGACGTGTCCTCATCCCGGTTGTTTGAAACAACCGACTTTCAATATAGAAGGAGAAACGACAGCGTTGTATTGTTTTGAACACAAATTGGCCGGAATGGTTAATGTCAAACAACAAACTTGTAAAAGCGAGTGGTGTTCAACTCGCCCCCATGACAAATACGACGGATACTGTATGTTTTGCTATATGAATTTATTTCCAGACAAACCGGTCGCGCGTAATTTCAAGACGAAGGAACGAGTGGTTGTTGAATATATTATGTCGCATTTCCCTAAGTTTACATGGATCGCAGATTCGCGTGTTGCTGGTGGATGTTCGCGTCGCCGCCCGGACCTAATGCTTGACCTCGGATATCAAGTTGTTGTTATAGAAGTGGACGAGAATCAGCATATCACTTATGATTGCAGTTGTCACAACAAACGCCTGATGCAAATATCACAAGATGTCGGTCATCGGCCCATAATATTCATTCGCTTCAATCCGGATGATTATACCGACGAAAAAGGTGAGAGTGTTCCTTCGTGTTGGGCGCAAAATGGAAATGGAATAATGGCGGTGAAGAAATCAAAGAAGAAAGAATGGGACGCGCGCTTGGAGAGGTTGCGCGAACAAGTGGAATATTGGACGAACCCCGAAAACGCGACGGAGAAGACAGTTGAAATTGTGGAGTTGTTTTATGATTGTGACTGAAATCTATCAAATTACGAATGGAATAATAAAACAGTGTTATATTTTTTATAGTTTGAATATAAAAAATGTGACGATATATCGTAAGATAAAATATTTGAAATACTTAATTGCTATACGCGAGCCCGCCCATACCACTCATAACCCTAAGAACGTTGTAATTCACGGCATACACGCGAACCTTGGCAGTGTTAGTTCCCTCAACGGTGGCGTTGGAAAGAACAAGCTGAAGGGTAGCGTTATCAATACGAGAAAAGTTGCAAGAGCCGGAAGGCTGGTGCTCCTCGGGCCTCAGAGCGAAGGAATACAGGTTGATTCCGGTGTCGGGGGCGCGAGTGTGGTGCTGCCAAGGCTGAACGAGGTCGAAGTAGGTTCCTTCGCGCTCAGAGAAGCGATCCTGGCCGTTAAGCTGGAGCTTGGCAGTCACGACTGGGTTCTCACCCCAGCAGTGCATGTCGAGAGAAGTCTCGGTGAGGACAAAAGTGCCGGCATCAGAGACACCGGAGTTCTGTCCAGGTCCAAAGTTGGGCAAGTTGTAGTTGGCGGAAGCGGCCTGGTCGGAGCCGAGCTGCCACCAAGAGGTCTGGGTGGTGTAGACATCCTGAGCACCGGCGTCGTTGAAGAGACCGGAGGCGCTGATGTAAGAGCCGGTGGTGTTGGCGACGGAGTCGTGAGAGCCGAAAGCCATGATGGCGTTGGGGAGGGCATCGACGGCGTCGGTGTAGTTGAAGGGCTGAGCGCCGAGGAGGCGGTTAAGAACGGAGCCGGACTCGAGAGAAGAGCAGTAGTCGACGTTCTTGTCGGGCTGGACAACCCAGATAAGCTCCTTAACGGGGTGGTTGAAGTTGAGCTTGATCTTGTTGGAAGAGGAACCGACGGACTCATCACCGGTGAACTGGAGCTGCTCGATGAGGTACTCGTGGGGGTTCTGGGCCATACGCCTGCGCTCATCGGTGTCGAGGAACACGTAGTCGACGTAGAGAGAGGCGGCGACGAGGGACTGGTTGTAGGCGGAGGTAACCTTGACGGCGGCGCCAGCGGTGTTGTTCAAGCTGGACATAGCCCACAAGCACTCCTCAATGGGGCGGATATCAAGGTTGATCTTGACCTCGTGGTACTGAAGAGCGATGAGGGGAAGGGCCAGACCGGGGTTGCGGCAGAACCAGAACTGAAGGGGGACATAGAGGGTGGTCTCGGGGAGAGCATTGCGGGGAGCGCAAACCTGGCGAGGAGCGTTGGCATCGCAAGGGCCATCGATGTCGTTGAAGGAGGGGTCGGTGATGAAAGTCAGCTGGGTGGTGTTGCCGATCATCTTGAAGTAGCCGCGCTGCTGCTCGGTAGACATGGTAAGCTGGTTCCAGATGTGCATCCAGTCGCCGTATTGGCGGTCGATGCGCTGGCCACCGATCTCAACCTCAACCTGAGAGATGAGCTGCTCACCGGGGAAGTCGAGCCAACGGGCATAGACACCAGCGGAACCGGAGGTGTTCTTAAGAGACTGGCTGATCTCAGGGAGAGTCACCTGAAGGTAAGTGCGGTAAGCCAAATCACCGTTACGGGAGATGGTGCAGGTCACACGGCGACCGAAGTCGGCCTGGCCGTTAAAAGTCTGCTCGATAGACTCCATGGCGAAGTTGGTGTGACGCTTGTAGCTGACCTTCCAGAAAGTAATCTGGGGATTGCCAGTCAGGTAAACGTCTTGAGCGCCATAGGCGACAAGTTGCATAAGTCCTCCACCCATTATAAATGCTTGTTATACTATTGAAAAAGAAAAAAAATCCGCGAAATGAACATATTTTCCGCAAAATGGAATTAAACAAAAATTGCTAAACTTCTTATACACATTTTTCAATTCCATTCAGTGGCAACATTATATTTCGATGTCACTATTCAAGTATAAACCGCCCAAAAAGATTATGCTTGACGAAAGAAGCATTACAACGCTAGACAGTAAGCATAAGGAATTACAGTCAGAGTTTCAATATATACAAGATACAATTATACCTGAACTCGAAAATGAAAAAGCCCAACGTAAGGAACGATTACAGTTCCTAAAGGGTGTCGGTGGGTGTCCATCGCGCACACAGGGGGGCGCACAGGAGCGTTCGGATAGTGACGAGAATGATACCGCCACTAGTTCCTTGATTCATACCAGCGAATCGAGCGGCAAAAAAGCGACGAAGCAGCCAAGCGTCCTTGAAGAATGCCTAGAGATTCGCGATCGTATCAAAGAAATCAACGCCACGATTAAAAAGTATCAACAGGATTATAAGAACTATTATCTACATAACAGCGAGTTCATTTTCGAGTATTTCGAGACAAAGAAGACAATCACAAATGGCGGCTCTACGAAAACAAAATCTCTAAATGCTTTCTTCAATCTACCGGAAGCGAAGAAGACCGAAGAATTATTCAAAAATCAGCACAATAATGTCGAAAAATACCTCGCAAGTATTGATCAAAGTTATATGGATGTTTCTAAATATGTCTACTCCACCGACATATGTCAATTCTGTCGGCAAGGTGAGATGATTCCCATCGAAAGTGAAGGAATCATGGTGTGTAATAAATGCTCTAAACAAGTCGTTTTTCTTATTGATAATGAGAAGCCTTCTTATAAGGAACCGCCTAAAGAGGCGTGTTTTTACGCGTATAAACGCATCAACCACTTCCGCGAGATTCTCGCACAGTTTCAGGCGAAGGAGACCACGTCGATACCCGATCATGTGCTCGAAAGCATCAAACAGCAAATCAAGAAGGAACGGATTGAAATCTCTCAATTCACCGATAAGAAGGCGAAAGAAATCATGAAGAAACTCGGATTTAATAAATACTATGAACACATTCCATTTATTAAAGATAAGTTGGGCATTAAACCTCCGGTCATGACGCCGGATTTGGAAGAGCGGTTGTGTAATCTCTTCATGGAAATCCAAGGCCCCTATGCGAAGTTCTGCCCCGACGACCGCGTGAATTTCCTGAATTATTATTATACGGTGTATAAGTTATGCCAACTCCTTGGCCGAGACGAGTTCCTGCCATTTTTCCCGATGTTGAAAGACCGCGAGAAGCGGATAGAACAAGACCAGATATGGAAGCAGATCTGTCTGGAATTTGATTGGGTGTTTATACCGACGCCGTAAGCGCGTAACGAAGTGGAGCCGGACGAAGTGGAGCCGGCTTACGTCCGCTTCGCTTTCCGCCTATGATTCCGCACTGTCCCCACCCCGCCACTCGCGAGACTGTGCGTTTTATAAAACACTTGCGCGTTATTCGTAAATAACCCAGAAAAGCAAATACATGGATTATATGGCTCTGTAACTGCCTCTGTAATCGTCAATTCATATACCGTAATATGATAACTGCCGCTATTGCGAAGTGTTATCGTATATGTCCCTACCGCCGTCGATCGGGTGGTCGTAATCGCACCAGTTGTCGCATTCATCGCGATGGCACCGCCGCCACCACCACCGCCGGTGATTTGTAATATCGAATACGAACGACTGCTGATCAACGCCGGCGCAGTCGATGTTCCAGCCGATGCGGAGGTGGCGAATGAACGCACGATTGTAGGGGACGTCGCTGCGCCCGTAATCACCGTCCGCGTATAAGGTGTAAGCCCCATCATGTAAAGCTCATATGGTGTGTTGTTGCCGGCATAAACCCATTTCGCACCCACAGGCGCACTCGATGATGCCGGCGCACCTGTAAGCACATTATTCGCGCGGGTATTACTCCATCCTGAACTCGCGTTGGCCGCCTCCGAGTAATTATTCGCGAGCGTGATTGTGCCATTATGAACCGTGAGATTGGTATTTACGTTCGTATAATTGGCGACGATATAACTATGTGCGTGTTCAGTTGTCCCCGTCGTATAACAATTCGTGATGCTTTTGTTCGTAGAATTCGAACCCGGAACCCTACCGAGAATACCGCCGCCAGTTGCCATAATCTGTCCGAGGGAATAACAGTTGGCGATAGTCACGGCTCCAGAATCGCTTCCGATGATTCCACCCGCGAGGTCGTTAATCGTGCCTGTGCTATAACACTCACTCACGGCATAGGCGCCACCGCCATTTCCTCCGGTTAGATGACCGGATATCCCACCGGCATTCTCTGTAATCACACCGGTCGAGTAACAATTTATAACAACAGCGGTTCCGCTTGACTCGCCAGTTATACCGCCGGCAAAATGCCCGATTTCACCGGTTGTCCAACATGATTCACATCGAAGTGCGCCAGCCGATGCCGGAGAATGGCTTCCGACGATACCGCCGGCATGTTGGTTGATTGCGCCCACGGAAGAGCATCCTATACACTTTACAGGCCCGCAATAATGTCCGATGATACCACCACTATTGTTACTTATCGGGCCATTTGAATGACAGTTCATGATGATATTACTGGAGGCGGTCGTATTATTCCCGAAATGTCCCTGACCGAACCACCCGCCACCATTTACGAGATGCGCTCCGCCGGTTGCGCGGATTTCAAGGTTCATGACATAGATATTATTGTATCCGTTTGTTCCGCCGCCATTGCCTGTTCCATTTTGAATAAATCCCGCGTAATTTGTGATTCCGTCGATTGTAATCACCGGTCGCGTTCCATCTGGTTTTAATACGCGAGAACCGACTTGAATGTTGTCTGTATTACATACAAAATACCCGTTATCTCCTCCAATCGTCGCGTCGATGGTTATATCCGTAACGAATTCAATGGTTAATACTCCCAATGATGTATCTGAATTATGTATATAAGAAAACCAATAAAGTTCGTACCACGTGATTTGATCTATGCTGTATTCTATAATCTGTCCTACTGCGGTTTGTCGAACATATACGGTAGTTCCACCCGGCTGGTAGAGCTGAGGAGCACCCACAGCAAAGCCCATCTCGCTCATCGGGCCTAGTAATAGACGCGGGGTAGTCGCGCTAGCGACGTTGGTGGTGCCTACCGTTTCATGTGAAAGACCCTCCGAAAAAACATAACCATAACCGCGTTGAATCGCATACGATACGCCGTCTAGAATCAGGTTTCCTGGGCTACTTGTCAAATATACTAAATAAGTATTTGAAAAAGAGGAAGCACCGTGGTCGTGATGTGCCGGTGTATCTCCCGCAATCCATCGCATAGGTATTGATGTCACGTTGGCGGATAATTGAAGACCCATCGCTTCAAATAATTCTGACCGAATTGTTGATGTTAAAGGGATTGTGAAATACTCGGAGATGCTACTCGTCGCGCTTGTCGTGATCTTTGCTTGAATCCGTGCTTTTGCGCCAACGACTTCAGGGCGTGAAACCAACCATTCGATGCTTTCATCGGAGAATACATATCGGTATTGATTCGCCATAATGAAATGTAATGTATATTATACTTAGATATAAATATACATTGTACTTAGATATAATATAAATTGGCCCATGAAGTTCAACACTCCGCCGACGCCGTAGCTTCCACCTTCACCCACGACTCCGGGCATAAATCCCGTGTATTATGTGAAACGCCTGGACCGAACCAAATACTCGGATAGCACACCACCTTTTGCGGGTTGGCGTTGAAATACGCTCCCCACCAGCTGAATGTGCTGTTGGCAATAATATTGTGGTCGCACACACTCATGAGTAACATCTGCTGCCAATCAGCGATGGTATCACGGACAAAATGAAACTCGATGTCGCGTCCATACGCTGGTCCTGTTGTATCTGTAGCGCAGCGGTGCTTCAATGCCGCGACATGTTTCAATACAATATTTTTATCGCATGGTTCATAGAAGACAAGAAACGAATAACGCGTCGTCGTCGGTGTCGTCGTCGTCGTCGTCGTCGTCGTCGTCGTCGTCGTCGTCGATATAATATGCGACAAGGCGCGATAATAATACTCTACCGACATGACTGGATGAATATGTAAATTCAATACCGAGTCGCCAATACGAAAGTGCGTGCTTACCAATATCCGCGACTTTTGCGGTGATGCGGGGTAGTCGTTACTCCACGTTTCACTTCCATATATATTTTTTATCCACGATTGTTGCTGTGAAAGCTGTAACATTGCGCATATCTCGGCATATTTATCTACGAAATATTTTTCACTTTGAAAATAACCATGAAGACGAAGAGGTTTCGTATATTTATTTGTTTCGGTTGGAACTGGAGTGTGTTGAAATCCGATTTCATCCCAACGCGCCAATGAGTTAAACATTTTATCGGTGATTGCATTGCTTGGCGTAAGATAACGACGCAGACCACGAAATATTGTGCTCCAGTGTGTATGTCTTGGATGCCCGGGATTTCCTGGTAAATCCTTGTATTCCATGAAAAAAAACGCGTCGTTATTGCGAATTGCTGCGGCGACCGTTGTGAATATTTGGAACAGTTGATTGCCCAACCCGCCCATAATTGTGATTGTAATCATGATTCAGTATATATTTACACGAAAGATACAGTATATAAAGACAACAATTTTAAGTTTATTTAGAGTTATAGAATTATAGAATTACGATGCTTCGGCGATTTTCCGATATTAAACACGCGATTTACATCAATTTGGATTCACGCACGGACCGTCGTGTGTTATTTGAATCTCAGATTGAAAAACTTCACGGACAATACCCCGCCGATTTTTCATTTTATCCTGTTTCGCGATTTTCCGCAATTCAGCATGAGCATGGCGCGATAGGTTGTTCCAAAAGTCACATCGAATGTTTGCGTATTGCGAAGAATAATGGATGGGAACACGTTCTTATCTTTGAAGATGACGCGCATTTCATTCATCCCGAGGTATTGGTTCATCAGGTTTCGTCGTTCCTATCACGGTTTCACGATGAATGGGATGTTCTGTTACTATCTGGGAATAATTTCCCGCCATTTAAAATAGAAGCGCCCGACTGTTTTCGGGTTGCGAATTGTCAAGTTGCCACGGCTTATCTCGTATGTAGTCGCTATTATGACACGCTGCTTGAAAACTTTGAAAATAGTCTCGCGGGACTTGAAGCCAACCCAGAAAATAAACCGGAATTCGCGTGCGACATGTACTGGAAACGGCTCCAGCGAACGGACCGATGGTATCTTATTACACCGATTTGCGTGACACAGCGACCTGGATATAGTGATATCGAAAAACAAGTGGTAGATTATGAAAAAGCTATGACTGATTTGGTAAAAAAGAGACCGCCGCTGCCCCGACGACGATGATGATGAAGTTAAACGTCTGTTAGATAGTGATCCACCACCCACCATCCAAAGTCGCGGTCGCTCGGATAATGATGACCCGCCATAATTCGGATATTCGCACACTTGGTTGCGATTTCCATCACTGCGTGCGTCTTTGCCGGGAATTTGCGTGCGAGTATTTTTGCTAAATAATATGCCTGAACTGCGTGGCCGGATGGATAGGCGGGCGTCGCTGCGGATTCGGAATGAAGGAGTGTGCCATTTTGTTCGTTGATGAGTTCAGGTGCGATTTGCGATGGACGCGCGCGGTTATATTTCCATTTCAACATTTTGGTGACAAACATGACACGCGAACTCGTCATAATTTTGTCCATGTCTTCTAATGTCATTTCATCGGGTTTGATTACATTTGTAAATGGCGCAGCGGGATTCATATCGGTCATGCGAAAAAATGCGACGTCACTTGGCATTCGCTTCATAATGTATTCGCTCATGACGAGCTCGACCTCGATGCGACTATCCGGAAATGCTTTACCTATACCGGGTATGGAGAGATTAAATGACGGATACCACCAATAATATCGGGTAGGTTGGACGAGTAGAACGATGATATACGCAATCATGAATGCGACGAATATTCGAAAACGGTCAGGGTCGCGTTCAACAATATGATAGTGATATGACCCGATACGTTCTCGTAGTTCCGTTACTGCGCCGCTTTCTTTTTTCGGCGAGGCCAACCCGACCCATGACCGAAATTCATTTATGTGAGGCAATACAACCATTCCTGTAATATATACTTGAAGCATATATTATAGCATAATTCTAGTCGGGTGCGGCGGCCACGACGACAACGACGACAACGACGATGACGCAGTCGTATTTACACGCGGAGGGGGGTGGGGAAACCGACGAGGTTGGCACCGATACCGAAGCCGGCACCGGTTCTCGCTGAAACGGCAAGGCTGGGGACATAGGTATCCAAAATACTGAAAGTGGCAGCAGCGGTAAGGGCAATAAGCGCGACCTCATCGAATGACAGGCTGCGTTTAGGAATAGCATAGGCAGCGATAGCCACCATAACACCTTCAACCAAATACTTAATGGTTCTCTTGACGAGTTCGCCTAAATCAAAAACACCGGACATTGAATGATTTATTATAAATAATAATAAGAAATTAATATTTACAAGTGCCGGTTTATTCCAGATAATTCCGCGATTGTCGAAAATCGATAAATGCGTTAAATCACTTAAACAACTATGTTATACTATATTATAGTTATGTCGCAACAAGCCCCTACCCGCATCCCCGCCCCTGCGGGCGTCGAATTGAAAGAGACCCGAACTGGTGATGTAAATCCTAACTATATTGACTTGTTAGAGGAAGACAAGCCGATTGCTGGACAGAAGTTTGCGTGTCTCTCTTTTGTTTCTCCGGAATCGATTTTGAAGCAGAAGGATCATTTCTTCTTTGACAAGTTTCTCCACTACTGGGACTACCAGAAGTCGATGGAGAAGTTTGTTCAGTTCCTTAATTTTGTCGCGTTCAAATATCACGTTAGTTTCGATAAGCTTACCGCCGATTTTCAAGAGTTTGCTAAAGAAGAGAAAGAAACGCTTCAGAAGACGAACATCTATGATGAATATAAGACGTTCTTAGATAAGCATGAAGATGACTTGGAGACCGAATTCAACGAGAAGCATAACTTTCAGACATCGGTGCGTGGATTGAAGGTCCGCGGTGTATTCGGCTCACAGAAGGAGGCGGAATTGCGTTGCCAGATGTTGCGTGAGGTGGATCCCAACCATGACGTATTCGTCGGTCCGGTTGGAATGTGGGTGCCATTTCACCCTGACGCCTATAAGACTGGTCGTGTTGAGTATATGGAGGAGACCTTGAACCAGTTGATGGCGGAGAAGAAGAAGAACGAGGAACAGGCCAAGACTGAATTCGATAAGCGCGTCAAGGATACGAAGGCGAAGGCGATTCAGGAGAATATGAAATTGGCTAAAGAGAGCGGCAATAAGCTCACGCAGATGTTGGCGAAGGACGGCGAGACGTTGGTGGATGCGAAGCCGAAGCTCATGGAGGGCGGCAGCGGCAGCGGCAGCAGTGCGAGCGAGGGAGTGGGCGGTGGTATCTGGAACGCGAGTGATGAAACCGCGTCCGTATCAATGACTGTGGAAGAGATGCGCAAGGAGCTGTTCGAGAGCGATGATGTCGTCATGGATAAGAATAGTGACCACGGATTGTCGAAGCTGACCTCGTCGGAGGGTGAGACAACCAAAATGGATTCGGTTGATTAGTAATTGAATATTCTAAATGAAAACAAAGGTCATTATTACTACTGTCGCATACAGTAATAATAATGTGATATGAAAGATTATTTTATCTACCATTTTTTGGTAAATGTAACGTTGGCATTCCAACCGCTCGACTGGCTGTAGCCGCCGCCAAAACTAAGAGATGAATTCTTTGCTTCAGCAGCAGCAGATGAGGCAGAAAAATCGGTACAAGACATTGTCTTCGGAATCGTAAGTTGGAGAGTTCTCATGGAAGAATGAAGAGTGAATTATATTATATTATAGGATAATATTATTTATTATAATTCGAAGATTAAATTGTTTATTATTACTAGTCGTGCGAATTCGTTACTTAGACGGACTGCGCGACACAGTAATAATAATCATTAAAAACTGTTTTGTCTTTGACACTGCGGCTCATTTTGGCGGTGGAGAAACCTTCGGATTCCGAGGCTTTCGCGATTGTATTCCACGTTTTGAGGACTTGATTGGAACCCACTAACCGCTTTTCCACCTTCTTGCCTGTGGTTGAAAGTTGGACGCCGATGATAGCGTTGGCACCCTGTTCTTGGATGATGGATTGTTTCAATTCGGTATAACATTGACGTAGGCACACTCCATAATATCCTTCATTCGAATTATTTTCAGACCAAATCGTCGCCTTAAGTGCGTTCGGGCACGCATTCAAATACGTCTTCAGGTTCTTCATGTCGTTTTCGCTTGGTGTCTGTCCCACAGAGATTTTCCATTGCTGATACTCTTTCAGGAGTGTAGAATTCAGGATTTTGCCACGGTCGGAGAATTGGCAGCACTGGAAAATAAATGTTTCAACACTGAATTGTGCTGGGTTTTCGGCCTCGGTTGCGATGACCTTCTTATATTCAATTGTGTTCAGTTTAACACCCTGGTAACAGTGTACTCCGTGGAGTCTTACTTGCTTGAACCGGACGTCCATATAATGCTTCAATGCGTGGAATGTATCCTTTGCGGGCTTTGTTTGAGACCATAAACGAAACCGGCCTTCGATATTGACTGATTCTTCATCTACATCGGGACGCACAATACAGCATTTCGTGACAAATTCATTGAACCTTTGATTGAGTTCATCCCCTGGGATGAGGGCGTGTGCGAACGGAGACGCATTATCTTTCGCAGCGACTTCAATCACTTGCGACTGTTGCGCGGTCTTCTCTTTGAGTTCATTATTGGCGAGGGTGAGTTCGTGAATAGTCTTCTTTTTCAATTCGAGGTCAGTAACAAGCTTCGCGTTCTCGGCCTCCAATTCTTGATTGCGTTGAATAAGCCTGTTAAAGTTTTCCACATTGTACATTGTAGCGTGAATAATGTCTTCGATGTGCTTTGTAAGGCGGGCAATCGTGAAATTGGTGTTATCATATGCGATGATTTCGGTTTTGTTTTTACCTGCGACCTCGATTGTCCTAATTTGGCGCTTGATTTTTGGGTGCGATTTAATATTGTTCTCGATTTGGACTTTGTTGGCGACGCGAAACGCACCTGCGAGTATGAAATTGGTGTATTTCTTATGATGGTCTGCGACACGGGCGGCGAGGTCGTTGGTGTGGCCGAATTTGATGAGTTTCTCGTTGTCGGCGTTGGTGTTATCGATGGTGCCGAAGTAGATACATTCCGTATTCAATGGAAATTGGCTGATAAGGGTTTTCTCGACTGCACGTTTCTTTTCTTGAGTAAGGGTGATGGTGGCTTGGTTGAGTTGCGCGGTGGATTGTTCGAGTTGGGCGCGAAGCTGATTTGTTTGTTCGTCGACGGTTTGATGAATAATTTCTTCTAGTTTGATGTAAAACTCATGGATTTCACCTGCTTTCTTGGTCTGTGCTTTCAGGCAGAGAAGTTTGAAGCAACGGATGGTGAGTTTGATGGTTTGCTTGTTGTGACCGCCATGTTTTTTGGGTTTGTCCTGATTGGTGGAATGTTCTTCATCACTATCAGAACTTGAAGCAGTAATATTTTTATAATCAACATTAAGTTTGAAGTTGGCTTCAATAATTCTAATTGCGCAGAATTTTTGACTGAAATCTAACCACCTCCAGATGTCATCCAAATCAACAACAAAGTCTGTATTCTTATCATAATTCAGGTAACAATAAAAACTAGCAACAAATAATTGCTGTTCGAATGTGTTGAAGTTTTCTTGAATTTTTTCGAGGAGAATATTGTTATATGATTGCGACAACCGTGTAATCGGGTTTTTCTCGATGAGTCCAACAATGTTGAGGGTCGCCGAAGAGGCGGCGGCAGAGGCAGAAGAAGCGGAGGACATCGTTATGAGCGTATGTTATACTATGTATATACGGATGTCTTTAAGTTGTTTTCATATACACAAGCAAGATTATACAAGCAAGATTGTAATAGTAATTAACATAAAACTGAATATAATTAAATGAACATCTTCGAATAATATATATAACTATTATTATTTATAAAATATAAATGGAATGTGCTATATGCTATGAAATATTTTTTAAACCCAACACGGAAGAAGAATTACGTGAAGCTATAAAAAATTACAAGGAAGAAATGATAACAATGAAGAACGACATAGAAAAAATGATTGAACACGGTCAAAAATTTAAAGCCCTTCTAATTACACCTACAAACAATACATTACATCGTTGTCCTATGCCTGATTGCGAGTGTATAATTTGTGCGATTTGTTGGGATAAAATAAACGAGAACCGTAGAAATGTTCATTCTTATAAATGCCCTTATTGCAGACAAATTGATTGGAAGCTTTACATGAATTATGTTTTAGATACATTACAAATTAAGGTTTTAGGTATTAACGAATTTTCTAAAATATACGTGCGAAGATGTTTTCCATAGTTCTATGATTTTCCGCTTTCATAAATGAAAAGCGGAATTTATAAAAGCGACTGGTATGATTATATTCGCTTTTATAAATTAAAAGCAAGATTGTGATTGAAATACTAATTTCGCAATCTTGCTACACCCAAATGTAAAACAACTTTTGTTATAACAAAAGCTGTTTCTATGAAATACTAATATCATATAACTCGCTTCTCAATTTTGCAATCTTGCTACCCCGAATTGCGAAGCGCTTTTCCCTCACCACTTGCTCTTCTTCACGTTAATCTTCGGCGCCTTACTGTTTTTCGCAGCGTTAGGGTCATACGACTGCTCGCCTTCATCATCAGAACCGAGATTTTTCGATATTTCCCAGAACTCCTTACTGCCCAGCTTGAATGGCCCGTGCTGTTGTGCCTTATACCAGAAGATTTGGTCTTGTAATTTGTTCGATTTCGCGTTGTTATTGATGACCAAACACTCATAATTCTCGGTGCACTGGTCCATGACCTGACAAAAGCTCTCAAATGTGGGGAACATGCCCGCATAGTTGTCGTAGATTCGCTTACGATTCGCAATATATGGCTCACGGAGGATAAAAACGTAGTCGATATTCGTGCGGAGATTTGGAGGGATACCAAGGGGATATTGCATTGTGATGACTAACATGATCTTCCAATGACGCCCGTTCATAAAGAGGAGACGCATCATCACGTCCTTCGTCCATTTGTTATCATACAGGCAATCATCCAATACAACGAACGTCCTTGGGTCAATGGATGACTTCTTATACATATCCTGTTCTTTTTTGACCTGCTTTAAGACTGCCTTTTGTCGCTTGAGAATATTCTCGATGATGGCCGTATTATACGCATCATGGATGAATAGTTTTGGCACATGGGCTGCGAAGAAACCGTTGCCGGCTTCTGTTCCGGAGATAACGGTGCCGATTGGGATATCTTGGTGGTGAAACATCAAGTCCTGAACGAGGAAACTTTTACCGGTATCACGACGCCCGATGAGAACGATAACGGGACCCTTGTTTTCATCGGGGCGAAAACTGATCGCCTTCATGTCGAATTTGGCGAGCTCTAAATTCATGACCTCTCGCTTAGTAATACAAAAGCTGTATATTTTTTTATGATATTTTACACGAAATGAATATCCGTCGTCGCCGTCGTCGCCTCCGCCTCCGCCCGTTTAAAACCAATATAAAACTTCTATCGAACAATCATATTATTACTGTCTGTATTTTAGGAAAATGACGATAACGACGCCAGCGACGGCGAGTTTCCAACTTCACTACCGAAAACATAAATATACGCCGGAGAAAATCGAGTCGGCATTATTGTATGATATTCAGAATTACATACCGATTTATTCGAGGTTTTTCGATATCAACGAGACCAACTACAACGGAATTCAATTGAATCAACGGTATTATTTACAGAATATCGTCGAACACTCGATTATGGAATCGACGACGGCGACCGACCGCGCGAATTCCACTTCACTAAATCATTTAGAAACGGTGATTGCTGATGATGCTGGCAACACGACGAATGTCCCGATGTTTGTAAAATACTCGCCGCTTCTAGACCCGATTCGATATTTATCGGGCAAATATGAGGCGATTCAAAAGTCGTCCTCACTTCCTAAATACAATTCAACAATCGATAATTGTGATGATAAAATACTGAACACGAATAATTCATCGTATGTAGATGGATTTTTCTCATATTTGACGAGTCGCACGCTTCACACTCATGGCGTAGTTCATTGTTTAGACTATTATGGAAGTTATCTCTGCAAACAACGCGAATTTTCGACCAATGTCTTTGATGATATTGATTATTTGGCGGATTGTCCCTTTTTCAATACAAAAGAGAACGAACTTTTCACGATTGATTATTCGCAGTTTGGTGATGATAGCGGTAGCGGTAGCGGTAGTGTCAATATTGGAAGCAGTAAATTACAGAAACTTCGTAATAAATTACATCCGGTATTGAACGGCGATAAAACTACGGATGACTATTTATTATCCGACAATTACTTCAATAAAAAGGATCGTATTTCTATTCTCGACCATGTCTCTGAATGTGGTGCCACCGATGTAAGTGAGACTACAGCGACGGTAGAACTGCCGACGCCGGTGGTGGAGAGTAGCAACAGCGTTCTTGAGATAAACATGAACGATTTTGAGATTGAAAGCGAGTGTGTAGAACATGAACCAAAGACACTACAACCAAAGACGACTACGAGAGATTACGATGACGATGATACATCACAGTCGAATTCTTCTTATACGACAATATCAGATGATGCCGACGACTGTGCGGATGACGCCGACGCCGACGCCGACGACCACGACGACCACGACGACCACGACGACGACGACGACGACGCCAAACACCAAAAACAAGAAGAATCGCCGGAAAGCGAAAGCGATGATGAATATTCCTCCGACTATTCTGGTAGTGATTACAGCGACGATGAACAAATCACCGTAAAAATCAAGGATTTCCCAATACAGGCGATTTTACTCGAAAAATGTGCCAACACACTTGACCATATTATGATGACGGATGAATTAACGAACGACGAATGGGCTTCCCTGCTGTTCCAGGTGATTATGACGCTTGTTATTTACCAAAAAATGTTTTCATTTACACATAATGACCTTCATACCAACAATATTATGTTTATTGAAACCACCGAAGAGTTTATTTATTACTTATACGAAGACCAATATTATAAAGTTCCGACCTATGGGCGTATCTTCAAACTCATCGATTTCGGTCGAGCAATCTATAAATTCCGCGGCCAGCTTATTTGCAGCGACAGCTATCATCCCAAGGGCGACGCAGCAACCCAATACAATTTCCCCCCGTATTATAATCCAGACAAACCCACGGTTGAACCGAATTACAGTTTTGATTTGTGCCGATTCGCATGCGCTCTTTTCGACTATTTTATTTACGACCTGCGCAAGGTGGAAAAGCTGTGTAAATCCGACCCGATTATTAAGATGGTTGTGAAATGGACGATGGATGACAAAGGGCGGAATGTGCTGTATAAATCGAGCGGTGAGGAGAGATATCCTGATTTTAAACTCTATAAGATGATTTCGCGGTCTGTTCATAATCACATCCCCGCCAATGAAATCCATAATCCGGTGTTTGACCAATACAAAATCACCTTAAAAAAATACAAGAAACATGCGGCTCTCTCGGCGAAGTTCCTGAAGGATGGAAAGAATACGCATATTTTTATGAATGTAGATACGCTTCCATGTTATTGTGATAACGTAATCGTAGAGTAATAGCACTACGTGCTACGTGCCTGAGCACGTTTATTTTCAAGAAACCTATCTCGATGAGCGCCAACTCCGTTCTTCGCGATGAACTCAATATTGCGCATGGTCCATCCCATCGAACATCCAGAATGTCCAGTAATCATATTATTCTGAACCAGTGTAACGATTGGGTCATCCCCCGCGCTGAACTGAAATCCTTGCCCGGATGGCGGGCTGTATTCCGAGAGATATTTCCATACGTTGATTTCTTTTACGGCGAGTTCCGGCAATGCGTTGGCGATAAGAATTGCGCGCATGCCGTCCTTAATCATATCCTCGGACCATTTGTCATTCAGATACGAGAGATCGCAATCTCTCACTTCATCAAGTGTGAGAGGCCAGTATCCGGAAGAAGCGGGTTCAACTGGAATAGCAACAGTAACATATTCGGGGAAAGCAACAGATGACATTACGACGATGAGACGATACGACGATGAGACGATGAGACGATATTGTCCGGTGTAATATAAACATAATGATTCAATTTTATGTTTATATATGTGTGGTCTAACACGCGAATTAGTATTTGAATAACTATCAGAATTTCACAGCCTCGATGCCATCTTATCCAATACCACGCCCGCAACGACACCAAGTGATAAACTGCCTGACATAAATCCTATCATTGCGGTGATAATCGTGATCACCCAGCGTCGGTCAAATGACTGTGGTTTGAATAAGCTGTCCCAATCGCCTGTTTTATACACGACAAGCAACATCACACCGACAACTGCCGCAATCGGGATTTCGTTGATGGCGCGGCCGAAGAAGAGGCAAATGATAATAAACAACACACTTGTTATTACAGATGAAAACTGGGTTTTCGCGCCGTTGAATAAGTTCAGTTTGCTTTGACCGACCAACACGCAACCGCCGAATCCGCCGGTCAGTCCCGTTGCGATATTCGCAATGCCTTGGATGAGACTCTCGCGATATGAATCCCCCTTCACACCCAACGCCGACTCGGTGTCTCGCACCATGATGAGCGACTCCAACAATCCGGTAAATGCCATCGCGGCGGAGAATGGCAGTATCTTTACAAGATGTTCGAAATCATACTTTAATTTACTCGGAGAAATCCCATCCAGTGATATGAGAGAAGGGAGTTCCGATTTTATCTCTCCAACGTCTTTCACGCGGTCAATATTGTAATATTTTGTAAAAATATAGATGAACGCTGTAATTGCCAACATCGACACAAGACCGCCTGGGATATGAATGTGCTGGTCTTTGCTATGCGTTATTTTTACAACACCGAAAAACGCGATCAATGTAGATATAATTGTGAATAGGGTCGTATTCGCTAATTTCAATCCAGTGAGCCATTTGTGTTCTTTATCTTTGAAATTATCGAGTTGATGAACCGCGATGAGACCGGCCAATGCGACTAGAAACCCCGACATGATGTGTTTCGGGACATAAGTTACATATTTATAGAGTCCCGTTACAGCCGCCAACATCTGGATTACACCGCCGATTATCACAGTCGGGATAATATATTCCTTTCCCACGAGCGTGCCTACACCGGCGATAGATGTCGCAACTGCGGCGGTTGAACCAGATATCATCGTTGGCATTCCACCGAATAACGATGTGATGAGAGACATGACCATCGTATTCTGAATTCCGACATTCGGTGCTAGTCCCATAATAAAGGCGAATGCGATGGATTCAGGGATGAGTAACAGCGCAATCGTTAGACCGGATAGAAACTCATTGACGAGTTGATTCGGCGTTGCGGCACTTGCGGCACTTGCGGCACTTGCGGCAATTGCGTTCATTATATAATATAAACATATTATTTGTAATTATATACGCCGTATATTATATACATACGAATCATATAATGAGCAATTCAGATGACGGCGGTAGGATCCGTCGCGACAGTATGACCATCGATGGCACTACATATGATATCACCGATTTCAAACATCCGGGTGGAAATATCATCAATTATGCGAAGAATACTGCGGATGCTACCGAAATCTTTCGCGAATTTCATCATCGTTCTGACAAGGCGAAAAGGGTTCTCCTTTCTTTGCCGCATTATAATGACGTTTCTGACGCAGACGAGGCAGACGATACCGACCCCGACACCGACCCCGACACTGTCGGCAATACCATCCCCGAATTAACCCAACAACAGCAGGAAATGACCGCCGACTTCCGAGAGATGCGCAACAACCTCGTGAGTCAGGGTTGCTTTGAACCCGACTATATTCATGTGTATTTTCGGTTATTGGAACTCTCATTTTATTTTAGTCTAGGTGCGTGGCTCGCACCCTATAATATTTACGCATCTATTCTCTCGTTCATCGCATTTAAGACCCGTTGTGGCTGGGTTCAGCACGAATGTGGCCATCTTAGTTTTACGGGTGTGCGCTCGATCGATCGCGCGATTCAGACATTTACAATGGGATTTGGCGGAGGCGTTAGTTCATCCGTCTGGAACACGATGCATCAAAAACATCACGCCACACCGCAGAAAATCAAGCACGACATTGATTTGGATACAACGCCATTTGTCGCGTTCTTCAACACCGCATTCGAGGAAAACACGAATGGAAAGGCGAGCGCACGTTTTATGAACCGGTGGTGGATGCGTCTTCAAGCATGGACGTTTTTGCCTCTCGTGAATGGAATCTTTGTTCATTTGTTCTGGACGTATTATCTTCATCCGAAAAAGGTATTTCACCGTTTATGCTCAGCAAAGACGAGAGAAGTTCATACCGAAACCGCACTGGAAGTCATATGTATGAGTGCGTCACATATAGTTATTCCTGCTATTTTTTACAACACGGGGGATTACGGTATTTTCTTCTCCTATTTTCTTCTTATGATCGCAAATTTCTGGAATTTCATTTATTTATTCGGCCACTTCTCTCTCTCGCACACTTATACCGGCGTGATTCCGTCGAACGTGAATATCCTCTGGTTTGAATATGCGTTAGGCCATACCGTCAATATATCTACAAAGTCGGCACTTGTATCATGGATTATGGGGTATCTCAATTTTCAAATCGAGCATCATCTCTTTCCGTCGATGCCTCAATATAAAAATGCGCTGGCAGCACCACACGTTCGGCGTTTTTGCGAGAAATGGGCGCCAAACTTGAAATACACCGAGCATACGTATATGGAATCGTGGCGATTGATGTTATCCAATCTAAATGAAGTTGGAAAACATTATTACGAGAACGGAGTGAGGCGACCAAGTAGTGAGGAAGGAGAGCATCCGCACATGGATTAAAAGCCAGGTGTATCCACGAATACGGCTGGTGTAGTTCCTGTATTGTTACTACCGGCACTATTCGCAAGATTCTCGAACTGATTTAATATGAAGACCGCCAATACGGAGGAAATACAAACAACAATCGAGTCGCGAAGAAGAACCTTCACCGGCTTTTGATTCTCCGGTTCAGCAAAACGCATTTCGATGAACTTCAATAAAAAATATACGACCGCAACCGCGACGCCAATGATGACTAATTTTGTCGAGTCAAACATGAAATGTATATAATTCTATGAACAGATGTATATACATACAAATTCAATTATTTATCGTTAATTATACGCAAACAAAATCAAATGAGGTGTTATTATGTCTGGAATGCCATCATTACCGGAGGATAACAGACATACATAACAAGACCGGCGATTGCTAAAAACGCGAATGAAAACACGAAAATCAATAGATCGATAATGAATATGTTGTTATACCATTTACTCTCTTCTTCTGACTCTTCGTCACTCATGAGTATGGGTAGTTACTATATACAGATGTGTGTATTATTTTTGACAAGTTATACACAAATGCCAGCCTAGCTTCTGCTCCAAACCCTTAAATATATTATTAGGCATATGTTCAAACCAATCCTCTTTTACATACCGATATTGTTTGTAATCTGGTATTTTATATGGGAAAATATGATCTTGCTGTATTTGAATATTCCTAAATTCGCACAACATCTTATAAATTTGGTCATTCGTATATGTAAAAGCAACCGGACAATTCGATTGTGCTTCATATTGGTCTAGACTGCTGTCAATCATCATTTTTTTCCACGAGTTTTCGGCATATACCATTATTTTTAGAACACCGTCCGGGCGTAATAACCGCCAGCAATTGTCGATTATTTTTTGAGGGTTTGGGGAATGATGGATTACGCCAAACGAATAAATCAAATCAAAATCGCATCCTACCTTGGACAATTCTTCTAGGTTTTGTGCGTCGATATTGAAAAAAGACCCCTTAAGTTGAAATACATCGAATCTCTTTTTTGTTATTTCAAGAGACGTATCCGATAGCTCGATTCCAGTATATTCTGCGCCATTTTTTGCGAAATTTACCGCGTCTGTGCCGATTCCACATCCGATTTCCAAGACCCTTTTTCCGCTCCATTTATTGAAATCCGCAAACCCGGGGATGTGCGACTCTACAAAATACTTACGGTTTTCGACCTCGTCAAAATACTCCTTCGTTCCAACTTCACATGAGGAGTGTTTGATATTACACGGTTGTTGATTCCAATAATTTATAATTGAATCCATTACAGAGAAATATATTATTTCATCTGATAAAAAAATAATAAAGCAAACGAACAACCAATTACGCCAGAACTTGAATATCATCTAAAAGTGGCGGTGCGTTGATTTCTTGTGATTCATTCAAGGTATGAATATCCAAGGTATCCAACCGAATATCACCGCCAATATTCAACCGACCCCCACGGTCTTCATCGTCGGCATCGTCGGCGTCGTCGTCGTGGGTCATAAACTCGTTCTTTCTCTCGCTCGCATCCGTTTCAAATGTTCGCACCTCATTATCTCCGAAGGATATGCCGCCGCTGCTGCCGCTGCCGCTAATCGCCGGGCCCGAGGAGCCGTTCAATTCGCCCACGAAATCGAGCTGGTCGATAGTAGCGCCAACACCATCACCCCCGCCCCCCGTATAATTTTCATCGTTATTATTGCCGCCGCCCAGGCTGTCCTCGTCGCCACTTACTCTGTCGCGATGGCGTCTTCGTCGAGTGCTTCCATGATTCGCGCGGCGTCTTGCCGAGAGATTGGCGTCATCTTCCGAGAGAATAGGCTCTTGTTGAATCACTTCCTCGTTCTCGGTCACTTCGACCACATCCTCAATTGTATCCTCTAAATACATCTTGATTAGTTCCTCTACAGGAATATTGTCACGAATCGTATTATAAATACATTCCTTCACGATAATCTCAAACTCGCGATTGTTGCGCTGGGTATGAAGCGGCAGGATCCCTCTCTCGAAAATATATACATTCGAATACACCTTGCGCGCAGTATTGACGTATATCTTATGAATGAAATCAGACAAATGCGGAATTTTAATATCCACCTTCTTCTGCTTGTTTCCAACACGCATGACGGTCATACACTTCAGGTGAATAATATGGACGCAAGTAATCAAATCTTCTAAATATCCACACGTGCTGCGTTCCTTAATTCGCGCGGTTTCGTCTTTGATGATGTTTGGATTCCATTTGGGCACACGCGAGAGAAGATTCTGGAATGTCATCAAATACTTATCTTGCTCTTTATTCCCAACACACAGCTTGACTGATTCATCGAAAATAGAACGAATACCTTCTTGGACGAGAGGTGTCAAAATATTCACAAGACGCGACGCCCATTCGTTTTTGGATTCGTAGAGTGATGTTACAGAATAATCGTCCATAATGAGCGAATGAATGAGCGAATGAGCGAATGAATAAATGAATGAATGTAATTACATAAATGAAATATTTTCTAAACTCACATTACAACGAAATACGATAAAGTGGAGAAAATACAGCAACAAAAGTTTTTCATTTCTAAACTCTTTCCTTACCTTGTCAAACATGATGAGTAGTTCGTAGCGGCGTATATCGATAATGTCGGGGTGAGTATGAATATAATCGATGATATCCAATCCACAATACCCTTGTTCATATAATGAACCCGATAAATTCAGGATTTCTTCATAAGATTTACAGCTTGGTTTGTCTTCACAATCTGCCGATGCTGCTGCCGATGCTGCTGCCGATGCTACCGACTGTAAGTAACTCGGGTGTATCTTTATTAATTCATGAAGAGGATGTTCTCTCGACTTGTGTATTTTATACGTGTCACACGCCTTGTCCGCAAGCCAACTATGAATATTTATCGCTGTGGGTCGATGAGTATCGCATCCATTCCCCGCCTCCACGGCAATCATCGGAGGGGGGATATAAATATCACAAAACCTCGAGAGAATCGGTTTCAATAAACTATCCTTGTTCTCTACCACAATAAAAAACCGTGTAGATGAGCTGAATAATTCGATACATCTTCGTAGCGCGGACTGCGCGTCAATCGTGAGCTTATCCGCATTTGTCAATATAACCGTTTTGAATATCGCGCCTTCTTTCATGTCGATATTGGTCTTTGCGAAAAACTTCAATTCTTCGCGGATAAAACGGATTCCTTTACCATGCGCACAATTCGCACGCATGATATAATTTTTCATGGCATTTTTATCGCCATCATAAATCGCGTGGATGAAACGGTTTAAAATATATGTTTTCCCCGAACCATGCGGTCCATAAAATATAATATTTGGTATTTTCCGGTTTTTTATGAATACATTTAATTTATTGTGAATATTTTTATGTGTTTCTTCTAGTTCTGGTATGATTGTGCTTGTCATTATTATTCTTAATACTAAAGACAAAGTATATTTACATCCTTTTTTCAACAAGGCTCGCCTCTCGCCGTCTATAAATTAATCGTCTGTTCGTATGGTTTTACGCTCGACAATTTTCCAGGCATATTGCTCTTTCCGTCATTGACGCCGCCGTCGCCGCCGCCCGCTTCTCCATCCGTATAATAGTAGTTGGTAGTATAATAATAGCTTGTAGGTTTCGATGCGCCATAAAACGGGGATTCTTCCTCATAACCTTGCCCGTTATATTTCCCAAGGTAGGCAGTCGCCGCAGGCGAACCATCCTCATAATAATACGCATTCCGCTGGTCTGTTCGTTGATTCCCCGCGGGATCGTTTGGATCGACCCAGTTGCCGATACCGCGAATGATATTTCCCGCAGCATCTCGGATGGTTCCAAACAAACCGGGGCTCTGTCCCGGTGGTTGTCCAGGCGGACGACCGCGCCGATATCCGCCGAAATTGCGTGTAATCCCGCGGCGGTAAATATCATCGTCATCCTGTGCCGATGAACTTGAAGACGACGCAACATCATCGTAACTCGACCGTGTTGTCGCCAGCAGGTTCTTTTCGATCTGAGTTCCATCCGGCAAATAGGTCGCCCAACGAATCACTTTCGCGCAGTCGGCGTCGATACGGCACGCATCCGAACCGGTCTGGCCTGGATTGTTACACTTCCACGGGCATTTACGCATAAGAAGAATATTATTGCCATCCGCCGATTTTATGACATTGCCGCTTGCGTCCATCCGAAAAATATTCTGGCAGTTGCCTTCATTGCTTGACAACGTAGATGGTTCCGTACATTTACGCACATGTCCGTCATCGCCGTATCGCCAATTCGCGCCGTCATACCATGAGTCGGGGTGGCTCGCAATCAGGCGGTTACGTCGCGCAATCGCGACATCGTATTTCAGTTGTGCTTCTGTTTTCGCGGTGTTCGTTGTAGCGGCACGAAGTGCTTTATACGCGGTTTCGTATTCCTTCTGCGCTTCAATCGCCCAGTTCATCTGGCGTTTCACATCGGAAATAAGAACGGATGACGCCGCACTGGTGACATAGGTGGTTCCATCACTCGCCGTGCCAGACGATGTAGCGCCAGCTGTGCCGGAGGAGGTAGCGGTAGAAGCCCGCGGTTCAATCGCAGGAAGAATATATTCACCTTGGTCGAGCACACCGCCCTCAACGGAAAGTGCGTTGTTGAGAGATGGAGCGGGTGTTCCCTTATATGTTCGAATTTTGGCATTGGTAGTACTGGTCTTTGAGGTCGGTGTTTGAAGACCTGCGATAGAAAGACGAATCGGGATATCTTTGGATAAAGAACCGCCTACCGTGAATTTGACAACATTTTGACCGCCTCCATATGTAGTACCAGTTGTATCAACCATCGCATTCGATATAGTAGTCAATGTATCTTGACCGCCTCCACTATTTGTCCAAACAAACGATATTCCGAGGTCAATATTCGCAGTTCGTGTGACATATGGCACTTGAACTAAGAATATATCACCCGCCGCCAAGTCATTTGTTAGCATAATTGTCATCGAAAATGTTGTCGCGGTCCCGGTATAATTCGGTGAAAGTTGCGGGCTTTCCGTAGATATTTTACGGCAGGTGAGAAACGTCGACAAACCATCGTAAGCCGTAGTAGCGAAAATACGCACTTGCTTCAAGTTCGCCGAATCACTCGGCCATAAATTCACGAGGACAAGCTTCTGCGAACCAGCCGCCTCTGCGTTACTTTCGAGAGATACGTTGGCGAGGCCCGCGCCAGGAGCCGCCGTTACGCCAGGAGTGATTTCAGAATTCTTCCATTGCAGCCCCGAGAGTTCCAACGCGTATTTTCCGGCCGCCATAGGGTTGGCAGTTCCGATTGTATAAGTTATTACACAAAATCCCACGTCGGCTCCTGATGTTGGGACATTAACAGCTATGCTGGGTGAGCCGTCCAATTCGGCTCCTGTTCCAGCAGCTGTTCCGACGGTGGCCGGCAGCGTGCCTGTATATGCGCGCATACTCACCTTCATTCCAGTCGCGGTCGTATTCTGGATATAATACGTCGGAACTTTAATCGTGATAATCTTTGCCGCATTTGCGCCAGCTCCATCACCAGTAGCGCCACGCAACTCCGCAGTAGTTGTAAAAATAAACCGAAAAGTAGTAGGCGTATTTATCACAAAGGAGCATTTATTGAGAATGAGTGTTCCATCACTACGCGAACCGGTTGTGTCGGTTGGCGCGTGGGATGTCTGTGATAACGCGATCCCGTCATATCTTACTTTTTCATGATCAGCAACAGCCAGCCCTTCAATCACCCCCGTGCCATATCCCTCTGACGGCGCAATCCAGCGACTAAACCCGCCATTACGATATGTTCGTGAAATCCATACACTCACCAATAATACTAAAATGAGCACGAATATCACCGTGTATTTATCCTCGAAAAAATCCGATAATTTCATGGACTATGTAACTACTATATTGTTATAAAAATATTATATCGTGTATATTGCTTATATTATATACGATAAAAATAAATCGCTCGTCACTCGTCACTCGTCACTCGTCAATCACGACTTCAGTACGTCTGAAGACTATGTGTATATGGATTCTGTCTAAATGCGTTCAGTATATCCGGCTGAATTCTCTCGTTGAGTTTCGATTCATCGTAGCTTTGCGGCATCGTCATCTTGCCATAAATATCGATACTGGGGATGGACGACGGCGCATTTGTCATCACCATTCCGCGGTTATTTGCGCGGTCGGCATCCAAGCGGTCGATCTGAACATTCGTATTTGAGTTGAAGAGTGACATCGACCCGTGGTTCGTCACATTCTTATACGTCTTATTCACATTATTACGCTGGTTATATGCGGCATTGTAGAGGCCGTTGCCCATTCGCGTCGCAGTTCCACCCGCGCCTCCTAAATAGTCGGTGCTGGTTGTCGCGCGTTCGGTATCTTCTGGTGTATTCTGAGAGATGAGATAACCCGCCGCAGCTTGACGTTCTACATTCATGTGGTCATATCCGACGAGACCCACCGTCGTCTCCTTGATGGTGGTGGGCGCGCGGTCGGCGGGATTGAATGTCGCAGTCACAGCAGCCGGCACAGGCATGCGCGCGTTTTCATACATGCGCGCATTCCCCACCACATTTTCCTTACGAGACGGTTTCAGGATGTCGAGCAAAGGCGCAACCACGGCCTTGAGTGCGCCGTGGATACCGCCCATCTCATTCGGCCGCACCGTTGTCCGATTATTATGCGTAAATTTATAGCTCGTGCGTCCGAAATCCGCCTCTGTCGCGGTATTTTTCTCAGCAGCATAGGGATTGATAATCGGCTTTCCGTCATAGGTTTGGCGACGCGTATCTTCGAAGTTCTTCGGCGCATACATCGCTGCTCCACCATCCGCCGGCGCAGTCGCACCATAATATTCACTCGTCGTCGTCTGACGATTGCTCTCTCGGTCCATCTCAATCGCGCGCTGGGTTTCACCTTTCTCCGCGCCGGTAGTTGTGAACCAGCGATCCGGCGTATTCACGAAGAATGTGTCCGGCAGATGTTTCTCCATTCGCCCTAAAGTTTCGGTGGTGGGGGCGTTTTGGATATAATGCGCCGCAGGACCTTGATGTCCGTCGAGTGTATATGACAACTTCGGGTTGGTTTTCACACGTAATTCATCGACACCGCGGTCAATCCATTTATCTCGTGCTTCCATTCCGGAATTGAAACCGAGTGCGCCCTGAGAGCCGTAGCCTTGGTCCAATCCGGGTCCCACCCGCACTTCTTCCCACGGTTTTACATTCGAGATTTTCATGCTAGGGAGGACGCGTGACTGATAAAAATCATTCTGGTTCGGCATACCATTCGGAAGATGCATATTGTCCTGAGGACGAAAAAGCGGTGCCTGTTCCGTCTTGGAGAAAAACTGCGACCCACCGCCTATCTTATTATCGAGAACGTTTTCATGCATATTCGCGCCAGTCGTCGTTCCGCGTATTTTGGCCCCGTAATAAGGCTCCATGTTGTTATGCTTAAATGTCCGCGGGTCAATTTGTGACCCCATTAAAGACGTGAAACCATCCTTGCTATAATTATCACCGAATTGTGTATCTAAACCTTCGCCGATAGGCCCACTTTTCGAAATTCCGGATGATTGGATGTGCGGAATAATATCCTTTTTGTCATTGGTGGATTCGCGTCCTCTTTCGGCGATTCCGCGAAGTATGCCTACACCGCCTACACCTCCCGCAACTCCGGCCGACATTTTATCATAATCCACATTATTCGCAAAATAACGGTCGGTTGGGGTGTTTGGGTTTTTGTATTCATTTACATTCGTTCCGGTATTGGCGCGAATCACCGGATAGTTTGTGACTGGAACGTTCATATTCGGCAAATATCGCGAATAATTTGCGTTTGGGTTCTTGTACCCTTCTCTATGTTGGTTTGAATCGCGATTCGATGCGATATATGCGGCACCAAGACTACCTAATAATAATGCGATTTCAGCCATTCTTCTTATTATATATATAATATTCTAATACATATAATATTCATATCAGTATCCGTATCTGTATCCTATGAGAACAAAGCGGTCGTTCCGCTAAACTGGCGAATATCGCCGACATTTTGAATACCGTCGGCACTGCTGCTGCTCGCGCCGGCACCGCTGCCTAAATCGCGTCGGCCTCCGACCATTCCTTCTATTGCTGGATTACGGTTTGTCGGATGAACCGAAAAATACATATCATCATTGGATAATCCAGGCACGGTAGTTTGTGGGACAAACTGGTCCTTTTCGATAATGCGTGTATTCAGATTATTAAAAAACGGCATGAATACATTCTCTTGTGGGTCAAAATGAAGCATCTTCCAGTTGTCTTGTTCAACGTCGCGCAACATCCATGCGGGGTGTGTCGCTCGTGTCTGTTCGACGGAACTCCCACCATGGGTCGGACACCGTATCATTTCATTCGTCCGTGTTGCGAGAGATGCGCCTTCATCATGGTGGTAGTTTTCAACAGAATCCCGGTTCAGGCGGCGCGATAGACCAAACAACTCCGCTTCAATATCTACTGTATTCGTCATAATATTACCGGCCCATAACTGCGGGCGAATATAAGGGTCTTCGATGTAGTGTGGCTTATCGCCTGGACCAGGCACATTCAATCGATAACGACCAACATCAGTCGATTGTTGGAGTTGTTTTTTTACACGGGCTGGGTCGTCACGAAATCGCGTAAATGACATTATAAGATTTATATTATGGTTATTATATCGCGGTAAAATAAAACAGACCTAAAAACAACGAGTGATTTTATGTAATCGTTCTAATTCTATTCCGAATCAAATGATAATCACCGAAGTAGAAGCGCCGGCGGCAGAATGCGAAATTCGGCAGAAACCTTCTAAATCCTATACGATATGCTTGAACATGATTGTTAAAAATGAATCACACATCATTATACAAACCCTTGAAAATTTATGTAATTACATCGATTTTGATGCGTATTTTATATCAGACACTGGCTCAACCGATGACACAATGGATTTGATTCGCGCATTTTTCAAGAAGCGCAATATTCCCGGGCATATTGAGCAAGTCGAATGGCGCGACTTCGGATTCAATCGAACATTGGCGCTTCAAATGGCGTTTAATAAAACCGATTATCTCTTTATATTTGATGCGGATGATTCTATCCATGGCAAATTTCAAATACCGAAGCAACTTACGCATGACGCGTATCAACTTAAATTAGGGCAGTCGTTTGTATATTTGAGAACATTACTCGTAAATAATCGTAAGCGTTGGAAATTTGTTGGCGTGATTCATGAGTATATTACATGTGTAGATAAGGAAGAGAGTAGTTGTCCGATTCAAGGCAACTATTACGTCGAATCTGGACGAAGTGGAAGCCGTAACCAAGACCCCAATAAATATATCAAGGACGCCGCAGTTCTTGAACGCGGGTTTCATGATGAGAGTAAAGTCGGAGCCGACCGCGCACTAGCCGAGAGATATGCCTTTTATTGCGCCCAGAGTTGGATGGATGCGGGACCTGCTTATATCGACAAAGCGATTGAATGGTATTTGCGGGTTCTCACTCAAAATAACTGGTCTCAGGAGAAATATTATAGCGCACTCTGTCTCGGTGATTTGTATAATAAAAAGGCCGACAAGTATAATTCACTAAAATATTACTGTAAAACGATGGAATACGACGAAGATCGAATTGAAGGTGTTGCGTCTGTTATGGAAATCCTTCGCGCGGATGGAAATCACGTGATGGTAAATGCGCTTTATCATAAATACAAAAATTATAACAAGTTGCCAGAAAATAAGCTGTTCCTTACGACTGATAAATACCACGACGTTATCGAATATAATAATTCTATTTCGGCGTTTTATATTTTCGACAAGCGAAGTGGATATGAATGTTGTAAAACGATTCTCCGACACAATATTATGTCATACTATTTTTTGACATCGACCTACAGTAATCTCCGGTTTTACCGTAATTTTTTCGAGGAGGACACCTATGACGAGATTTTGCGACTGTTTTATGTAGTCGATCATTTTCTCGCAGTTATCGCATCTAAAAATGACAGTTACAGTGATGACGATATTGAAATATGGAATACCCTCTTCATGAAAGTAAAACACGCGCTCGTGGCGCCATGTCAGTTGTTACAAGTCGGTAAGAATCCAAAGAATGAGAGCGATGATTATCAATTGTCGCGCCCCATCGATAAATTGCCGTATCTTGATAAATATATGCCCGCAGCACAGTCGGCGTCGGCGTCGGCGTCGGCGTCGATTATCGTTGTGAAACGTAAATGGCCGAACGCAATATCGCGCCCTCGCGTCATTATCACATTTACTACTTGTAAGCGATTGGACCTATTTCAACAAACCGTAAATTCTATTTTAAACATGTGGTCGGATGTTGATATGATTGATTATTGGTATTGTGTCGATGATAATTCTAGTGAAGACGACCGCGCCATCATGCGAAAAATATATCCGTGGATTGACTATTCCATGAAAACATCGCAGGAGAAGGGTCATCGAAGTAGCATGAACCTTATCTGGGCGAAACTGAATGAAGTAAAACCGGAATATTGGATTCATATGGAGGACGATTTCCTATTTCATACACCAGGCAGTTATATTGACAAAGCAACACAGATGATGACCGATGCGCGAAATTCTGGTTATAATGTTCGTCAAATATTATACAATCGTAATTATGGGGAAACTGTGCGTGATTATAAAATCCAAGGGCATCGATTGTTACGACGCATGAGTCACGATGTCGCGCTTCATCAATACAAGATCGGCGCGGGGGGCGATTACGGGTATCAGAATTGTCATTACTGGCCGCACTATAGTTTTCGCCCGTCGTTGATTGATGTCGCTGCGATCCTCACGGTGGGAAATTATGATACACCCAATCAATTCTTCGAGATGGATTACGCAAATAAATGGATGAAACTCGGGTTTATGTCTGGATTTTACAATCAGATTACGAATCGTCATATCGGGCGGCTAACATCCGAGAGACACGATCAATCTAAACCAAACGCGTATGAACTCAACGATGAGAGTCAATTTGTTGCGCCGAGCAGTAACGACGCCGACACCGACGCCGACACCGTCGTATCGAATATAACACATAATCTGGTAGTATCTCCGCCGCCGAAAAAACGATACATAATGTCTGTTCCATTTGACGACGGATTTGGCGCACAATTTCAGCGGTTTATTTGGACATGTATTTATGCGGAAGAATACGAAGAGGCTGAATTCATTTATAGAACGCCAACAAAAATCGCGCATAATTACACGGATGACCCGCAATTTATAACGAAATTAGAAGATCTCATGAATATGAAACCATATTATACGAATTACGATAAAATACCCCAAAGTTCATTGAATGAGATTTTGACGCCCTATTTCTATGACATTATTAATTATGTCGAAAATAATATCGACCAATGTATGACAAGTAAAAGTATGGAGCGGATTAAAGCGCATTATTGGCAGAATAAAGACAGGTTGCGCGAGAGATTGCGAGTATTTCGCATCCCAGGGTCGGGGGCGGGGGCGGTGGCTAATTATACACACCATCTCGCGGTTCATATTCGTAGGCCAAACTGTGACGATACTCGTCCGAATGGTGGTGAGGAATATACAAATGAATACTATATACAGTCTCTTTTGAAAATACGCGATACATATATGAATCGCGATCCCGGAAATCGTATTCAGTATCATGTCTATTCACAAGGACCGGAAGACAAATTCGCGGATGTATGTAATCATGCCGTAATCGGCAAGGACGTAACATTACACTTGAATGATTCAAACGAAGACACATTTATTGGAATGACAGTTGCGGATATATTGATAACCTCCGCAAGTTCGTATAGTTATACTGCGGCGTTTTTATGTGACGGAGATATTTATTATACTGATTTTTGGCACAAACCATGCTCTTGGTGGAAAATATTAGAAAAACCGGATTCGTAATCCGGTAGTGTTTTTATTATATTATTATAATAACAGTAAAGCATCAAAGATGAATGACGTAATTGATATGAATAACAACAATGATGACAATGCTTACGGTGATTCTGAATTTTTAGCCAGTCAGGACCTTTCCGTGGGCGATTTTCGTCAAAGCGACCATGAAAATAAACGTAAAATAATCGAGAAGATGTTGGCGCTCCGGCATAATATGAAATATAATAAGCATCTGCTTTCGGTATATATGAAGGCGAAGGGTCTATTTGATACGATGGTAGAAGAGCATCGATCCCAATTATACTATTTAGATGAAATCTATCGCCACATCAATCAACTTATTCGTGAAAATCTCTCGACAACATCAAATCAACCCAACAGAATGATGTCTGAACTTCGCAAGGATAAAAAACGTATTGGCGTGTTGTTGAAACGGATGCGGGCAAGTTATGAAAAATTAATGAATGTTGATACGGTAGTCGGTGTTACAATTGATAAGATCAATGAAATATCGTTCATGGCCGATGCCGAGATGGCGGATAATAACAAGGCGGCCGAAGACGACGAGGACGAAGGCGACGAACACGAGGACGAGGGCGACGACGACGACCTAGAACACGATGACGAGGATGACCTAGAACACGATGACGAGGAAGAAGACGACGACGAGGAAGAACACGATGACGAAGAAGAAGACGAAGAAGAAGACGAAGAAGACGAAGAAGACGAAGAAGACGAACAAGAAGACGAAGAAGAAGACGAAGAAGAAGACGAAGAAGAAGACGAAGAAGACGAAGAAGAAGAAGACGAAGACTTCGAGGCATCTGCCGAGAACGACGACTTCGAGGCATCTGCCGAGAACGAAGACCTAGAGGATGATCAGGAGGATGATGACGACGCCGAGAACGAAGAAGAAGAAGTTATATTGTTATATTAGTTGGCTTGTATTCTCGTTTTAGAAGAAATGAATACATTCGCGATGAACGTGCGAATCTACGTTGGTTGAGCCATTTTCGACATAAACGCTGAAGGATACGTAGCCAAAATGTCTTGTAAATCGCAACCATTTCATTACCAGGCTCTAATAGTAACGTATCTACGATTTCGATTGTTGCCCCGTAATAGTTCGATAACAATTTCGCCGTAGTCAATAGTCCAAAATCGGTAATATCAATTGTAAATAAACAGATATAGTGCGTAACAATCTCAGGCGAACTTGTTGCTGGGTCAAACCCATGAATACTGTGATTGAACCTTTGACATAATGCTACTTCATAACGCGACATGTATAGTATAAATAAATACACTACATGTGTAAATAAATTTCAATTTATTATTATATTCTTAAAATATATATTATCGAATATACGTTAAATGTCTTCTTATATCGCCAAATTGTTCAATACGCCATTCTTTCAAAACAAGGCTGTTTTATATGCCAGTTTGTTGCTCGTATTATTGAGTATCATACGTCATCTTGCCAATAAGAATGTGAATGCGGTCGTGCTTATGGCATTAATTGGTCTTGTCATGTCATACTTTAGTAAAAATATGATCATTGTTCTTTTAACTGCGTTCGCGGCCGTATTTCTTCTTGAAATGACCGGCTCTCAAGGAGTGATGGAAGGAATGACCGACAGTAAAAAGAAAGAAGGCGAGCCAACTATGAATGCCAAGGATTCGACCAATGATGACGAAAAGGACGACGACGCTGCTGCCAAGGACGACGCTGCTGCTGCCAAGGACGACACTGCTACCAAGGACAAAAAGGAAGTAAATAAAAACTTGAATTCTAAAAAGACTACAACTAAGAAGCAGGGTTTGACCACATTATCTCCCGCTAGCTATGATGGGAAAGATCACGATGCCGATGCCGATGCCGATGATAAAAGCGCGAATGGCGCAAAGGGTTCATCGTCTAACCGTATCGACTACGCATCTACATTAGAGCAGGCTTATGATAATATCGAGACAATCATTGGCGAAGACGGAGTGCGTGGTTTAACGGATCAGACAAAATCTCTCATGAACCAGCAGAAGGAGCTTATGAATAATATGAAAGAAATGGGACCTCTCTTGAAGTCGGCTGAAGGTTTTATGGAGCAGCTTACTGGAGGAGGCGGTTTAACCGGAATAACAAGTATGTTACAGGGATTTGCCACACCTGGAGGCAATAAGAAACCCAATAAAAAATAAATAAAGGCATATAATAATACTGGTGGCTTTTAGCATTATTATATTTCATTGGATGGTTCGTAAATGCCCACCTGGCGTGTTATGTTTTGAAAATATAACTCTTGTTATTATCGCGATTATTGTCGTAGGTATCGCTATTTATGCGCATTCGCGTTTTTTTGGCGGCCCCCACGGTCGGCACGCCCACGGGCATTATGGCGCAATTATGAATACCAGTCCGATTATTATGATGTCTCGCGAACAACAACAATATCCCGATGAGGCACTCGATTTCGGTATTGGCGGTCCATCATCAAACCAGGATGTATTATTAAATCCGTATGTTCCCCCTCTGCGTGATAATTCGGTGGGTTCAACACGCCCGTCATATGATATTCGGGGTGGTGTTGAGACGATTCAGTATGGCGGCATGGGCGGCGGCATGGGCGGGGGCGGCGGCGGCGGGGTTCGTATAAATGTCCCTACGCGTTCAGTTGATACAACATACCGCCAAGTCGGTATTCTTACTAGAAGCGGCGGTGGTGGCGGTGCGCACGGATCACAAGAAACGATCCTTCCACTCATCGGCAGGCCATTATTTACAAACCGCGATAAATGGCAGTTTTATACATTAAGTGACAAAAACAATGCTATTAAATTACCCGTCATTGTAAATGGTAAGAGTGGAACGAATGAATATGGTTGTAATAATGTTACTTCGGGGGATATGGTCTATGTAGAAGGTTATAATGACGCATTTCGCGCTACTGCGTATGATAGTGCTTCACTGCGTTATTTGCCATTATAAATCAAACGTTTGCTTGTTGTTGTTGTATCACTTTAGATACGACTTGTGCGGCGATAACTGCCGCAATTTCTGAGGCGACCGCAGCTCGTTTCGTCGTTTCTGCTGAGTCTGAATGTTCTTTTTTGTATTCTTCGGCCTGCGCTTTTGCTTTACCTTCCAGTATTGACATATTCTCGTCCTTGTATAATTTCATAACATCGTCAATTGTTTTGTCAGCCATTCCGCCATTTCCGGTCTTGGATTTATCGTCTCTCGGGAGTATCCTTGATTTTTCAGTATTATTCGTATTGTGCGCTTCTGGTTCTGGAATATACTCGTCGGTAGGAGTTCCCCATCCCATAAAATGGACCAGATTCATATCTGGTAAATCACTGAATGCGAATTTTCTGATTAGATACGCTTTGTATTTATTTCTCTGTGAATCAATCGCATCTATCTCTTTGATTTCGTCTTTGGATAAAGGTCGTTTATTCATATCAGCATCGTTACTTTTAATGCCTACTGCGCTCTTATCGCTTTCCGACACGGCCGCCGCCTTCTCGCCTTCCGCGCCTTCCGCGCCTTCCGCGCCTTCCGCGCCTTTCGCGCCTTCCGCGCCTTTCGCTGCGCCTTCCGCGCCTTCCGCGCCTTCCGCGCCTTCCGCGCCTTTCGCTGCTTCCGCGCCTTTCGCTGCGCCTTCCGCGCCTTTCGCTTCCGCGCCAGGCTCCTTCTCTTTACCCGACTCTCCTAACTTTGAGAATTGTTTCATAAATCCACCCATATTCGACGGATTATCAAGCGTTTCCGTTTTTTTCGTTACGATTTTCCCGTCTTCTTCAAATTTTTGAATACGAGAAAGCTCATACCTCGATGGCGATATTCCTTCGAAACGTAAGCAATCACCGTTGGCGCCGGCGGGACCATGTCCAAGTAAGTTTAATACTTTCATGAACTCTCTAATTAACTTCGGCGGAACTTCGTCCTTCTTATCCTTAAAAAACGTTTCTAATTGCGTGAAACCATATTTTCTCTCGGAGCCACGAATCTTATACGAGAAGTTATAAACACTCTCCTTAAAATCAGCATACCCGTCATTTTTCGAAAATTCGGGATTTTCTAATAACGCACTTAACTTCTGGAATACTTCCAACGCCGCCATTTTACTCTTGTCCTTATCATTCTCAAGAGTTGCGCGGGCCCGTTCGAGAGATTTTTTGAGCGTCTGAACCGACGTTATTTTACATCCTACATCTACATTCATGACATATGTATTTGACTCATCGACCACCACCTTTACGTCTGGATTATCATTGCCAGCCGCGACATTCTGGGCGTCCTTGGTCAATTCTTCCTCTGTCATAGGCGCGATTTGTAATCTAAATTCAGATGTATCTATCTTATTCTTACTGTCGAGTTTCTGTAATCGCGCCACTGTATCAATCGAAGCCGGCTTTACATCCGTGTCTTTACCTTTGATTTTATATAAGCGCTTTGAATCTGTTAAAATAGTCGGCGCGGCATTTTTATCCTCTTGTATGATTCGAACTTGAATAGATGTGTCTTTTGATTCTTTCAATACTTGACCCTTTTCCCCTGTATAAATAAATACACCGGATTGTTCGGTGCCAATTGTTTCGCCGGTCGCAATACCAACAATCTCTTTTGCTTCTATATACAACTGACGCTTATTTTCTGGAATTTTTTTGATGTCTTGTGTATATTTGCCGTACAATATACGACGAAGGTCAAATATACTTGTATCATTTTTATTAAGCATTTTATCACCCGATTTAGATTCAATTTGAATGTAATAAGGCAGACCTTTTCGTATAAGAAATTCTACTAATTTCCATACTTCGCGACCGTCTTTACATTCGTGGATTTCTGTGCCGATTGAAATGTCGTTCTTTACATCAGGTCCGAGAGAAAAGGGTTGTTTCTTGTTATTTGTGCCAGATGACGACGACGACGATGATGATGATGCGTTATCAGCGGTTGCTTTTTTATTGTCGGGGGTTGCGGTGGCGTCGGGGGTGGTTGCGTCGGGGGTGGTTGCGTCGGGGGTGGTTGCGGCAGGAGTGGCGGGAGTGGCGGCATTGTTATCGGTATTCGTTTTTGTTGTATTTTTATCGGGGTTATTCTTATCATTGACCGCCGTAACTGATTGGATTGCGGCTATAACAGCAGCTTTAACAATTGTCTCGATCATGTTGTTGTCTTGTGATGAACTAGAATCCTTCATTTTCACGTCATTCGACGTTACGGTGGTCGGGGGGTCGGTTTGGACAGGATCATCGGCCCCCACACCACCGGTCATTACATACTGTTTTCGCTTTCGATTATTGCGGCGCATTTTTCGGTAATTCTCTTTTAACTGTGCCAACTCTGAGCGTGGGATGTATTTCTTGAGTGTTCGATTTATTACACTATTCAGTTTAGATGGATACTTTGTAAGAATACCCGTAATATTTTGACGACGACTTTGTCTAAATGTGGTTCGTCGTGCCGATGACCTATGCTGTTTTTTCCATTTACGCACACTTTGATGTTGTTGTTTTCGTATCTTTCGTATTTTATTTCGTGATAATTTCATCAGGTTCCATATACATAATTTATATATTAATATTATATAGAATATACAACACTTGCTTCAAAAAAGCACAATATAAATGGCATCTAGAGCAACTTCAAATCGGGATGCTCCTGTCAATCTAACATCTGATGTAATGCGTAAAGAAGACCGCGCGTGTTCATCCACGTGTAATTTTTCATTTCAATACAATACAAGTACGTGTAACGTATTTCACAAGGGGTCATATTTGCGTATTCCATATGATAGTGGAAGTGGTGGTATATTTCCTGCGAGATATAACGGGGTGGATTATAAGGTCGAGCATATTCATATTCATCAACCATCACTACATCGATATGATGGTGCTCTCGCCGATGCGGAGTTACTTGCGTACCATTCGAGCGCAGATGGGCGTAACTTAATCGTATCGATTCCAATCAATATCGGAAATGGGGCTGGGCGGCAAAGCTCGGATATTATGAATACAATACTACAGAACCTCCCAAGTAAGTCAAGTAGTGGTGGAAAGTATATCTCGGATGTGAATAATTTCAGTTTAGGCAACCTTATTCCGAAGGAGGGGTTCTTCACATATGTCGGACGGCATTTGTTGCCGCAATATACCGGCGTATATAACTACATCGTCTATCATAAAAAGGACGCGATTCTGGTATTCCGCGACTCGATGGCGAGTTTGAATGACGCGAGTCGCGGCACCGCCATCACCAAAACGGGGCCGATTAGTGAGAATAAAATGCCGAAAAACATGTATTATTACAATAAACGTGGCGCGAATAACGCGAAAGGCAATGGTGATATTTACATCAAGTGTAATCCTACCGGGGAGGACGGCACCGTATTATATCAGCAATCTGCGAATAACGGCGAGATGGGCAGTTTGGCGGAACTAGACTTGAATAAATTCGGATTAAATTGGGAGACGATTTTAGAAAACGATATCTTTCGAACATTAATTGGCACGATGTTCGGTTTAATGATTGCCGCAATCCTGTTTTATATGTTCCGGTTTTTATTCAATCGAATCGGAAATAAAGTCAGTTCATCTGGTGTCGTTGTGGGGCAGCGTGGTGGTGGCGGCGGTGGCGGTGATATTATTACATAGGCGGCGCAGGGCTTGTATTTGTATTCATATTCATATTCCTGTATTTCATTATGACAATCGTTTCATAATGAATTGATCCAATGCGTCCAATGCGTTTAGATAACTCCGTCATAGTCGGGAGCAACCGCGCCGTAAAGCTCTCCGAGCACCGGTTGGAACGACCCACCATCAGACAACCCGATATTATTATTCGGAGTGATTGGAACAAGAGTATCAACCAGTTCTTCCTCAAGTGTCTTCACTGGATCCGGGTTCATCGCAGTCATCACCGCCTGCTTCTTTTGCTCGGTAGGGGCGAATGTCTTAATACCATACACGCCGGTAGAATGGCTCGACCTACGAATAAACTCATAAGCAGCCAAAAAGCCTAAAATACCGACAACCGGATTCGTGCTGATAAACAGCGTAATCGCAAGAATTACAACAATCACTTGTCCAACGGTGCTTTCGGCGTATTCGGCCAGAGCTGGAGGAACCGCGGGCGTAAAGACGATATACAATATTAATAGCACGAAAATCACCATCTCATGTTGCTTTTCTTCACGCATTAATGTACGAAATGTATCCATTCTCGTTCGTGTAATAGAATGTTATTATTATTATATTATATATTATTCTAACACTAAATTCAAATAGAATTGAAATCTCTCGACGCGTTTGGTTATATTGTATAGTTTCGATGTCAGTGTCTGTGTCTGTCCCTTCCGCCGTCGGCAGCACCGCCACCGCCGCCACCGCAGGCGTCTCGTCCTATTATGGCCCGCGCGGATATACGCTACTTAAAGAATGTATGGATGCGGAAGACCTCAAGTTGTTGAGAGATGAACTCACGGTGGGTGCGTATGTTCCTAAAGCGCCAGTTCAACCACCTAAATTTCCGATATACCGCGAATGTTCGAAAAAAATATACATTCCGCGGTTTTATGGAACCAAAATATACGGCATTCCAGAAGAAACGCGGATTCCGCCTGGGTCGGCTGTCGCGGATTCTCTCGTGTTTTCCGGCGAAATGCGCGAATATCAGAACGTAATCGTTGATAAATATATACACCAAGTGACCAAACCCGAAAATGCCGGAATGGGTGGCGGCGGCTTACTCGACGTCGATCCAGGCAAAGGGAAGACCGTTATGGCGCTGAATGTCATCGCACGACTCCGGGTGAAAACTCTCGTCGTCGTTCATAAAAGCTTCCTTTTGAATCAGTGGATTGAGAGAATCCAGCAGTTCCTTCCTGCAGCGCGGGTTGGAATGATACAGGGGCAAATCCTAGATATCGATGATAAAGATATCGTCATCGGGATGCTTCAATCTCTCTCTATGAAGGAGTATCCGAGAGATATGTTCGACACGTTTGGCCTCACAGTATATGATGAATGTCATCACATGTCGGCCGAAGTGTTTTGTCGTTGTATGATGAAAATAGTGACAAAATATACGCTCGGCTTATCGGGCACGATGGTGCGTAAAGACGGGCTCACAAAAGTATTCAAACATTTCCTCGGCGACGTGGTTCATAAAGAGAAAAACGACACGACGAGCCACGCGGTGATTGTGAAGGGCATCCAATATAAAGTCGATGATGCCGAATTCAATCAAACGGAATATGACTACCGAGGCAACCCTAAATTCAGCACGATGATTTCTAAAGTGTGTAATTATAATCGGCGTAGCGAGTTTATTTTGGACGTCTTACAGAATGAACTAGCGACGAACCCCGACCAGCAAGTGATGATACTGGCGCATAACCGGTCGCTGCTTGAATATTTCCACGACGCGATCGAACACCGGAAAATCGCGACGGTGGGGTATTATGTGGGCGGAATGAAGGAGGCGGCGCTAAAACTGAGCGAGAGTAAGAAAGTGATTATCGCGACATACGCGATGGCGTCGGAGGGTTTGGACATCAAGACGCTGACAACGCTGATAATGGCGTCGCCGAAGACGGATGTGTGTCAGTCGGTGGGTCGGATTCTGCGCGTGAAACATGCGTCGCCTCTCGTGATTGACATTATCGACCCCCAGGATGTATTCCGCAGCCAGTGGCTGAAACGCCAGACATACTATATCAAGCAGAGGTATCGTATTGTGATGACAGACACAGTAGGATACTACAAAAATGAATGGACGGTGAAATACCAGCCTCCGGCCGTCTCGACGAAGAAGGAAGAAGCCGCGTTGGCGGATGCGGATATTATTGAAATAGACGAAGAGACTGGAAATCTCTCGGTGACGACGGAGGTAAGCGCGAAATCGAAGATGAAATCGACCATTCCTAAAACAAATGGAAAATGCCTGATGGTGCTAGTGGAATGAAATGGAACCAGAATGAAATGGAACCAGAATGAAATGGAACCAGAATGAAATGGAACCAGAATGAAATGGAACCAGAATGAAATGGAACCGGAGTGAAATGGAACCGGAGTGAAATGGAACCAGAATGCGAAGCGAAGCGACCCCCTAATTTACGCAACCGGATGACAGCTATTGTAAGCAGTATAAGGAGCTGGGTTGGCCAATGCGGTAGTATCGCGAGTAACTTCAGTTCCTGCTCCGCCGATAGAATACGCGGCATTCGCAAATGCGGCGCTTCCGCCAGACTGCCCGTATCGTCGTCGCCCTCGTGTATTTGATTTTTTTAACGATTTGTTACAGCATTTGTGCTTACAGAAACGACTGTGACGACGAGACCCGCCACCCGTTATTATAATATCGCACTTACACTTCTTACACTTCGTTGAACGACGATTACGACGATACGTCGCGGTCTTCTTTTTGCGGCTGCGACCACCAGTAGCGACGGCATTCGAACCTACACTAACTGGCGCATACGAACCGCGCGCATGTGCGTTATCACTATCCGAATTTCCGGGGTTGAATGAATAGTATTGACTCGCGCTACCACCGCCCTGAACAAACTCGCGACCAGCCTGACCCTGATACATATTACCCGTTCCGGTATTCTGGGGAATTTCTTTGCTTGATAGAGCAATACCTGAGTTGTGCTCGGCTAAAGGATTTGAACGCAAATATGCCATTATGTTGTTATTATTAGATGATATAATAAAAACATATGAATAGGTGTTGTCGTCATATACATTACGACCGGTAGTTCTTATTCGTGCGCCTGCGGCAATACGAGCGCTTCGTTCCGCGAGCATACTTACAACTCTGGCGTAGTTTGCGGCTCGCGCATTTCTTCTGGCTTTTTGAACGGCAAGGAGACGAATGTAAGCGCGCTAAATACTTCGTCTGATTCTTGAAAACAAACGGCTTGATTTTTTTCATCTTTTCACCGCTAATGGGCAGAGACGGTTGAAGGTTCATATGCTCATTACCAAGCCGGATTTTACGCTTAGCCCCACCAGACAACGGCTCTTCAGAAACAGCAGAACTCATGATTACTGTATATATATGTATATGTATATGTATATATATACATCGAGTAAAATATAATTCACGAGACCTCCGATGAACGATCCAGCAACGAATCGACGATTAAACGCAACTCTATACCCGAGTCCTTACACAAATGTATGACAGATGATGTTTTACAATCAAACGCAGAATGCCGCAGTTCGTGTAAATGTTCTACTCTGGTAATATGGTCGCGACCATCTATCATAATACATGGGGTATGAATTCCGTATTCCTGTTTGAATGGCACAATCACATTCCTAAAGAGATAGTCGAGGCCGACCTTGTAACTATACATCGGCGGTGGAATTGCGGCGCTCATATCCGCAAAATTATGTATATTGAAAACGATACCATTGAGTATAAGCTTGTGGGCCCATATATACTCGAACATTTCTCTTGTTGTTTCGATGCCCTCGGATGAAATAGATGTATGAATCCACAGCGGAGGCGAAGCCGGAGCACCGAGGTCCTTCATATTCCGCGCAATATATTCATTTGTTCCAAGCCGTCGGCCTTCAATAACCAATGAATAATCATTCACAAACGATACATGACGCGCATGATCGCAAATCATCGGAACGCGATTTTCGCGCAGAATCGATATCGTCTCTCGCGATGACGCATCACTCACGGCGTAACATGGCCGAAGAAACGGCACGCATTTTTTCCATTCACGAATAATAGGCCGCGTAGTAAGCACGGCATTATATAACTGATGAATAGATAACGAAGATGAATACACGGGTGGTCTCATTTGATTGAGTTGGGTTTATTCTGCCGAACAATACAATACATAATACGTAATGTTTATACTCATTTCATTCGCCGATAATTTACATACCGTATCTCGTGTTGTTTTACTTGATTGTCCATTATTATATCATTCTTGGGCGCGAGTTCTATTGGAACCCAACGACAAAACCTCTTATTGAACCGACACGTCATCCTGTATTCCTTTGTAAGTGTAACGTATTTATCCGGTTCTGTATTTTCAAACTCAGTTTCATCCTCGCTTTCCTCCATTGTATCTAACCGCTCGTTTTCTGTAATATTGCGAAACATTCGATTCATCATAACACTCGTCTTATAACCGGGTATATGTGCGAAGTTATGAAAGACATATTCGCAGCGACCACCACCACGGGACGAAGCGGCAGCCGATGGCAATACAAATAATTCGTATATATCATTCTGAATGTTTGGTCGGACAATAAATGTTGCCTGGATATTGGTAAGCATTTCATCCGATGGTTGAATGAATTCGCGTTTTGCCGAGGACGCGACGGGTGCTGGTGCGGGTGCGACCGCGTGATTCGATATAATCCTCTGTGGTTGCGGTTGCGGTTGCGGTTGAATATGGCTCTGAACTGGTGATATCTCCGACGGTTTATCTTGAAGTATTTGTTGAAATACGCGAGTATGTGTAAAATAACGATACTGTATCGCAAATGTATCATACGGTAGGTTTCGTGCGATAGTTTGAGCATCTTGTTCGGTGCGACATAGCACAGGTAATCCGAATATTACACTATTTTGTTTTGTATAAGCAACTTGCCGAATATTATTGTCGGCGAAAATGTCCTCGCATAACTGAATATGGCCAGATGCGGTCAAAGGTGGGACCGGATTACCTTTATACCAATAAATTGTATGAATCGAGAAGAATTGCGTCTGCGTCTGCGTCTGCGACATACGGTCTTCACTCAATCGAAATAATACGCCACCAAATACACTACCATAAACCAGCGATCTGTCAAAGCATGCGTCCAATATGCGGACCCTTCCGGGCAACCAACCATTATCCTGATGAAATTTACGAATAATCGGCGAAATACTGCGTTCGCGTTGGCAGTCGCGGTCACGTGACGTATTTTCAATCTCAATCACTGCGATTATTTTGGTGCGTCGCCATTCGGTAGCCCACGCAATAGACCGACGGCCCTTTGGAAGTAGAAAACACGTATAACCTGAATTAAGATTCGGGTCCGAATTCGGATTCTTGTCGTTCTTATGAATAGACGCTTCATAAGAAAGTCTTGTAGTTGGAAAATTCGACAACAAACTATCGACGTCTTGCGAACTTAACACGCGTATATTTGCCGAAGGATGCTGCTGCTGCTGATGTGATCGACGTTGTTGATACATGATATAATAGAATACGCGATATATCTTTAACTCGTTTCATAAATCAACTCGTTTCATAAATCAACTCGTTTCATAAATCAACTCGTTTCATAAATCAACTCGTTTCATAGCTTGGACGGAACGACATTTCGGCCGCCGACTTGGATTTCAATCCTATGTCACGTAGGAATGCTTTCAGGTCGGTTTTCATATCATTTCTCCCGTTCGATATTGTGCTATTGTTTTCATTCGGCGTTCTATCGTTATATTCATCTATTCCTAAATTCGTCGATGACGTCGATGACGTTGAATCATATGCCGACATCTCTGATCCTTTTCCACGAGCCGGCTTTGTTGAACTATTGTCTAAATTTTTGTTTATAGTATCAAACAGTGATTTATATTTCTGCTTTGGACAATGAATTAGATCTTTTACTTTTGGAGCGGTGAGTGTCGTTTCGAAATAGATGTACAAATAATGTATAACTACAATTAAACTAATAGAAAAAAGAATATTTTGAATTAACCACAACATTACGAATAGTATATATTGTATTCATGTGTATATTACGAACATAATTTGAAGTGGTGTAAAAACGAATTAATATCGTCCTTACATGTTTTTGTGAGTATATCTATCGATCCGGCGGCGACGGCGGCGGCGGTGGCGGCGGCAGCCATTATAATGCCATTTTCGGTAGTGATATAAAAATCAAGAACAGTGGTCTCTGTATCATTCATAATGAATACAAATGCGTTCATTGATTTGGGGTGTGTTTTCACAACTATTTTCATATGACGGTCTATAATATGGTTTGGTGAAATGTATGAACCATCGAATGTGGTATTCGTATGTCCGCTGCCTCCGCCGGCAGTAGATAACTTATAATAGCTTTCATCAACCAGTAATGGAACCGTCATCGCCGCCGTATTATTTTCACGAGTAAGCGCCATTTCGAATGTTGTAACAGGTCCATCCACCGGAATTCTCTCTTTAAGCGTTACTATATCGATACTTCCGTTGTTGGCGTATTTGCCGTGAATTTCATATACCGCGTCTTCGCTCACAAGATAGTGTTCCATCTTCTTATATACGAAAAATGTCTCGGTGCCTTTGGGTCGAAGCCGGCCTTTATCAATGATTCCTACTATTTTTGGATACATCTTATTCATTTCATCTAATGTAATGTCGAGTAGGAATATGCGTGGCTCTGTTTGTTGATGTGTCTGTATCAAGTGTGTAATCGAATCGTTACGATAAATTGTCCTGAGTCCAGATATAACTGTTGCTTGTCTCGCACTCTGTTTCTTTCGCTGATTTCGGACATGATTTGTAGCCATCAAATCAAATGCGCGTGTGTGTGTGTGTGTGTGTGATTATAATACTACACGAGTTATGTTTATATCGCATACAGCCCGACGCATCGGGCATCGGGCATCGGGCATCGGGCATCGGGCGTCGGGCGTAAATAATATAGAAACATAACGGTAGTATATCATATAATGGCGCCATCTTTTACGATGTTCGAGGATCCTATCATACATGAGACTAAAAATACAAAAACCAAGATTGTCCTTGTTTCAAAGGATGGTTCATTATCTGAATGCGTGGTTGAACCAGGAAGTGAGACAACAATCGACCAGCTTGCGATTCTACTATCAAAAAAATGCGGATATCGTAAGCATGATGGATTCAGTTGTTATCATACGTATCGATACAAGAATAAGCGGAAGTTGGCATTTGATTTATTAAGCGAGGAGGTTGTTCCGAAATACATTTACGTTGATGTATGGGGGAAAACGGACGGACGCGCTGGATATGAAAACAAATACGAGATGCCTCCACCAATCGACGAACTCCTTTTTTACGGAAATATCGCTCTTGTCGCTAGAATGGACGAGCTCACCGCTATTCATTTAACTACCGAAATTTGGGACATAATATATGAGAGGTTGTTTGGGGGGTTTGAGGACCTCGCCGCAACTGCGATAGAGGATGAGAACGAAATCGATGAATTGGACTCGGTTCCTTCCCATAAAAAAACAAGGAGCGGTTATTTAAAGGACGGTTTCGTCGTTGATGATGAAGACGCGACGCCGCGAGGGATAGTGAAAGGTCGCGGCGGTAAGAAAAACAAGTCGGAATCAACCGAGAGTGAATTTATTACAGAAACCGAGACGGAATCTGGCACACCCACGACGACTTCAGATGCCGATGCCGACGCCGACGAGTTAGTAGTAGAATGTAATCTCAAAAATGTGAATGTGAAGGTGAAGAAGACCAACGCGACCGCAGTAAAACCAAAACGCGTCGGCGGCGCCACAGGTTCTAAGAATACAAAGTCTAAAAAGCCAGTAGAAGAACCGGTAGGCGCACAAGACAGCGAATCAGAGTTGAGTGAAGAAGAGTATGTATAAAACGTAATTATCATTTATTTTACATCGGCTCGTAAAATTGATTTAAGAAATTGATTATAGTATAATACAATCAATTTCTATGTCCGCTATTGAATCTATCGCGTATCCCGACGAATTTCGCAACCAGATTAAAAAACGTATCTTTGCGCTATTACACGCATCTCATGGAACAGGCGCCGAGGCCGCCGAGGCCATTGATACAATATCTACCAATATCGAAAAAGGAATATTCAACTGGGTGATTCAACACGCTTCCAAAAATAATATCGTGAGAAAATGGTCGAATCCGTTCTTCGTGACATTATACATCGACCATCTCCGTTCAGTCTATCTCAACTTGAAGAAACCGGATGTGTCGAGTGCGGTGATTTCGGGCAATATCAAGTCGCAAGATATCGCATTCATGACACATCAAGAAATTTGCCCGGATAAATGGAAAAAGTTGATTGAAGACAAGAAGGTTCGCGACAAGCAAAAATATGAACCAAACATCGAAGCATCGACCGACAACTTTACGTGTAATAAGTGTAAATCCAAGAAATGCACGTATTACCAACTCCAGACTCGTTCGGCCGATGAACCGATGACCACGTTTGTAACATGTTTAGAATGCGGAAAGCGCTGGAAATGCTAAAATAATATATAAAACAATAACAAATATACATAACAAACAAATCTAGATAACAAACAAATATACATAACAAACAAATCTACATAATATGGCAGAATCTACTTTTTTAACGTCGATAAAGTCGTATTTCCGCTGCTGCTGTTTGAAGCGCGACGACGACCAATTCATGAAAAATAATTGTAATATCGATCCTCATCATGTAAATAATTGTACATTTGACGATCTAGCTTTACCAGATACTCCGCCGTATAACTTGAATACAACAATGTCGAACTCATCTTCTTCCGATTGGTCGATTTCGTCGTCGTCGTCGTCGTCGTCGAATGATTATAACCGCGACTATCGTGTATTTTCGACGAATATTCATACAACGGTCGGCCGCCGTTCCGTATTTGACCCGTTTTTAGCGAGTTAGTTAGTTAGAGTATTTCTAAATCTTGAACTCGCCAATATTCAGAACCGCCGTTGGGTAATGGACGACGGATAATAAACGGCGTCTTCTTTTGCTCCAATTCTTTCACTGCGATCAAGTAGCCATCAATTACGGTAGAGTCGATCTTGATGAATGTCGGCGCGCCCTCGTTGATTTGTTTGGCGCGCTGACCTAATATCCGCGTTTTCTCGTATTTTGTCATGATCGGGATTGTCCTGTGTAAATCATCAACGATCACGCCAGCGCTATTTCGGACGACTCGCGCAAGAGTTTGTATTTCATCATAATTGTGCGACAACGATTCCGGATGATACGTGTCGATATAGCTTTCGCGAACACTCGATTTCAGCTTTTGGAAATATTCACTGCTGTCTTTATTGGCATCCTCGTCGTCGTCGTCTTCGTCGTCTTCGTCGTCCTCAAAATGAATACCATGCGGCACCCCCAGTAATGTCATATCATCTTCCAGGTTTTTCTTACCGCTCGCCGACGCCGCGGCACGTTTCTTCTTATTTGTCTTTGATACATCACCACGACGTGCTTCATCGTCGCTACCTCCTGCGGCGTCGGCGTCGGCATCGGCATCGGCCTCGGCCTCGGCGTCGGCGTCGTCGCTATCTCCTGCGGCCGCTGCTCCAGCATCTGCGTCATTGTCACTTTCATCTGAGGTGGCGGCAACGGATGCGGTATCATCGTCGCTCGCGACTGAACTGGCGGCATCATCATCGCCACTTTCTGAACCAGAATCGATCGCGATGTCTTCTTCATTTTCCGAATCATCGGCACCCGGATTGCGTATTTGTGTTTTTTTTGGCAGAGCAGGAATAGCACTTGACATGATGAAGCGTGTATATATATATACATTACACTTTATTATGTTTCAATTTATTGTTTATTGTTTTACGTGTATAAAACAATAAAAAATCACATGGGTGTGCGTGCGTAGGTGCGTGTGTGTGAGCAGCAGCAGCAGCCTCGCTCTATTGTTGCTCCGTATTCCACACCTTATCGCATCTTGCGCACAAATACACATATTTCAAGTTGGTATCATCATATCGCACATAAATAATCTCGTTGTGCGGCTTATTCTTCGCATCGGCCGACCCTTGATTGCTCGAACATTCATCATTCGGGCAACGAATCGTATGAATCCGCGGCAATGTCGGGTCATACTTTGTGTATTTATTCACCACCTGCGAAAAGGATTGCGGCGTGGTTGCGTGTTTCACATTCACTTTGCTGACACAGATATTATCCGCCGCGATTGTATTGTCTATATTTCCGCAATTTCTACAGTAATACTGAAGTTCGTTTTCAGGCGTGATACTGATATAATACATATTGTTACATACAGAGCAGAAATGCATCGTCGTTCTTAAATACAATACTATAATGTATATAGATACATTTAATTTCAATTTAACGTAATTATAATACTTATATAGACAACGACGTGACGACGGCGTCGTAATCTCTCATGATTGTATCATATGATATGTGTGTATGAATCGCGCCATACAACCCGATATTGACGTGTTTCTTTTCTGGGTAAGTTCGGGCTCGCTCTACCAAAATCTCTCGAACTCGCGTTTTATTTTCCAAGAATTTCCGCTTCATGAACTCTTGAAATTCGCCGAGAAGCGTTGATTCAATCGTGATATGTGTCGTGAGATCCTTCATCAACGCCAAGCATGCGAATTTATAATTGTAGTATTCTACGATCATGTGATAGGAATGAAAATCGCTATGGGCCGAACGAATACCTGGTTCATGAAGTAGCGGCTCTTTGTCCAATAATGATTGGAATGTCATCAAAACAGACCGGATATTCTGGCATCCCGACCATTGCTCGCCGCGCCATGTATTTACAATCGATACACATACCTTCTTATTCGTATAAAAATTGGGATGAAAGCGTATATTGTTCGTGTTTGTTAGATAAGACACAACCGGAGGAGAATGCGGATAATTTGTAGGAAACTTAAAGTGGAAGAAATAATACCCGCCGAAATAAAGGGTGTCGGACGGACCCACAATACACGCATACCCCGTAAGCATATCTGTTTCGCTGTGACGATATATAATACTACATTCGTCTAATGTGGGATCGGTCATTACATCCCGTATGTCTTTCAATAGACGCGTGACGGTTTCTTTCGGTATGAATACTTTGGTGGTTTCGTCTGTCATTGTTGCCGCGTGTGTTTTAACCTAACTCCAATATTGTTTTTATGTATTTTTATCAGCAAATTTTGATTCACGATTTTTCGGTTATTCGATTATTCGATTTGTGGCGTCGGGTCCTTTTCAATCGTAACCTTTTTGGCTACTTTGCGTATCACCTTATCTATATTCCCGTCCTTCTCTCCATCAGTGACAATCCTTGACAACCTGAAGTATTTTTCATTCTCTCTGGTGCTGCTATCCATACATCGCGGGTTGGCTTTCGCCCATTCATTCACTAGGACCACATTCTTGTGTTCAACCGCTAGGACCGCATTTTTCATTTTTTCATGTTCTGGGCCATCGCGTTGCCATTCGTTGTTGTCCTTCACATATAAGGTTTCACGCTTGATGTCGCTACAATGAACCGGACGTTTGCATACATCGGTCTTCTGGAGGTTGTCTATGAAGATATTCGACATTCCCTCCACATAGCCAAGCCTACCAACATTTTCCAAGTCGGTCATATTCAACTCGATGGAATTCACGAATTCCTTCATGTTCATCGCGTCCTTACATTTCTCGTTGAGGAACATGTTCATGTTGAATGTATTGTTGATGTTGTGGCTGTTAGTTGTGTTGTTGGTGTTGGTGGTGGAATTATCATCTATTGTATGTGCGCTAATATTATTCGTTGTTAGGGCTTGTGATGATTTACATATTTCATACATTTGTGCTTGTAATTGAGCGTTTGATTTGATTAGTTCAAGCATTAGTTTATTTTGTATATTATGATCAATCATCATATGTGACCGGTCATTCGGCGATATCTTAATGTTTTGTTTCGGATATATATCATTATCGTCACTATCTTCTTCATTTGTTTCGGCTGTTGGTTTATCTTTGTTTTTCAATTCGTGTAATAATTGTAATATGTTATTATACTCATCGCGTGTTATTGGCTGGGATGCGTTATTCGTATGTGTCGATGATGGTGTTATACACGTTTTTCTATGTCGAGATAATCCCGACCGATGTAAATAATGTTTGTTACAATTGGGACAAGTATTCGGTACTAGTAAAACATGGTTAGGACACTGGTCGGTGTCGGCATTATTTGGCTGGGTCATTGTTATCTGGTTCGTTATCATCTGATGCTTACGGGTAGCAATATGTGTCACATAATTACTATATTTAGAGCATTTAAAGTCACACATTTCGCATATAAATTTATCAGCGGTTTCGGCATTTTTTGTAGTGCCGTATGTTATCGGTGGTTTATTTATGATGACGTTTGTTATTTTGGGTTCTATATCGCCGCTGCTTACATCGTCACATGTCTCATCGACGGTTTTCGGCATTTTTTTGTTATCCATGGGATAGAATGTCCTAAAGAATGTCCTATTTTAAGGTCATATTTTAACATGCCAAAATGGACGCAGCCGCCGACCCTCGAAATTATCAGTCACATGTTTTTGATGCTGAAAATACGTTTTGTGAGCATTATGCTCACAACCCCGTTTTTGGGTGTTTTGCATTTCATGTTTTAAAAATGGCGGCGCGCAAAGGGCAAAATGGACATTTCTGGTGGTCAAATAAATGTCCAAAAATAGGGGGTCTAATTCTTTCGTTTATTCTAGCCTTCGGCGGTTTCAAACGAAATATTTTCGGCGGTTTTATACTTGAAACATAATGGCCGGCCCTTGGGGTTTGAAACTTTTAAATAAAGAGTTTTAAACGGAATATTTTCGGCTGAAAAGATAGACTTCGCGCATTCAGGGTTATTCGAGTTGTGGCGCATCTTTTTCAATCGTAACCTTTTTGGCTACTTTGCGTATCACCTTATCTATATTCCCGTCCTTATCTCCATCAGTGACAATCCTTGACAACCTGAAGTATTTATCATTCTCTCGGGTGCTGCTATCCATACATCGCGGGTTGGCCTTCGCCCACTCATTCACTAGGACCACATTCTTGTGTTCCACGGCAAGAATCGCATTTGTCATTTTTTCATGTTTTGGACCATCGCGTTGCCATTCGTTGTTCTCCTTCACGTATAAGGTTTCACGCTTGATGTCGCTACAATGAATCGGACGTTTGCATACATCGGTCTTCTGGAGGTTGTCTATGAAGATATTCGACATTCCCTCCACATAGCCAAGCCTGCCAACATTTTCCAAGTCGGTCATATTCAATTCAATGGAATTCACGAATTCCTTCATGTTCATCGCATCCTTACACTTATCGTTGAGAAACATGTTCATGTTGAATGTATTATTGATGTTGTTGGTAGCGTTATGGTCTCCTGTAACATTTGACGCGATACCTGTCGCAGTCGGATTTGTTGATGTTATCTGCGATGCCTTTAATATTTCCAACATCTGCGACTGTAATTGTGTATTATTTGTCATCAGTGTCTGTAATTGTGCGGAATGAGTTGTCATCAATGTCATCATCATGACCCTCATTTCTCGGTTTTCAGCGACGAGGTCGTGGTTTGTATTATCGTTATTTTTTTCAAGAGTATTATTTGGGTTTTTACGTATAATCTCATTTATAGGCGTTGTATCGTCCAACGTAGTGATAGAGTCTTCATGATTGGTCAGTTTGGGTGTAATACACATTTTCTTATGACGACTCAAACCAGAAAGATGAGCATATCGTTTATTACAGTATTTACAAGTATTTATAGTTTCAGTGGTCGAGGTATCTACTTGTGATGATATAACAGGATGGGTCGTATCTTTTGATAATTCCTCATTTTTTACCATTGTTATATGTTTGCGCGTAGAAAGATGTATATCATAGTTACTTTTGTAACAGCATACAAAATCACAAATTTTACATTCATACCTATGCTCATTTTTTTTACCATTGAATGATAAACTCATTTTTTTTACCTTACCCTAAATATCCTTATAGATAAATGTCCGATTTTAACCTACCAAAATGGACGCGCCCACCAACACTCCAAAAAAAGTCAGTCACAGGTTTTTCACCCCAAAAACGTGTTTTGTGAGCATTATGGTCACAACCCCATTTTTTGATGTTTTGGATTCGTGTTTTAAAAATGGCGGTGCGCAAAGGGCAAAATGGACATTTCTGGTGGACAAATAAATGTCCCAAAATTAGGGGGTCTAAATCCGTCGTTTATTATAGCCTTCGGCGGTTTTAAACGAAATATTTTTGACGGTTTTGTCTATGAAACATAAATGGCATAGGCATATACAAAAAACCAGCTAAAGTATCCGCCGTCGGCTTAAGCCACGTTTGGGAGTCACTCGCGCCGTCGGTGCCTAAAAAGTATCAGTCTCATGTTTTTCGCATAAAATTTAGTAATAAGAGCATTTCAATAATAAATCAGTTTTTAGGGGTTTTCGCATTTAGTGTTTCAAAAGTCGGCAGCGCCAACGGCGTTTTGGACATTTATACAGACAGGATACAATATCCACACAAGTCTCCACGCTCTTACCATACATTGTAATTATATTCATAATGACACACCATGTATCGTAAGGATACAAATACACATATCCAAAAACCAACCGGGCCCGCCGGAGGCCCCGCCAATCGCCATTGTCACACTCCAATCTATAAATATCTAATTTTGAACCGAATATTTTCCAACGGAATCTATTCCGAACATAAATATCTAAGTCTGTGGATTTAAAACTTTTATAATCAAGAGTTTCAAACGGAATATTTTCGCCAGGTTTGTCTATGAAACATAATGGATGAAGTCTATAGATTTGAAACTTTTAGAATCAAGAGTTTTACAAGCGAATATTTTCGGCTGAAAAGATAGACTTCGGGCATTCAGGGTTATTCGATTATTCGATTTGTGGCGCCGGGTCC